GTTGTCCGGGATTAGTACGACCAATAAACCCAATAGGATGTAACGCAACTTCAAGATGTTGACGTTCGCCCTTCTTATCGGTATAAAATGGCATTTCGTTATCTTCCAAGATACGAGTAATAATACCTTTATTACCATACCTACCAACTAGCTTGTCGCCGATTGTCATAGGCTCTTCTGTTCGTACCATTACGCTTATTTTCTTACCGTGCTTTACAACGCGAACAACGGTACCTGGTGGATCCTTTTCCCAACGAACTTCTGCGGGTTTCCACTCTGCACCGAAGGTAGTATTCTTGGTAAGCACTTTAAGTGTTGGATCGTATGCTGCTTTCTTAACTGCTGCGATTAATATGTCGCCGGATTGTATTTTAGATCCGACCTTTGCAACGCCATCATCATCAAGTAGAGTAAGTCCGCTTTGATTAATACGTGCTGATTGTGGTGCCCAAGATTCGAATAGAGTCTTACTAACTACAATAGAATTTTCGTCTAGGTCTTTCATACCACGTGCGTCTAATTTAGTACCAAGCGGAACGGTTGTATCTCTCTCCATAATATACAAGTGATGACTTGTTAGCTTATTTGCTGCGGAACGAGAGATAACAACGCCGTCTTCGTAATTTAGTCCTCGATATGGCATATAACCTACACGAAGATTGGATCCCATCGCATGAGTACCGTTCTTTGTAAAGTTAGAGTCTGCGAGTAGCTGACCCTTCTTAACCATATCGCCTACTGCTACCACAGGCTCGTGGTGCATAATACCGCCTACTGCATTTGTTTGAAAGTTGTTATACATCTCGTGTGATACTTTTGATGTACCACTTTGTACAACGATTTCTGTTTCGCTTACTTTAATTACCTTACCGTCTACCTTTGCTAAAAGGCTTGATATATCTCCGAGAGCCTTTTCGACTGTATCGCCTGATTTCTCAAGTTTAATTTGAACAAGCGGTTCTTCTCGATTTGATAGCGGAATGGCTTGAGTAGCCATCTTCGCACCCATCATATTACGATTACCGTTGTTGTTATTTAAGAACGGAATTGTATTTGTAGCTACGCCGAACATTTGCTTAGAATTAAGCATGATATACTGAACGTCTTTAAGTGCTACTAAATCTACTTTACCGTCTCCACGTCTAACGCTTACTTTTGGTTTAAGCGCATAAGGTTTTCCGTTTTGAAACTTAATGTCATCTGCGAATGCTACAATCGATTTATCTGCGGTTAAAGGATCTACGAGTTCTACTTTACCGGTTTTCATATTGTAAAGAGTACTCGCAATTTGATCGCCCTTCTTTTGTGTACCGATTGTTTGTTGCAAGGCTAAACCTATATTCTCGCCTTCGCCTGTGTCAATCGGATCAAGGAATGATAGGTGAGACGAGTGTACTTGTACGGCGCTTCCAAGCTGCATACCCGGTCCTGTGCTAATACCGCCCATACCAAGTACGGTTGTAGATGTAAAGTCTGATAAGAACGCAATTGGATTTGTTTGATTACCTTCGGAGCTTAACTGTGTTTCGCCACCCTTACGAAAGAAACCTCGAATGTATTGATCAAGTACACCGCTAAGAACATCTGCTGGATTTGTTCTGTCCTTAGTCATACGATTTTTAACCTTCTGTTGTATATCTCGTTTCTTTCTTTGTAAGTAGTCTTCGAGAATGTCTGGTAAATCTAAAAATCGCTTATAACCCAAATTGTTATAAGACGATTCTGGTATCTCTCTTTTAGCGACTTGTACGAGCACTTTACCGGTATCTAGTAATGCATCTGGAGTAAGTGTAGTATGCGCCTTACCTAAAACGTCCATTGTAATACGTGGATCAAGTGTGTGGTTTGCAAGTTCTTGGAATATCAACTGAGCGGCTGTTTTATCGTCTGGAATCTTAACGTCCTTACCGACAATCATTTGCGCCTTAGAAATTAAATTACGTTGCATTCTTGCTGCGTTAGTTTGCGATTTAGCCGACTCGACTAATCCCTTACCCCAAACTTGCGCAATTTGATCGTCTGTTTTTCCAGCACCGTGTAATAAAGTATATAAATCTATTTCTGATGATGATCCAAGTTTTGGTTGTATGTAAATAATACGCTTATCAGGATCAAATCGTAATGGTATTTGCCCACGTCTATCGTTTGCTGCGATTGCTTGTATTTCACCATTATCCGCTATTTTTGTATACACACCTGATAAACGTCTGAATTGGGATGGAATAGAATATTCTCGTCCTTGTACTAAGTAAGACAAACGAGATGTAAGAACGGGTATGTGTCCTATTTGTGTATTCGATTGAGTCGCAATTACCTTACCTGTCGCTTTATCAATAAGCGTCAACTTAGCCGTAATCTTTTCTTCTAAGCTACCGCCCTTGTCTCGTAAGTCTCTTTGCTTGGCAAAGTCTGTTGGGCCTACGCTACTCTGCGAAAAACTAATCGATTCAATCTTTAGTATTCTATGCGAGCTTTCTAGGTTATTAAGTAAATCGGTAATAATCTGTACTACCTTCATTCGCAACTCATTTTGCGTTTTATTAAAATCGAACTTCTCTAACATACAGTCCCCTTTCGGCTGATAGCAAGTCTACCACAAATTGCGTGATAAGAATATAGAAGAGAAACAACTAACTCAAACCAACCTTACTTTTCTCTTCGGTAAGGTTACTTGATGTGTAGGAGGATATGCCATGCGGTATATATACACAAACGACCCCGACTACGACTATGGGGAAGGATGGAAGAAATTCGGCGACCGGTGGTTCTAAAACCCCAATAGCCGAATTTCTTCCATCCTTCTCCGTAAGGTTTTTTTAGCTTAAATTCTATGGGGTGCGCAATTTTAAAAATAAAGTGTGATAAATACATAGCGACAGACGAAAGGATTTAACATGGACAGTCGTCAAAAAAAACTATTCTTATGGTCAGCAATACTCGGATTCGTAGGTTGGCTGACTTGGGAATTAAATAGCGAAGCTAAGAAAGCGGAGATTCAAAGCAATGAAGCGGACAGACGCAAAGCACTTCAACGTAAACACAGAAGTTAACACAGGTGAGCAAAAGCCAAACGAGTATTGTAGTGTACACCCACAAAAGTTTTGTAGCGTAATTAAATGTAGCGATTGCAAGCACTTATACGAATACGTAGATGACGCGAAATGGTTATGTATTGCATGTGTTGATCATAATCGAGATGAGTATGAGATACTGCCGTTTCATTCAAGCGGTAATTGTGATGCGTGTAAAAGACAATCAGTAGCAAGAGCACTCGTTGAAAGGAAACAACATGAGTCCTAAAAAGCCAAACGATTCAGAAGACGAAGAATTAGTAGTATTTGCAACATACTGCGAATCCTGTATGGATGGAATAGAAGCCGGAGAAGATGTTTACTCCGTTGAACTCGGAAAAACTATCATCCACAAGCCCGGCGGACACGCCATATTCGACTGCACGGAAGGTAATATGTACATACACGATTTCTGTTTCGAGCTATTGCTTAAGAACAGAAAGATCGAAATACAAAAAGAGCCTCTTCGGTGCTCGATTTGCCTCGAATCTATTGCGCCAAACAGCTCGATACCTTATTGCCTTCGGTTAATAAGCGGTGATGTTGAAGGAAACGCTGAAGAACTTGACATAAGATTTACCGAAGACACTACAAAGTATGATTACTACTTGTGTCCAATCTGTGCTAATGACGGTTTCGTTGAGTCAGATATAATCGACACTTGGGTAATGAAAATAGACGAAGAAATATCTAACAAAAAATAAGCGTAAGGATACTTACGCTTGGAGATTTAATCATGACAACATGTATTTGCTGTAACGACGGATTCGACGAAGGTAAGCCAGTATATCGCATTCAAATTGGACGTACAATTAGGCATGCACGCGGTGGCCACTTAGTATTTGATATACTCAGCTCGTCCTTCTATATGCATAGCGCTTGTATCACTCCGGTGATACACAACCTAAAGTATCGCTTCCAAAAGGAGCCTAATAAATGCGGTAGGTGTGGACTTGATTTCCTAGACGATGGAAAGGACTTGATTGTTCGTACGACAAGGGGAGAATTTGTGTATGACAAAAAGGCACTTCACTTCGAAGAGGTTGAAAACACATCGCTAATACCTGATTTGTATTTCTGCCCTGACTGTGCGTATGAGGATTTCGGTGCTGATACGGAATTTAGGAATGAATACGAATTATGCTTGGACTTTATAATTAAACAATCAAGCGCTATTGGCTGATCAAGCGAGCATCTCGTCTTGGCGGACGCATCTGAGGCATAGGCATTTGTGCCGGATTTACAGGATTGGTCTGAGCACCAGATCTCGAATCAAGCATGTTTAAAACCATTTGATGCAACTGTGGATTTGAAACGGACATAGTATTTAATACTTCGTTTTGTCTATCTGAAGGTAAACCGCGTATATATGCGGCTGCTCTCTTTGCGACATACGAGATATCCATCTGTGCACCGTTTTTATTAGCCCCAGTTCTCTCTACGCCAAACCAAGGTGGAATACCGGTTTGAGGTGTAGAACTTCCGTTTCTAGAGTACGCTGTCGCTCCTTGTGGGAAACCAGGCGCTACTTGATCACCTGTCATTGCGCCGTCTGGTAATGCACCGTTGGACGCAAGTGACCCGGTAATCTGTGGCGCTTGTTTAGCTTGCTCTTTCGCTGTCTGCTCTTGCTGCATTTGTTCTTGTAATTGCGCTTGTAGCTTTTGAACTTCGAATTGACCTTGTACTTGAGAACGTTGTGATTCTGCTTGGTACTTAGCGTTAACAGCCATAACATCGCCTTGAATATGCGCTTGTTGTATCTGCATTCTTCGTTGTAATTCAAGCATCTCGCCACGCTCTTCGTCCATCTTTCTACGTTCAAGAGCCGGATCAAATCCGAGATCTTCAAGTAAAGTACGATCTGCAAGCTTTTGACCTTGTACGAGTTGGAAGTAGAGCATGGTACGTTGTAAATCATCCGCCATCTTAAACGGTCTAAAGTCACCGTCAATGGTTGGGTAATTCATATAAGACGCAACTCTATTTAGAATGAAATCGAATACAAGCTCTCTCTGATCGTCGATATACGATAAGAACTTATTATGAAGTTGGAACATAGTAAGATTTGTACCGCTGTACTGAACGCCCCCAAATACAAACTCTGGTGGTACGCCCATACCCGCAATAATATGTTCCATCCAAACGCGATACTCTTGGTGAAGAATAAGCGCTCTACCCTCACCGCCGATTTGTTGTACGCCGAGAGGTAATGGCATGATTGGAATACGATTAGGATCGATCTTCCATTGCGATATTTGTTTCTCCACCTCGTTCTTCCATTCCATCAAATTAAGCATAGAATAAGGATCAGCGTTAGGACTGTTAGAACTAGGAAAGATAATACGCATTGGCACAATATGTTCTTGCGCAATTGATTCTTGTGATCTACGTAGAATACCGAGGTAATGTAAATCTTTAAGAACGGGAAGAACAAGCGGTGTTCCGTAGCCCATACTCTTTTGAGCGAGTGTTGGTCTACGAAAGTGGTACAAGTTGTCTTGACTTAGTACTAAGCGTCTTGCCCTTTGTACCGACTTTACAAATACATCGGGCATATCTTCTAAGTATCTTCGTTTGCCCATACGTATTTCATTGGATGTCTCTTGCGGAATATCGTAGAAATATTCACTTATGCCTGTAAAATCATCGTACTTTACGTCAACTCTTTCGGGATCCCATCTAACTAAACGTATACCTTTTAGCGATTTAATGCTTTGATCCTTTACGTCACAGAATCCGTGATGTCCGCATTTAGCGCATTCGAGTTGGTACTGCATAGATACCCAACGGTACTTAGTAGTCTTCACGTCTTTAATATCGTGATGATGTTTACAATTACGGCATATTAAGAATTTACGAAATGGGAATATAATACTTACGTAGCAATTTCCATAAGTATAATAATCTAGTCCGACTTCAATACGAAATGATTTAAGGTTTAATATCTTTGTAATCTCTTCGTATTTAGTACGTAATGCTTGATTCTCCGTTTTAAATACAATCGGAGTAATTGGGTACTCGGCCATTTTAGAAACAGACGAGTTTACAGCTGGGTTTGTTAAGAAGTAGTACCTACACCAATGAAACATGTTCTTGTACGATGTAGGTAGGTACGCTTGCCCCTGATCAAAGAATGGGTGTGGGTATTTAGGTGCGGTTGTTGCACGACCTTCTGCTCCCGCAGCGGCGTGCATAATCGTACCCCTACCTCCATAGCCTGGTGGTCTACTCATTTATTAGAACGCTCCTGCTGTTGGTTTTTGTCGTTTTGAATCCATGTAGCGTTGATTTGTCGCATCTCCTGACGCTACCCCTCTTGACTTAGATACTCCGGCATCGACTAGTTTACCCGCTTTACCGCCTAAGTATTCACCGGCAACCATACCGCCATAACCTGCGAGCATTGGTATAGCCATACCGCCCACACCTGTCAAACGCTTTGTTACTGCCATAGGAATAGTACCAGCTAAGCTACCAGCTAAACCGCCCGCAACAACGCCAACGCGTTCAGTACGACTTCTACCTTGACCGGTTGGATCTTCGGCTTGAGGTGCTTGTGCGAGTGATGGAATTAACATAGCAGCGGTACCAAGTCTGGCACCAAGCGGAATATGTCTCATCTTAGTACCAGCACCGCCGGCAAGGCCTTCGCCACCTTGCGCACCCATTTCCTTCCAACCTTCTTTCATCCACGTCATAGGATTAGCATGCGACCATTTAGCTTGACTGCCAAGCGCTTTTACATTCTGTCCGAAAGTTAGCTTATCTACGTTTGTATTATTTGGTGTCAGCTTAGCGAGATCTGCACCGCTTATAGGTTTTCCGGTATTCTTTTGGTAAGCCTTGATTGCGTTTTGAACTTCTTCTTGAGTACCCGTTTGAATTGCTTTGCCGATAGCGTCTAAACTCTCAGCGGTTTTATACATTCTTGAAACCCGCATGTTTGATCTCCTGTAGCTGTTCGTTCATTTGAAAGCGCATCTCTTTTCTATAATAGTTATACTGAAGCAACTTTGCTATTTGTATTTCTAACGGAGATATGCCAAGTAAAATCTTATCTTCCGATAATTGTTTGTAAGCATCGAATTTATTTGCAAGCTCAAAATAATCGTATTCCATAAACTTAGTAATGTTTGTACCTCGATTTTCTAAACCTTTTTGTGGCGCATCGATTAGTACACCTTGTTCGTACCTACCAACACAGAAATCACATCTACCGTCCGATAGATCGTCTACGTCAGTGTTTCCGCAGTCATTACACTTATACATAGGCCTACAAAGGTACTGCATACAAAAGGTAAGCGGATCTGGTAAGAAGTTTAACTCCGCATTCTTACCACAAGACGCAATATACTTCTTTACCTCGTCTCCAAACTTTTGTTGCTGAAGTAATCGAAGAATATCCATGCCAGCCATTAGGTGCGAAATCTTACAAGGTGTACTCTTAGTAAAGTTTACAATTACGCCATTTAAACCGTTGATTGTGCTTTCGAAGGATAGCCAATCAGTCCAAGGTAATACCGTAGCAACACCAGTTCTATACGCATGTAATTTTTGTGCATTCGTTTCGGATACCGGTTGATAGCCGAGTTCGGCAATTCCTTGGTAAACGGTTTTAGGCTCCCATTCGAGCCAATTTATACCGAATAGATTGTCGCATGCAATACCTAAGCAATACGCATGAGTAGTTTCGTTGCTAAAAAAGTCTTTTCTAAGCATTATGTCCTACGCATTCTATCTTGTTTATCCTTGATGCCGTGTAATACGCTTGCTGCAATACGATTCATAGGATCGCCTTGTACGCCACCACCTTCCATAACGCCTGTCATAGATGAAGGACCGCCGGAGTAATGACGTGTATGTAATCTTCTAAGTTGTTGTTCTGGAGATTCGTCAAGTTGTTCGCTTGTAAGCGCGCCATCGTAATCATATAAACTTCTACCGGAGTTATTGAGATTGTCAATTACGTTATCATTCACAAGTCTTGCGATCATTTGTTTATGTGGATCGGGTAAAGACATAAATATTTCCCAAGGATTGCGAATAATTTCAATCGCTAAGTCGGGTGTAAATGTTTCTTGTAATATAGATTTACTCTTAGGAGATCTAACCCATACTTCGAATTTATCTTGGCGTAATGAGTCGGTTGGGCCACGCCATACTTCGTCTCTAAGTGTTTCTGCGGTTTTTACAAATACAGTTTGATACGGATCAGGCATACGGTGGTAATGACGTTCGAGTTGGTTTTGTTTATCAAATTCTTCGAGTAATAAAACAATCTCATGCGGATCCACAACTGACGCAATCTTTTGAATACCGTTTAATGCATCTGACGCATATCCGCCAGTTAAATAATTTCGCATGTGAATACCAACGGTAATATCTTCTCTTGGTACGCCTGTGTATTCCTCAACACGATCTGTAACTTCAACACCGTGAAACTCCGCTGCCTTAACTAAGCCTTGTGCAAAATTAACTCGATCGGACACGGTAAAGTCGTTGTAGTATTCGTCAAAGTAGTCCGAAGCATGCTTAACTTGTTGCGGAGTATCTACGGGGTATCGGTTTAAAATCTTCATAATAAGCTCCTTGTAATACGTAACTTATACAATAAGTAGGATCAATTTAATAGTCAATTATCTGTGATAATAGCATACAGACAAACAAAGGAGGTAGCCAATAAATGAGCTATTACACTAAATCATCCGACAAGCCAGATTGCTTTGCGAATGACTCTGAGTTTAATGAAAGTAGTTCTGCGTGTTCCGGATGCGGATTTAGACACGAATGCAGTAAAGCCATAGACGAGAAAGCGAGAAATAACGTGAGCTATTATACAAGACCAAGAGCAGCATCGCCAACAACGCCGGCTAGTAACTACGTATCAACAGGAGTACCCGTAAGACCTGCAACAACCGCTGCAGTACCAGTGGCAGCACAGCGTGGAGGTGTCATACGCGCAGCAGACGTTGACTTTAATTTCAACAAACCTATATTTGGACAGTTTACAACGTATCTTGTTCATGATATAGCACAAGTGACTACAGAGCGTATACATTCGCTCATCGTAGCGTCAAGAGAAAACTATCGACATAAGGTAATGTCCGATGAAGAGTAAAAAGATGCAAGAACTCGCAGAGTTCATTAAGACTAAGCGAATACGCTTAAAGTTCCAAACACTAGTTGACGTAGCAGCCTTTGCTAAAACACGTGGTATCAATATCACGTCCGAGAGCTTTCGATTATTTGAAGTAGGAGAACGTATTCCAAATAAGCAAAGCAGAGCTTACTTAGCTACAATATACAGCTTATCCGACGCAGAACAGTTCGAGTTAGAGCGTTTATGTGCCAGAGCACTCGTTGATAACGAAGGTTATGACGAAAAGCTAATCGTAATTGACTCATCTAAACTTACTAGCTTAATCAATTCGCTTGAAGATGAATCGTTTAAGAGTTTAGCCGATCTAAAGAAGAAACTTCGAGACGTAATTAAATGACTGAGTTTAAAGACGGAGTATCGTACTTATCAAACTACCTATACTTACCAAAGGAAAAGGTAAACTTTAAAGTACTTAAGTACTCGCTTATGGTCGGAGACTTACCGTCAGACGCAGAATTGGTAGGCAATCACGTTAAAGTTCCGCTTCATTTCATGGATCCCATAGAACCATTTGAGGATATTCGTCCTACTTGGGAAAAGCTACCGATTGTATCTAAGACTAAATTACGTCCACAACAGCAAGACGCTCTTTTGTCTATGGTTAGTCATGGTCACGGTATTTTAAACTTAGGTTGTGGTCATGGTAAGACAGTTGTTGCGCTTAACTACATTGCACTCGAACAGGAGAAAGCAATCGTAATTGTTAATCGAGTTAATCTAATCTCGCAGTGGATTGATGAGATTAAAACGCACTTAGATATACCAGAAAGTAAGATCGGTATCGTACAAGGTAAAAAGTGGGAATACGAAGATAAGTTTATTGTGCTCGCATCAATAAACACACTTAGTAGTAAAGCGGATACGCTACCACAAGACTTTGCTAAATCATTTGGCGTAATTGTATTCGATGAGTGTCATCACCTATCCGCACCAATGTTTCACAAAGTATGTCCAATGTTCTACGGTAAAAGACACGGATTATCTGCTACACCTAAGAGAGAAGATGGATACGAGAGAGCTTTCGAGTATCATATAGGGCCTGTACACTTTAGCAATACGTCTCAAGAGTTAATACCAAGTATTTATTTTATTGACACAGGACTGACGGAAGATGACGTAACGGATGATGCTAAGGATAGATCAGGCGAAATACATCACAGAAAGTTATGCGCATGGCTTGGTACGCTAACGAATAGAAACAATCTTATTCAAAAAGAAATAGATCGTTATGTAAGCAATGGTCATAAGGTATTATGCCTTACGCATAGTGTGGAACATGTAAAGCATATGAGCACTTTATACCCAGAAAGCGGTATTGCCTGCGGTGATGTAGATGCGGAACTTCGGCGTGATAATATTGCGAATAATCCGGTTAGCTTTGCTACGTTAGATGTTGCTGCAGAAGCGCTTAACGTACCAGAGCTATCGTGTTTAATCATCATGACACCGTTTGGTGCAAAGACACACGGTAATATACTTCAACAAGCACTTGGAAGAATCCAACGTAAACACCAACACAAGTTAAACCCTATCGCAATCTTTATCTCGGATACGAGTATTCATATGTGTGGCGCTCTTATGCGTCAGTGTAAGAAAAGATTAGCGGAATGGGGATACGAGTATAATGACAGAAAGTAGGAAATATGTCAGAAGAACAAAACAAAAGAACACTAAAGGACATCGTAGCCGATATCGAGGAATTACTTGACGAAACTTGGCGTCAAGCTGATTACTTGTGTTCCGCCTGTCAAGAATTTGACGAGTCCTCTGAAGCGGTAACTACCTTGTATATGACTGCAAGCACAATCAAGTACGATATATACACACTAAGCGCAAAGCTACGAATGTACTGCGAAGACAATAACGTAGAAAACTTGGATATGTTTAAAGACGAATCTGAGGGCGAAGAATGATTTCTCTTCCTGAGTACAATCATTGCGTACAATGCGATCTTTGTAAGACAAGGAAAAACGTTTTAATTGGTAACGGACCCGTTAGACCTAAAGTCCTAATTATTCGCGAAATGCCAACACAGCTTGAAGATAAACACGGAACATTTATGACAGACGACATGAATTTTGTCGTTAGAATATTTGAAGATGTTGTGTTATCTAAGCGCGGTAGGTTTACTCGTCAAGAGGCAAGGCAAGTTTTTATGGAAGAAGCGTTTGTTACATCGGCAGTCAGTTGTCGCGGTATTATTACCGCTGGTGCGAATGCTGGAAATAACCGTGATCCTAAAACACTAGAAATTAAAGCGTGTAGAGATCGTTTGTATCAAGTCATTTATCAAGTTGATCCACTTGTGATCTTAATACTTGGTCATGCGGGAGCAGTATCGCTTTGTAAGCGTACAAGTAAATTACCACAAAAAGTAGGAACAGCGGATACGCTATTCTCAGTCGAAGTACCTGGAGTACTTACGGCTGTACGTTACCCAACAATCTATACACATGCTAGCGATTACGCAGAGAGAATTGGCGATTATGATGACTCAAACGGTGTCATTTCGCAGATTTGTCAAGCGTTTGAAACAGCGTGGGGTATAGCAGATTCACTATTAAGCGAGAAGGTTTAAATGAGCATTATCGAAGATTTATATAAGGAAGTTGAAAAGCTTGAAGAACTCGTTGAGCATGGCGGAATACTTCGTGAGTTTCTTCCTGAGGAATATTGGGACGCTAGCTTGCAACGTTTTGCAGACATTAAGGCATCGCTAGTAGATAAGCGAGATCAGTTGCAAGCAGAAATTGAGCGAGAGAAAACTCGCTTTAGGCAGGAAGCGCAATCCTTGTTTCAAGAGAAGCTTGCAAATCGAGAAGACATGCCAAGATCGTACAGCACTGTGCCTCAGTTTTACGCAATTCCACGTCTATCTCGCGAGGTGCCTTACTCTGTTACCGAAATCCATTCTATCTTTCAAGAGTCCGGACTTAATCCGCCTCCAGTAAAGATTACGATCGATACGGCTAAGCTAGACAAAGAGCAGAAAAAGGTTTGGAAAACTTTGGAACGAGTTGTGGGCGTGAGTTGTATTGTCAAGGAGTCAAATACAACCGAAAGCGAAGATTGAAATTACGCAGAGTAACTTGGGATAACATCATGAAAGGCGAATACGCCCGATAGTGGAGATTTTTATGTCCGACAAAAAGGTAAATACTATTCGTGCGATTGCAAACATAACAGTCGAAACACCTAAACAAAAGACCGTATATCAAAAGAACATCGATATACCTTGGGAGATTATCATGGACGAAATTATTGGAAATGCACTTGCGAAGATTTCTATGACTATGGAAAACAGCGAGAAGAATTATGGAAACGGCGTATCCGTCGCAATCACTGTAACTCTTACCGTAAATCAAGACGAGGCGTCTGTGAAGAAAGCCTTCGAAACACTACAAATCGTAGTGCCCGAAGAATTACGTATATCAATGGAAGCTGCAAAGAGTTTGCGATGAAGAACTTCTACGAATTGCATGGTGCAAAGCTTGCAGTCGTTGGTATAAAATTTTTCAACGATATGTTGGTAATTGATTGCGTTCTTACTATTAAGGACATTCGCACAAACCTTAGTTTTGATTTACCACTCGTTGGTGAGAAAACAAAACACATTAAATCTTATCGAGATTTACTCGAAAAGACGATCCTAGAATACTTGAGCGAAAGGCCTCAGTCATGAGTAGGGAACTTGAGCGTAGATTGATCGGTCGTATCTTACAAGATGGATCAGCAAGACACGCACAAACACTAGGAGTCGGATCCGACTACTTTACAGACGTAAAGAGCGCTTTAGCTTGGAGAACAATTATCGACCATTCGGCTAAACCCGGAAGTATTGGTAATGTGCCTTCGGCTAGAAAATTGATCAAGAAGGTACCCGGACTTGAGATACCTGAGGTAGTCGAAGAGTCGGTTGACGAGATTGTGTCCGAATTAAAGGACGAATATCTTAGCAGAACACTTCGCACAACTATCATCGACTTGGATGAGCTTTTACGTTCTTATGGACCAGAAGCTGCGCTTGAACATCTCAATGCAATTACTCGTACTCTTAACAAGGGAACAATGCCTGACTCATCGAGACTTGATTTAGCAGACGCTATTCCTCGATTTAGAGAACACTACGAAACAATTAATCGTGGTGGCGGTTTGCTAGGTATGCCTTATCCTTGGGATCCGCTAAACGAGGGTACCGGTGGTATGTCGGGCGGTACCTTTTCAATGATCTACGGCCCATCAAAGGGCGGTAAAACGTGGATGGGATTAGAAGTTGGTGCGATATGTCCTTTTGAACGTGGTAATGCTCGTTGTTTAGTAGTATCCAACGAAATGCCTGTAGATCAAATATATAGACGTATATTAGCTAGACTGTGCCGAATGGACTACGGATCCGTAGTTAGAGCCACGCTTGACGAAGAGCAACGTGGTAGAATGTTCGAAGAGCTTAACAGCTTACAATACGAACAGATGGAAGCTGCAAAGAGTACAATTGAGTCATCAAACTATCGCAACATTCGGTGTGTAAAGCCTTCCGCTAGATTTGGTGGAGGCGTAAACGCCATTCGTGCCGAGATAGATGCATTTCAACCCGATATATTGTTTATTGACGGTGTGTACCTTATGTCAGACGATCGTACTAAATCTCGCGATGTAAGTTGGAAAACAATTACAAATATTACGCAAGACGTAAAAGGACTTGCGTCTGAGTATAATATACCTGTAATCGGTACAACTCAATCAAACCGCGAAGGTGCAAAGCGTAAGGCTGGCGAAGATATGGGATCTTATAACGATGTGGGTTTCGGCTTGTCTGCTATTCAAGACGCTGATGCTGTTATTCGTGTGCAAAAGATACCAACACGTGAAGGCGAAAAGATTTTAATTACGCTACCTGCTATGCGTGAGTCAAAGATCGAAAGCTTTACTGTGAACTTTGTACCCGTTGTAGACTTTTCGCTACATCAAGTAAACCTTACGCAAGATCAAGTAGAACATCTTCAATCGCTTGATGCTCCCCAAAAGAGCGATAAACGAGAAGATCAACCACGTAAATTTAGAACTCGTGAGCCGGAAGGTGAGTTGTGGACATCAGAGAACTGATAGCGGAGTATTTCGGTGAAGTAAAGCCGAGTACAAATAATAACGTATTCATTAAATGCCCATCGCCTGATCATCAAGATAAATCGCCTTCATGTCATCTTAACCTTGATAAGAAGGTATTTATTTGTTTTTCATGTGGCGCTAAAGGTACGCTTGAAACTGCTCTTAAATGGAAACGCGCTCCCCAAGAGATCGTTGCCTTGATTGCAGAGTCAAAGCGTGACATGTATACAAAAACACCTAAGCAACAAGAACAAATACTTGATGAGAGTGTTTTGTATGCGTGGGATTATGAGCCTACACCATGGATCGAAGGTGGACTTGATCCAGACGTGTTACAAGACCACGAAATAGGATTTGACACCTTTAATCAGTGTGTCACAATACCTATTCGAAATGAGAACGGAGAACTCGTTGCGGTATATGGTAGATCGATTGGTAACTCAACTGGTCCAAGATACCGTGTTTATAAGCGAGAGCTTATGGACTATTGCCCAGCGGGATACAATCCTCGTTCTCACGACTACTTATGGCGTTACCACCGCGTCCCTAAGTCGGTTGAAAGATTAATTGTCGTTGAGGGGTTTAAGGCGTGTTTAAAACTAGTCGAGCTAGGTGAACTTGGTACGGTAGCACTCCTCGGAAAAATGATCTCGGACGCTCAGAGAGACATGATTGTATCGGACGGACGTCCTGTATATCTCATGTTAGACAACGATGAGGCGGGTCGAAAAGGTCAAGAGAATATTGCGATAATACTAAGTAAACATGGCACGGATACGTGGCTAGTTGATTATTCAACACGTCAACCTGACGAACTTACGAAAGACGAGCTAGAAAGCTCACTAAAGTCAGCATTACCACTACTACAGTGGAGAAGAAAGCGAGATCACCATGAGTCAATGGTTTAGAACATCTCAAGCGTTAAACGAAACTGCCAAGAAGCCAGAAAGCGATGGCATTGGTTACAACGGTAGTTATCTCAAGCAGATTAAACTCGAAGAGGCGGCTACGCCACTTTTATTCGTAGAAGGTGCATATCCTTCCTATGCGGATCCAAGCATCAAGTTACCTTACTTCGAATGGCCACGCCATACATTCAAGGACACAGTGAACGGTAAGCCATTTATTCGTTCGTTCTTATGCGCAAAAGGTAAGGATCGATCCATTCATTGCCCAAGCTGTGAGTTGCAATACGATAAGGAAGACAAGCGCTTTTCAACAAGACGCATGCGCTATTTCACCGTGATTGCTCTCGATTGGTTCTATCTACACACCAACGACTATAATGACGAAATCTATCGTCAGCCTGAAACACCATCTCAGCGAAGACAATGGGATGAACAAGGCGTCAAGCGTGTGTTTGGTAGAGTTGGGTATCTCGAACTTGGTCCAGGTCACGCAGGTCAATTGATCGATCTAGCAAAACAAATCGGTCAAACCTGTGCGATGTGTATCGAAAAGGATAAACGCGCAGCTAAGCTTACGCCAAGCAAGTATGTATGCGAAGCATGTAATCGCACAATCGAAGATATGGAAACAACCGACAAGACTAAGAAAGAGCTTGAACAGCTTGCAGGCGAAGTTTACGCATGTAAATGCGGTCATAGAGGTTTACTACACATCGAATACGAATGTGAAAGATGTCAAGATCCACGTCCAGCCGAGATTTTCGATGTGGTTATTCCACTTGCAAAGCGCGGTAAGGATACAGATACCTCAATCGTTGTGCCTCACGGAGCCGATATTACATTTATCGACCATGTACAAATTCCATTCGAAGGTGGTCAAGTACCACTGTTTGACGGAACACAGTTCCACGAATCCATCTCATCCTTGTATACTCCGCTAAATTTCCACGAATTGTTCAAGGTAGAACGAAACCCAGCGTTCCACCAAAAGATGATTGGTTTAGCAAACACAAGAACAACAATCGCACCTCCACCTAGGAGATAACTAAATGCAATTCGTTTCCCTTCCCCCTCCCATTATAGTCACGGATCCGTGTGAGTTCGATCAGCTAATGAACGAACTTGCGTCTAGGGAATGTGGTTGGCGGACACGACTCGCACTTGATACGGAAACAACCGGCTTATCGATCAGTAATGACATTCCGTTATTCTGGTCAATGTCTGATGGACAAGAACGCTGGTTGTTTTCTTTAGAGTTGATTATGTCGCCATCCTTCCACAACTTGTATACGGATTCGGATCGAGTGTGGGTAATGCATAACGCTAAATACGATATGCATATGTTAGCTAACGTCGCAGTACCTGAAATGCGCGGTAGAGTAGCGGATACGCTAGTTATGGGGTTTATGATTGACGAGAATAGAAAAATTCGTGGTGAGCTTGACTTAAAATCTCAAGCACGTGACTTTCTAGGAATACCGATGAAACCATTTAGCGAAGTATTTAATGTACGTAGTGAAAGCGAAGTTATTCATCGTCTAATCAATGCCCCTCTCGATCTAGTTGCTCGCTACGCTACACTTGACGCTTATGCCACTTGGCACTTAAGCGAGGTGCATGCGGAAGAGATGAAAAAGCTAGATACGTCCGAATACGGAGTAACTGAGAATCTGTTTGGGTACTTTACGAAGATTGAAATGCCGTTTACTAAATGTTTGTGGCGAATGGAACGTAGGGGATTTTGTATCAATACACAGCATCTACTTGATATGAAAGGTCCTATGGAAGTACGTATGCGAGAGCTAGATCGAAAGATTAAGCAAATCGCAGGGTATCCAATCAATATTCGATCCGTAAAGCAGTTACAACACTTCTTCTTCGGCCCTCAAAGTGAAGGCGGTATGGGACTTGAGCCCGTGGCATACACTGATAGCTCTAAGCCTTCTACCGACATTGAAACACTAGAAATACTTGCAAAGCGTGGTATTGAAGCTGCCGTACTTCTCGCAGAGTATCGTAAGCTAGATAAACTCGTTGGTACTTATCTCGAAGGTTTACAAGAGCATATTGGCGAAGATAGCAGAATACATTGTACGCTCCAACAGACAGGTACTGTTACAGGACGACTATCATCGCAAAATCCTAACCTACAAAACATACCTCGTAAGGGGGATGCGGGTAAGGAAATTCGTAAGGCGTTTATGTGTAGCGAAGGTTATGCGCTTGGCGTATGGGACTACGGTCAAATTGAAATGCGTGTTATGGCTCACATGAGTCGTGATAAGCATATGTGCGGTGCAATATCTGACGGACTTGATTTGCACTGTTTTACGGCATCAAAGATGCAAGGTGTTAGCTACGAAGAGGCTATGGGCGCAAAGATATTATCCGATGTCGGAGAAATAGAAGGCGCAGCTACGAAACTCGCAAAGAAAGTCAACATTGACAAAGAACATGCGCTAGCTATTGTCGAAGATCTTAATGTAGATAGAAAACGTATGCAAAGCTTACTCGATGCACGTGATGCGTCAAAAGCGATTGGTTTTGGTATTATGTACGGTCAAGGCCCTAAAGCCTTATCGGAAACTCTCGGTATCACAATCTCGGAAGCGAAGAAAAAGATTAGCGAGTGGTTTAATACATTTCCAAACGTACGTAAGTATATTGACAAGGTACAATACGATTTAGTTGCGGATCCGCAGCACTGCGTAAGAACGCTTACCGGTAGGTACAGACGCTTGACTCAAATCACGTCTAGTAATCAAGGTATTCGTGCTAAGGCAGAACGTGACTCAATTAATGCGCCTATTCAAGGTAGCGCGGCAGATATAACAAAGATGGCCATGCTTGCGATAGATCGTGATCCACTTCTAGGCGGAGATTGTTTAGAAGGCGGGGAACTTGGGGTTAGAATGCTTCTCCAAGTACACGACGAATTAATCGTAGAAGCGCCTAACAACGAGGAGATACTATGCAAGATCAATCAGCTTGTAATGAAGAAAATGGAAAATCCGGGATTGGACCTATTAGTTCCGCTAACAGCGGAAGGCGGGTTCGCACCGAATTGGGCGGAGGCGAAATAATGCATTTTGCACTCAAGAGCTTATTACGCGACGGCAAACTTGTCATTCCTGGCGTTGGTACTTTATTTGTTTTAAGGAGCGGTTTGGGGTATAGTAGAGGTAAGACGACAGTAAATTTCGTCCCCTCTGACGAACTATGCAACGCTTTAAAAGCAGATGGCGGTAGCAATTATGATGGAAAAGAACGCAGTATTAGGCTTTCCTCACGACAAGATGGAAAAGAGAGCATCTAACGGATGTCCATTGTGCGGATCCGCACTCGATATAGCTGGTAGCTTACCACGATGTCCTATTCATGGCACAGCACCATTCGAATCACTAACTAAGATTGCAAACGGAAAACAAGATCCGTTTCGAGTAAAGAGATAACATGTCTTCGATTAGATCAGTACTTAACGTCCTCGATCTCGACATTCTATTTGACGAGCTAGACAAGAAGAAAAACGAGAAGGTATCCGCGAGGGATATCGACGGTAAATTCCACCCATCCTCACTTGGCGATTGTGGAAGAAAATTGTATTACGCGTTTAATAAGACGCCACCTAAGCACAATATTTCGCCAAGGCTACGTAGAACATTTGACCACGGACACGTGGTACACGATTGGGTACAATCTAAATTACGTAATGTGTTTGATACACCTGATATGCCATTTACGCTAGAAATCGAAAAGAGTATCAATGATACTGTTTTTGCACACGATCATAACCTAGCAGGTAGTGCGGATGCGCTCATTACCGCTACGCGTGATATCAATGACGATATCAAGCAAGGTGATTGTATTGTCTACGAGTTAAAGACTGCGTCATCTGCAACTTGGAATTCACTGCGCAGTCCAATTGCTAAGCATGAAATTCAAGCGAATTGTTATGCAGCTTGCTTTAACGCTAAGTGGATATTGTTTGATTATTTCAATAAGGACAAGGACGTGCATAAACGCTTTCTCGTAGAAGCAGACGCAAAGAGACAAGATGAAATTTCCAACATGCTATTCGATGCTATGTTTACTTGTTCTAAGGGCGAAGAGATTGCACGTGAGCCTAATTCATGGTCATGCGAGTCATGTCAGTATTATTATATATGTAAGCCAGAGGTAGAAGGTGACTAACGTTAAGAAGATTAACGATACCTACTTATCCGTACCTGAAGAGGTTAAACTCGAATTAGCAAAGATGGGCATACAACTCGATATGTCAGAAGAAGATAAACCGCATTTTCGCGGTGATAAGTATTGCGGTGTTCCGCCTAAAAACCTAGACGAACTTGATACGTCAGAATTAGCCGAACTAATGTCTGCTCATATCAGTTGGACTCGGTATATAAACGGTGCATTAAGCGATGCTGTTGTCCAATTAAGATGTAGAGAGGACGCACTTAGCGCAATCAAGCAATCGATTATCAAATCGAAGGGAAAAGATTGCGTAGAGTTTGATGATGACTATTTGATTGCTAATTATAATGTGTTATGGTGGTCAGCCATGAAATCGTACTTAGAATCGGCAGAGACAATGTGTGCGCAAAACTACAAAGTCATCTCTCGTATTGTTACATTACGTGGTCAAGATCAAGAACAGAACATTCGGCTAAATAGCGTAAAGAGTGGAACAACAGATGAATCCAGAACAAACAAGCGTAAACCACGCCCTTGGCTCACTGATAACAACGATTGAAAATATACCCATGCCACCGAGCGTAAACTCGTTGTACTTTACGAATAAAGGACGAAGAACACTTTCATCTGAAGGTCGTCAGTACAAGGATATGATACATGGCCTAGTCGCAACAAAGTGTAGAGAGCTTGCTACCGTTTCGCTAGAAAATGTAAGACTCGCAATCAGCTACGATTTCTACTTTAACAACGTAGAAACTAAATCGTGGCTAAAGAAAAAGTCGGCTACTCGGTTTCGTAAGATTGATATTAGCAATCGCGTTAAGGTGCTAGAAGATGGCGTAAGTGAGAGCTTAGGCATAGACGATTCTCAGTTTATGAACATATTACTTACCAAGAATGAAACGGATAAAGATGAATACGTCAATATTCGTATATATAACTGCGAGGTATAAATGCTTAGCGCATACCTAGTAAATATTACAGAAGCTCGTCAGTTTCTGAAACAAGAGACAGGGCAATTCGCTCCACGTCATGCAACTATTTCGCAAATTGATGAAATGCTTATATCGCCCTCAAGTGTTTCTACAAACCAAGAGAAGATACGAACATCTACTCAGAAATACGTTCAAGCGAATTGGCAAGTCCTTCAAGAGATACTTTCGTGTAAAGGTGATTGTGCAAGCAGGGATAATGTATGCACAGACGCTCAAGCAACCATATGCTACAAAACCAATCGTAAAGCGATTGAAGGGTAGCAAAAGAGTATCGCATAAAGTGATAACAGTATACGGGTAATACCCAATAGCTTACGGATACGTACAAACACAAAAACAAGGAGACCATCATGTCTACACCACAAGTAATCGCAATCCTAGACGCAGTTGCATCTGGCAACGAATCACTCACTCGTGAACTCGCATCACGTAGCGATGTCGCAATCACCCACCTCATGCTTGCATGCAAAGACTTATGCGATACAACCGAGCTTGCTCGTCAATGCTCACGCGTAACACCCGCAAACCGCAAGAATGTTTTTATTGACGCACTTGCGTCAGTAGCAATTCGAAACAACTCTCCGATTGTCCAGCAAGAGCAACAAAGCGTAGCAGTAGCCGAAGAGCAAGCGCCAGCCGATCTACCATTTGAGCCAGCAGCGGTAGAAGTGCCTCAAGTAGAAAAGCCTGCGAGACGCAGACGATCAAGCCTACCTCTCGCACAAGAGCCAGCAGTCGTTGTACAAGAAGTAGAACAAGTACCTGTTGTAGAACATGTCGTAGAAACTGTTTCGCAGCAAGTACATACTACCGACATCAATGTTCAAGTCGAGGCTTTGAACGGAGCGCTAGTATCTATCTCGCATAATTTCTCTAAGTTACTTGCAAGTAATTCGGAAATTCTAAATCGAGTAAGCGCTATCGATCAAGGTGTTTCATCGGATCTAAAGTACATCAATGCATCGCTTGATCAAGCACAGCGTATTGACGCAGACTTTCAAGCAAAGGTTGCAAAGTCAAACGCAAGCACAGAACAACGTTTGAACGATCTAGCAGATAAGCTAGACACACTCATTCAATCGGTTGAGAAGTTCAGACTCGGCACAGAGGCGCTTGAGATCGAATTGATTGCGAAGGGTATTTTGGAATCAGCACCATTCGCTGACAGCTGGGCAAACTCTTAATCAGTAAATTGTGAGCGGATACGCCATACTTTAAACGAAGGATTATATCATGGGATTAGATAACTTTTTTATGGTACACGCCGATAAGAACGGTACTGATGAACTAATTGCTTGTAACTACAAAGGTGAAGAATTACCTGGTAGTTTGTGTATCGGTATGTTTTCTTGCGTAAACGAGAATGACGACGGAACAAGCTCAGCATTTCGTGGTAAGTTTTACGGACCTATGGTAGACGCTTTACTGGATAAATCTGGTTGGCTTTACGCGGATAGGACTAAAGACGAAATTCGTAGTGCTTGGGAAAGCATGAAGAGTCGTTACGATTTGGCAAAGAGCGGAGAACATGACGAAGATATTCGTAAATTTCTGGAACCGCTTCACTACGAATACACTAAGGAAGATCTACTAACGTTCTTGACATTCTTCAAGTATTACGCAGAAGATGTTGACGACGAAACATTAGAACTACGTGCTTGGTATTAATACCGAAAGGAAACGTTTATGGCATTCTCAGTACCAAAAGATAGGTGGATCCTATTCTTACTCGCACCAATGTCCTTAGAATTAAGCGATACTGCTACATCAACTCTCATAGACGCTCAAAAAGCGTTCTCTGGGAGAGTAGAACAGCTACTAAAGGAAGATGGCTTAAAGCATCTCGATTTAACATACGATTCTGATGAAAAAGCATCACACGCAATCGATAATGATCAGTACTTGTCCTTCTTAATTTATTGCTCATACGTTGGTCACGGAATTGGTTTGTACGAAATCGATAAGAAGGATTTCAAGGAGCTGGACGAATTGGTAACAGATCGTACCACCGATCGAACACCGAAGGCTATCGATGATCTTAAGGAATTATGTTATCAATTCGACATTCTAATTAATGAACTAGAATACGAACTTGAATCCGAATCTCACGATAACTTATTCTCGCTGTGCACAAACTTTATCGATAAATTAGTCGATACCGAATAGCCCTGAGGGGCTTTCTAGCGGATACGCTTTAGCCTATATTTTAATTTGGTGGGTCGTTATTCAGGTACGCTTTTATGCTTATTGTCGCAAATAGTCCTTCAGGCCTTAGGCTGCTAAACTCTTGCTCTATTTGTCCGTTTCTCATTATGTACTGCATTACGGAATTTTTACCTAACAAATCATTGGTTGGTAATACACACCTGCCTGCATTAATCGGTACTGAATTTAAAACTTGTACGCATGAATTGACAGCAAAAGTTACATAGAAATTCCACTCAATTGGTGATTGCGAGCTTTGTATAGAGTTAGTATCTTTGAGCGCGGATAATATACTAGCCGAAGCTACTTGTCCGGACGCAGTCTTGTTCAAAGTAGGAAACAACGTAGATGTACTAAGCAACCCTTCGTTAGTATCAACGTTATTAACTGAGCATACCGTGTACTGATTTGTTGGTATATGCGATAAATTAGACACGGTAGACGCCATTAAGTACTGCATGCTACTCCCATAAAACTGTACGGATGAGGACGTACTAAGTTTGCCGTACATACTACTTAAGTTAGTCATAAACGAGTTGTCTGTTGTGCTTACGATAGAGCTATACGAGTCGTCAGATTCATACTTAGCACGAATAGAATTTACGGATCTAAGATGAACATTTTCAATTTTACCCATTAAACTGTTTAGGCAAGTGTTTATCCACCAATTACCTGGATATACGAGTACCAAAGTTTCGTCTGTCTCGTTTGTCTGCCACGATAATTGAAAGCAACCTATTACGTAGTATTTATATGATTTACCGATTTCTTCAGATACATAACCAATTCCTACATTGTTGAATTGTCTATACAAAGTATTTGTTACGTTAACTCTAAAATCCGCTCTCATATAACCATCGTTAATATCTACGCCGCTAAGCTCGGATACAAAATAAACGTTACCTCTATATAACGGTTGTACAAAAGATTCCGAGTAATAGCTCTTATTCGCTACGCTAGCTCCTACAGGATCAGACGTCCAATTACTAAGCCCTATGTCTATTGCGGATATGTCTGAATCTACTTGTATTAACATCATTTTACCAGACAGCTGTGGAAAGTTAGAAGATGCAAATCTTTCGTATGCTTCTGAGTCCTTATTAAATACGATATTAGCGTTAGGGTCGAATAAATAATCGTATATATTGAGATCCAAATCCGGTTCGTCTCCTGTGTATCCGTAGATAGATTCCGAGGGTGTGTACATAGGAATTACTCTACTCATGTCCGGTAGATCTCCTACAATTGTAGCAAACGATGTTCCGCCTTGTAATGTAGGCTCAACTGTATATACTTTAGCGTCAAAACTAGTTTCGCGCAGGTATGGAAGTATAACGTTTCCATCTTCATCTACGTAAATACTTCCAGCAATAGAATTTCGGTTTGTGTCGATAAAGTTAAGCGTCTTACTTACGGAAGCTCTATGTAAATTTGCGTTCCATTCTCTTCCGAATACCACTAGCTTGACTAAGTTGGAAAATACTACGGATCCGCTCTTTAATCGAATTGAGCATACTGAGTTTCCTACTGAGTAAATATAACCTTCGTATTTATTTGTTAGCGTTTCAAGTCTACACGATCTTCCTTGGTCTGATCCTTTAATATCGCTAGCTACGTTGAAGTACAACTGAATGTCAGTATAAGTCTGCTGTTCCGACCCTACTTGCAGATCAAATCTATCCGCGGTGATTGTCTTTAGTATATGGTACTCGCCAAGAAACTTTCCGTACTCTAAGTGAGCAGGTAATAACTCGTCTTCGTATTCTCCGTGAGTAAGTTGGTTATTGACAGATGTGTTTGTAGATACGGCTGCACATGTAGTCGGATTTAAATGGCTATCGATGCCACCAACGCTATTAATACCTGTTCCGTTTTTATTCGTTAGATAATCATTTGAGTTTCGATTATCTGAAACGATTGCTACCTTACCGTTAAGTATTGTATTCCCTTCTACGTATAAAGCGGATTGGTCAAGGCAATAGCCTACCTCCGATCTTACTTCTTCGGAGTCATCTCGAATACTCACTAAACCATTTGACGGTGATTTTGCGTCTACATCTAAGGTGCGATTGATTGCTATGGCGGATTCATCTATATCGGTTGTTTTTTCTATGAGTACTGTAGGACGAGTTGAGTACTTGGTCGCCATACTCACGCCTTGTGAGTTTACGTTCTTAATCGAGTTATAGGTAGATGTAAGTGACGGAGTTGTGTCCGTAACCTTAACTAGAGGCACAACGCCGGATGTGCGAGAGATTAATCCCTTGTAATCGCTATCTTGATTGTCTAAGTATATTGCAGTCCGAGAATTATTTGCGTTGATTGTTACTGCTGGATCCGTATTTTGCGTACTAAGATCTACGTAATTTTGTTGTACAATCGATGCATTAAAGTCAGATACCTTTTTATACGAATTAAATTCAGTCATTTCATATAACGTACAAGATGGGCAAGGTGTTATATCTTCCAAGGCTTCGTCTGTGACAACAAATAAAGGCGCTGTATCTAAGAAAGTAATCTGCGCTACATCGTTAATTAAGTTCGACATTGTTCGAGCATACCCAGCTTGACCGGTTATAGCCTCGATCTCAAAGATGATAGTTGACGCAAGTATATTGGGAATACAACGCTTTACTTCATAAAAACCGCTGTAATTTACCTTGTTTAGTATGAGCGTAATATAAACCACGGATCTAGACGAGTGATTGTATGCTGGTATGTAATCGATACCAACCTTTGTGAATTGAGGCGTTAAGTTGTGTACGCCTGTTAATCTAAATACATCGAATACTGGAAGGCTGTATATAAGTCCGGCTCTAATCTGCGAGTTTGTAAAGAACTCTTCGTAAGGAAATGACATGTATAACGATGTCTTACTTGAGTTTGTAAATAAACCGATTCCAAATTTACTAAGCACGTTTAAATCGTATAACTTAGTTAGTTCTGCGGATGATGTGCCGTTTTCGTTATTCGAGATTACTATCTCTTTAACGCACTTATCCCCATTGTTTAAATAAACATGGTTAATCGCTTGCTGCTGAGGTATTCCGAAAAGTCCGCTGATACTTGTATAAGTACCGTCCTTTATATTTAGCCCTGTTTCTAAGTCGATAAATCTACACGAGCTTGTAGTATAAAACTCTACCATTCTTACGATAAAAGTATCTGTTGACGATTTAAGCTCGAAGTCTCTTCCCAAGTCTTGTACTCTAAAATTCGTACTTGGATATACGTTTATAATACCGTCAGATGTTACTACAGTTGACGAGTTATATGGAACACTGAATGGGGCACAAGAGAGTACGAGTAGATTTATAAATCTAGCTAACGGATTATCTTCGTTTACTGTTCCGCTAAATTCTTGTGCAAGCTGTTCTATAGTTTTAATTCCATACACAGTTGTAACTTCAGTATTCGCATCTAGCATATCGGATAATGTTAAGTAATATGCGATTTGTAGGTACTTACTTTTTATAGCCGGAGAGTATATCTCGTTAGAAATGCTAGATATATCCGAAGATGTTAAGCCTTGTCGCGCAATTACGATGATTAGCTTTTCTATGTCTTCGGATGATCCGGATATAGTACTTATTCCGCCTGAGTTAAGCCTTGGACCGAATACGGAGTCCGAGTATGTATCGGAAAGCCTTAGCGCATATGGCGTGTTAGGCATTCTAAACGCAGCGCTTCTACTACAGCTAGATGAGTTCATCAAGGCGTGCAAAGAGTCTACTACGTTATTTAACTGCGGAGAGTTCATACTCTTTACTTTATCGAGTAATTCAGTGATCACGCCGAATAAGTCTTGATCTGAACGCTGAGATTTACGAATAAGACTACGATTATTACTAGTAACTAGCGATCTTAAATACGATATTTGTGGATCGATGGTTAGTATTGAGCCGTTTAATGGCAGTACGAGTGATGTTCCGATTGGTAAGCTATCGCCTAAAAATAAATCGAATGACCCGCTTGCGCCAATCAAGAGTGTATGTGAGTTATCCTTACGCAAAATTGTTGCGCCAAGTCTATACTCGATGTCTTGTAATGGCTCTACGATAAGCTTATCGTAGTCTACTACGGCTGTGATTCTATATCCAAAGCAAAACTTTTCGCTTGTTAAAGCAATAATAAATCCGGGTTGTCTAAGTATAGGCGGTAAATCCTTGGTTAATCGAATTGTTATTTGATCGATAACATTAAATTCGCCTGAGTACTTAAACAAATTAGATCCTTTAAATACGCCTGCTCTTTCTACTTTACCGTATTGTTGAGTTACGTCTTGTAGGTAACTGTTTGCGGTTAAAGTATTTCCGATCTGAACTTGGTCGCCGATGCATATTCTTCTGTTCGATGGATTGATATATACCGAATCTCCGAATGTTGACTGAATACCTGTAAGTCCTCCGTTACTTACGCCTGGTATTCTATCCACTTTTATTGATTCGTTATTGCTATCGTCTGTGATTGAGTACTTTATGGGTAATACGGATGTAGCGTATGTTGCTTGGTAAGCATCTCGGAATGTTGGATATGACGCAGTTAATTCTAGCGGTGTATAAATCGAGTGGCTACCTGTAGCTACTGCTGCTGTATACTGCGCTGAATCTGGTGCACGTACGTAGAATGCTTTTGGGGTACTGTCGTTCTTATATTCGTTTATTTGCGAGTAGGTTTTGTAGGACATACTCATAGACGCGATTTTAGGTCTAGTTTCAGAATCGTTTAAGTAAATATCTTCTACGTTTAGCGCTACGCTATCAACTGCTCTATTAATTGACTCACTTGTGCGATCTTCGTACTTAGAAATATAACTAACCTTATTATGAGAAGGTGCGTCATTTCTTGACGGAGAAGACGACAACTCGCCTGATACGGAAATACCTCTAGGATCAGGAACGGATGAAAAGCCAAATCCATAAGACGCATTTGCTACGCTAGAGTTGATAACGCCTTCAATTCTCATGTAAGTGCTGTTTGGTGCGCTAATCACAAGGCAACTATTTATAATCGTAGCGTGATATACGGGTTTAGTAGTAGCCGGATCAACTTCATTATCTACGTATGTAATAGCGTTAATCATAGATAGTACATGCTCGGCTGTATTCGATGTAAAGGATATAATATCCCATCGCTCTTCGCCAAGTATGTCTACGTAAATAATCATCTGTGCGCTGTTTTTACCGTTAAGCAGATTCTCGCATATGAGTTCGCCATTTACATACGAAAATAGTACTTGCCCTGTTAGAGTAGGTACTCCGTCTGTTTGTATTGTTGTATTTCCTTGTAGCAAACCTCTTCTAACGTACTGATCTTTCATATTAATGTCTAAGCTCCCATATTACTTCGATTTCTAACGAAGGTGTCTTTGGAATAGGATCGAATGCGTGGTATGCAACCGGAGATTGCACAGATGCGCCTATTATCTTAACATTTCTAGCACCGACTGTGAAAGGTGCGTTTGCAGACCCGTTGGTAAACAAGCCACACTCACGTATATTTACAAGCTGGTCATTGCCTGTATTAATATCTTCGGACTTAAACAACGCGCTGTATCTTACGGATGTTTTAAGGTCGCCTTGTACAAATTGTGTTTTTCTGTGGTCGATTTCTTTTAACCAATCTCCGTTGGATGAAAAGGCAACCGGAGTAACGAGTTTAGTTACGCTAACTGCCTCAACTTGACTACCGGTACCTAAACCGATGTAAGCAATACGATCATTACGCATTGGTTGACCGTCTGTGCCGATTGTCTTCATCATACACGAATATTCTCTACCCGTGTTTGTCCAAACATTATGGCCGACTGATTCTTGTACAACCTTTCCGCCATCTCGTGCTATTACATATACATTACAAATTTCTTTAACGTCTGATCTCATCTAATCACCGATTCCAAAAAAGTTGGGGACTGTGTTCGTAAGGCCGTTTTGGTCGATATACAATCTTCTTAACGGTGCTTGACGAATTACTATATACGATAATAAACCATTTAAGTCATCAAAACATACCCTATATTTGTCGTTGTGGTTTTTATCGATAACTCTATATACGCCTATGCCTTCTCCTACATCTTCATTACTTCCGTATACTTGAATGATGTCGCCTGGATATAACTCAAATTCGTGTGTAAATTGCCCGTTTTCAAAGGTTTCCACAAATGACTCTCCATCCTTCTTTCGTAAGCATAGAAATGACGTATCCATATATGCCTTTTGGAATTCGTCTACTGCGTCTTGAAACTCTTCATCCGAATTTGATTCTAGTTCTCTAACAATACGATAAGAGCCTGAAGGCACTCGTGGCCATGCCCATACCTTATTGTTTGTAGATACACATACAATCCTTGACGAATGATCTCCACCTACTAGAATATCTCCGGGTTGTATGCCGGCTGTATATGCGTTTAGTAAGTCTAACTCGCAGTAACTTCCAACGGCTACAACCTCTCCTTCGTATTGTACTTTTGTATCAAGCGATACTCTTTGTATACGAGTATTCTTAGTTCCGCCAAAATTCATAGGCGGATTTGTTTGTACATATCCAGCATTTATGCCTGTAATCTGTCTAGGCGCGTAGCCTTCATCAATTAACATTACGTAATCGCCTTGTACAATTTCGCAATCTATGTCTGAGAGCGGAAATCCTTCCTTTGTAGCGTCCAATTCAACGATACCGCTAAACATCTTATTACGAATGGGTCTAAGTATGCTAAATGACGCAGATGGAATATCGATCTTAGCGTTTATCTTGATTGTGTGATTGTCAAGTATCGAGTGAATTGGGTAAAAGCGATTGTATGCGCCTATGTTAGTTCTAAATACAAGCAAGTCCGGATTTTCAGAGCTAGATGTTCGTATTTTATACATGGAATGTACGTTATTAAAGTTAGTATCAAGTGAGTGTAAGGTACTAAACGAATTGTTTATTGGCGTAACTGACGCATTACTGTCATACTTGTGATTCAGCTCGATAAACGAAGGCTCATCGTTAAACTGATATCTCGATTTGATAAAGTTAAATACTTGCGCTGTGTTTCTTTGTAAGTATGGATTATCGAATATCATCTTTTTCAGATTGAAGAATACGTCATCGTCAATCTTAATCTCGTCTGTTAAAAACTTTAATAGCGTAACAATAAACTGTGTATAAGATGGTTTTATTTCAAATATAAAATCGCTGATAAACTTGTAGGCGTTGCTTGTCGAATCTACGGAATCTACGTTTATTTTAACCTTAAACTTATGTCTATCGGCTACGTCTTTAAGTTGATTGATCGAAACATCCTTATATAAATCGGCTACATAGACGCCTAGTCCTAAAACTGCGTACTGTTCTACGATATCATCTACCTTGTATCTATCGCCTGTAAGGTTGTTTATGCCTATACCCGTCGTACTAAAGTCTCGAATGTTGTTTATTGAAGGTAATTTAAACGATCTGAATAATCCTGTAGGCTCGTCATTCTCGTCTAGTTCTTCAAGTAACATCATAGATTCAATCGGAGTTCCTGTAACTGTATCTACTTCGTAATCTTCTACGATATCAATAACGCGTGATCTTTTATCTGTAAAAGGTACGCCAGCGATGATTGATGTCGCTAGTTCTATATTACGTATGCTAGGTGAAGACATTCTAGCGAGGAGTAAGCCTAAAACGGCACTGTAATAAGATGTACTTAAACCACGCGAGAACCAATCATCATATTTAAACTTTAGTAAGGATCCGAAATTAAGCTCTATAGTATCTCGATTATCTACGATTGATGATTCTGCCCATAATCGATCAATAATTGTGTCTTTAAGCTGAAGAGAATTATGGAATATGACGAATTTATTCTGCCTCTTTGATAAACGAGTAATTACAAAGTCAGCCTTTCGAAAGTGTGGTACGTCCTTATCTATTTGAATCGATATCGCACTGACGCCGATGATTGTATAGTACCCTTCCGCCTCTCCGGATTTAATGTACAAGGTATCGCCAGCTTGTATGTTTGCTTGCGCAAAGTTAAATGTAGAACAAATCAGCACATTATTCGATAAGGCGGATCTACGTATACCACCGCCCTTTATTTGTTCTGGCTCTATGTAGTAGTGTAAGTTTTGAATTAAATCGAATGGCTTGCGTTGCTGCTTAGAGCTAAAATCGGTTAATAGATTTGTACCGTCAAAGTGTGTCTTTTCGATAAATTCTGTAATCTTTGGTATTGAAACAATGTCCGAATCTATTGGTACTCTCTTTGTACGAATGATTTTTTTAAGCGATATACTATATTCTCTACTGCCACCGCCGACTGTTACTACAACCGTATTTCCTTTTGTGATCGGTTGATAGCAATACTTTCGAATAAATGACTCGGATGTAATCGCTTGATATATCTCATTTACCAATTCTGTAGAGTAAATTTCGCTCTCAAAGATTTGAGTAATGGAATCTAATTCTTCGTATAATGATCTGCTCAGATCGAATAGTACAAAATCGTCATCTACGCCAAGTATGTTTATCTTTACGTCTGCAGTATAACTACGATTTATGTCCGATATGGTAATGTACCCAATATCGCCAGCACTTACGCCTTGCTTTTCTAAGTCTTGTGATTTAATAAGTGAAAGTGTCTTAACTTTCTGCGCATTACCTTGATTTGGTAGTTTATTTACTAATTCGAACTTATTCGATCTTTGGAGAAACTTACAAGCGTAATTAGATTTTTCGGTATACACAATAAACGCATCTGCGTATCTAGGAGGCATAACCTCTACGCTGATTGATGTTGGTAGCGGTAAATCATTCTGCTCTAAAGGTAAACGATTAGATAAGGTAATTAAATTCGATGATCCTAATGTATCTACGGATACAATCTTGTTATTAAACGTAATTACGGCTAGATTTTGTCTATACGCCGTAATTACAACATCAGATCCTACCGAAAAGTTGGGTATAAATTCATTCGTAATAAACTCTGTATCGGATATTAAAGTACTTGATACGTTGTAGCTATTTCCTCGTGACTCTTCGTAAGTGCGTGTATTTTCGTAATTTGTTAAGCGAAACGATTTTACAAATCCTGATTCTACTACAACGCTTTCATCTACGATTGGAAACTCTTTATTTGGCGCTATGAACAATAAAGCGTCGTTAGGTTCATACTTTAATTCGAGAGCTTTCCATTTTTTAATAATGTTTTTTTGAATCGTAGCAATCGATTGATTCTGCTCTACGTTATATGCTTCTAAAATATCAGACGCAATTACTTGGTGTGTGCCTCGCCAAAAGGTTTCAATACGTTTTCTGTCTACGTTTTCAAGTCTTCCCCAAAACGAAGGAAGTAGTTGCCATATCCACGAAGTATCAAACGATACTTGGTCGGAGTGTGACGCAATAAAGGGTACTGCGACTACATCGCAATAAGCCGGCTGACTACATCCACCGCTTGCACCCTTTACGGTTAATTTTATTCTATACGCACCTACTTTATCAAATAGGACTTGTGCGGTAGTTCCTTCGTTAGAAACTACTATACTCGTGGTTATACCTACGGCTGAATCATGTGGAGACGCTGTAAGCTCCCATACATAATCAATCGTATCTAATTCATCGTCTGTGTAAGACGAACTAGCATCTAGCCTTAGGTACGAATTAACGGCTACCTGTGCTACTTCTGGGTATATGCTTGCGTTTGGAATAAACGACTCTTCATCGCCGATATACCAATTTATGTCGCCAATTCTAAGACATGAGTCGCCTATGTATGCCATAATTTATTCCTTAAACTAGTGGTAGGTTTTCGAGTACTACGTTGATTGTACATCCGTATGCGCATGGATTTAAGTTGTTTATTGCGTCAAATCCGGCGCGGTTAATTGTGATCTTATCAAAGAATAACCCAAGTGCTGACCCGCTATTTATAGTTGTAGAACCTGTTGGCGGTGTCAGTGCGGCTGATACGTCTGTTCTATCGCCATCATATACATCTGCTGTAGGAATACTGCGTAACATATAACCAGTAGCTACCGTGCTGACCCAAGTAATCTTGCCAGATGACGCAATCGTACCTGACTTTAAAGTGAATCGATAATCTTCGTAAATAGCTCGTGATACGCCATTTGAACTTACGCCCGGCACACCACCATCTTGGAAATACAAGTAAGCGCCTACAATTCTATGCCCTGAGCTAAAACTACCTGTTTGTGTATAGAATACCGCTACAGGTTCGGCTAGTAACGCAGATAAGGATGTATCAAATACATTAGTAGACGCAGGCAAATATGGGCTACTAGGATCTTTAACTCGATATAACAAGGTAGTTACCTTGGTTGTTAGAATTGTCTTGAAAGCGTTTGCTGGTACTGTTGTAGCAATCGAAGGATTTGTCGAAAAGGTTGTATTTACACTACCTGTTACGGGCCCTGTTAGCGAGATAGTTTTTGTTGTCGCTAATTGATTTGCAGTAGACGAGTTTGTAACCGTTGCCGATAAAATTACGTCAGCGGATCCGTTAAAATTAACAGCACCGACTGCGTCTCCTGATAATGTTATCTTTCGCGCTGTTCTTAATTGATCCGCCTTACTTACGGTGATCGGAATATTAACATTTGCACTGCCATTAAAGCTAGGCGCTGCACCTTGATTTACTGCATCACCGGATATTGTAATTGTACGAGCTGTAGATAGCGTATTGGCTTGGGTAGATAAACTAACGGTTGTTGGTATTGTAACATCTGTGGTGCCGTCAAACGAAATACTTCCACTGCAATTACCGCTAAGCGTGATTGTTCTTGCTGTCTTTAATTGTGTTGCTTTTACACTACCTACGGACAAAGACACATCAGCTGATCCGTCAAACGACACTGATCCAGATGCGTCAGTAGATAATGATAATGTTCTAGCCGTTGTAAGCTTATCAGCTTGCAGAGATGACGATGACTTCGCATTTATGCTTTCTGGTAACGAAATGGTATATGCTTGTCCACCAACGCTTGTAGATAATTGTACGGTTACCTCGTTACTTGTACCTTGTATAGTAAGTACGTCTGAGTTTGCTAAGTCTAAAGTATCGTTATTACTGCCGTCAGATAGCAAAAGCGTATTATTCACAACATCATTAGGCGCTTGCATTACAAATTGAGTTCCGTTCCAAGTAACCACATCACCAGTTTGTATGCCCGAAGCATTTACATCGTTTAGGTCGGATAGATTGGATGGAATAGATAAGTTATTAATCGCAGTGTTTACGATGTTTGTTGCGATTGTAGTCGCAATCTGCTCAGCTTCGGCTTGATCTACGAAATCGATAGTAGCAAGCGCATCATCGATAAGACTCTGTATGTATTCTTCGGATACACCGCTGATAACAGAGTTTCCAAAATACAACTGATTGTTCAGAACGTAAATTGCGTTTGTTGTGTCACTTGGTGCAAGCGCCTTATTTAGTAACCTAAGCACGCTCGATTTAATATCGATGATATGCCCTTCCGCCCATCTGCGTGTTTCACGCCCTAATCTTGATCCGTCGTTGTCTGTTTTGGGTACTACGTTAATTGGATTTGTCATTATAAGCTCCTATGTTATATTGTACAATATAACAAATATACGATTGAATAGCTACGATCTACTTATTTCTAGTTTAGCCGTCTATTATTTGTTAAACATGGTAGTATAATTTATACGAAATATGAAATCAAAGGATCGATCATGAGCAGATTAAAGCTATCGCAAATTAAAGAAATCAGTTTAACAAGCCCGTCAAATGGACAAGCGCTTGCATACAATACGTCGACAAGTAAGTGGGAAAACCAAACTATAAGCGGTGGCGGAGGATCGGCGGAAGGCAGAATTACAAACACCGTAATTAACACAGGCTTTCCGTACACAATCAGTACGCCCGCTACTACCGTCACTACTCTTAAGTATCTAATCGATAATGGGTCATCCGCAGTAAGCATAAATTTACCATCGGCTGCTGGCGACAACGCTAATCTAAGAATTGAAATTAAGCGTAGAGGGACTGCTTTAGTATCCGTAGTTGCTGCGACTTCGCCAAGTCAGCAATATATAGACGGCGTCACGCAAATAGACATCTCGTCTCAGTACGCTACCTTAGTAATTGATAGCGACGGAACAGGTTGGAACATAAAATGAGTTATATGATAAAATCGCCTGACGCTAAAAAAGTAAAGTTTGCTCACGTATATCTGTCTTCTAATATGACCGATATTACTATGCCGGCAGTTACAGGCGTAGCGCTTAATCAAAAGTGCCTATTTGACTCTATCAACGCATCCGCCGGAATCGGCATAACTGTTTCGAATGGAGACATTACTTTATCGGCAAAGGACTATATAGTGTACGTAGCCCCGACTATTAACGTAGTTAATGTTAGTACAGGCTTAACACCGGGATCATATAACATCCTACTTACGTTGTATCTTAATGGTGTACCAATAGACAGTCAGTTCTCTTCCGAAGGTAATGTTATAAGCGCAACAGCGTCAAATACAAACGGGTCATCTAATACATTAGGCGTTGCTTCATTTTCAGCTCAAAGTGGCGATGTGTTAACCCTTTTAATGGACGCGGATAATTTAAGCTCATCCTTGTCACTCGGGCTTAGAGTCATAGGAGATTCAAACGCAGATCCGCATTCTTTGTTTATATGGGAGATTGATAGATGAGTTATACCGGAAGTACCAAAAATCTATGTGCGTATATTGCACAATCAAATACAGATACAACCCAAACTCTTAGCGGGGCTTACAGCATATCTTCGCTGAAAGTACACAAAAATGGCGCACACGTATTCGGTAATGGCGCGACCTTGCCAACTTATAATAACGAAATAAGGGTATTAGGTGCATCTATACGCGGTACCGGTTCTGGTACCGCTGCCGAAAATACCGCACTATATTGCAGCAATACGTCTAATCCAAGCAGAGCTTGTAGCCAGTTATCAGGAAATTGGACAGCTACCGCTAGCCTTTCTAAGTCCACATCATCCTATAATCACAACATAATGACCGGTGTACCTAGTGTAATTACCGGTAAGGTTAGCACGTCAACTGCCTACCCAACCCTTGTAACGAGATCAGTATTTACACTAAACTTCGTATTGAAAGATTAAAAAATGTCATACTTTCCACTATCGACTTTAAATTTAAAATGCTCTCAGATATTAGTTAATAATAACTCAGCTATAACTACAGTAGGAACGCCTATTGCGCTTAGTAGTATATCTGGAAGTACGGATAAGGTATCTCTCGCATCTAATACTATAACACTAAAAGCCGGATTAGACTATTTCTTGGTAACTTGTATTGCGTATAGAACTATTGCACCGACAACTTATGTAGACGCTAGTATAGCGTCTACCTTTAGATTTGGTTTTTACAATACTACAAATTCTTCTTGGTTCACGCAAAAATGTACAAATCCTAACAATGTCTTAGCATCAGGTGGTCTAAAGAACTCAGGCATTAGAGAATATCAAGCGTACTGTGTTATACCTGCACCAGCAACTGATATAAACGTTCAGTTTCGAATCAAAACATTACAAACTACGTCTGCTAGTAAACTTACTACGTACAGAGATAATGGTGATACTAATATAGGAAATTCAACAATTATAATTTATCACAACTAATTATTTAGGCATATATACGAGTTTGATCTCGTCTCCTGATTCGATATTAAAGCCTGCGGTTGTACCATTCCAGAACAAGACATCGCTTGCGAGAATTGAGCCGGAAGCTCTTGCGCTTGATTGTGCGGTATCACTAGATGCAGCAAAGAAGCAATCGCCATCTCCAGAAGATGTAGAGTAAGACACGTTTTGTGCGATACCGTTTACAAATACTTGTACATTACCGTTTGGTGCGCTACTGAATGCGACGGAAGAAATCTTAGCAGCATTGCCAGAAGTTGTTGAATCGCTATAGCTAACTGTTTGCACGATAGCACCGTCAACAGCGATGACACCATTTGTTGATACAGTTAACCCATTTCCACCGACATCAGCAATAAGGTCGGCTACAGTAATTTTACGTTCACCGCCTGACGCCGCGCCATCATTAATCACCAATAGATCGGTAGTTAATGCCACGGAGCCTGCAAATGCTTGTAAGTTAGTAATATCGATTGCAAGTTGGTTGCTACCGCTATTTGTTAAACCGCCGTCTGTTTTTATTGTTAGTTGTGTAGCACCAGCAAATTGAACGAATGTTAACGCAGTTTCATCTAGTGTTACAGCAGTTGCTACGCGTAAAATCCAACTAGTACCTGCATATGTACCATAAAGAACGGCACAGAACATGCCATTTGATACTTCGCCAGTTCCTGGTGTGTTATCCGCATCAGCAGCACGTGTTAAGCGTAAGTTGGAAACGCCGTCTTCCCATAAAGTAGACACAGTATAAATACCATTATACTTTTGGTCGGAAGATTCTGGTGTATTTACGAGAACGCGGTCAGTAAGAGAAACTGAAACACCGTTAATTAGGTTTGGGTACGATGCTGACAGCTCAATTACGCCGAGAGTAATCGATGTAATCGCTCCGGCCAACGAATTGCCTGTAAGTGTTACCTTTACCGCTTCTTTTACATCCAAGCCTTGAATGTTTTGATCTACATAAGCTTTGACTGCGTCTGAAGATGGAAGCGTATCAGTAAGGTCGCCAGTGAATAAAGTAGTAACTACTGAATTAGTAGCTACTAATGCACCGTAATCTACAGTGGTACCGGGTATAGCGGCAATAGCGCTGTCTACGTAGTTCTTTACTAACGAAGAGCTTGAAATCCTATCGTCGTCTGCTTGAAGTACGCCGGAATAAGTAGCTTGGGTTTGCAAGAAGTTTGCAGCGAGTTTAGTACCGTCTACTACAGCGCCGAGTGCTACTGCACCATTCGCGGCAAGTGTAATATCGCCACTGATAGCTTGTGCGGATGCGGCTGCTCCACCTTGACCGATAATAATCTTACCTTCGTCGAGATTAACGATTTTATCGAGACCGATCGAACTGTTCTTTAGTTGTTTACCTGATATTAGCATAGCTAACTCCTATTCGTTGTTCCATACAAGGATAGATGCGCCTACTTCAAATATAAACGCTTGTCCGTCCTCTTCTGGGATGTTAATTGTTATCTTCGTACCTTGCTCGGATGGGTCGATTTCAGTTATACTACCAGGCTCGATGTTAAACAAATCGCCGTATGTACCAACTTCGAATGTAAGGTTGCTAGGAAGAATTTCTACGCCGTTATACAATACTCTTGCTTGTACTGGATAGTTTTCGTTTGCAGGCGCAACTATGCTCGCACCTGAAACCCAAACTTCGTACATACTTTCGGTTTCAAACTCTACTGCTAGTTCGTATGCTTTCCAAGACGCTGATGACACGCTTGATCCTACAACAGATCCATTAAAATAAAGTACGTTATTTATAACGTACAATGCGTTTTCTGTAATAGATGGTGTTGATGTTTCGTTTGTAAGCTTTACTTGTTTTGCGATAACGCTTTTCCATGGGGCTGATCCAATGCCTAGCGTATCATTTGATAGTGCGGGTATGATATTCGCCATTTACTGCTCCTACTTTAGAATAATGTCTACCGATGTTTTTTGCCAACATAAGTCCGGCATATTCACGGATGAAGGTAGAATATCCACGAAGGTGTTTGGTAAGGCTGCATCGGATGGTAATAATGTTATTACCTCTTGTATATCATACTCGCTTGGTTTCTTAAATACTACATTACCTTCGTCGTCTAAGAAACCTTGTACTTGGCCGTCAAAAGTTGTTTCGCTAGATATATTTCCGTTTTCATCTAATTTATAAGACAACAAGGAATTATACGCAACCTCGGTATCTAATCCGTCATCTAAGACACCGATATAATTCTTAATTTCTTGTTTACGTATCTCGACAGCCCATACGCCTGTATGACCGTCTACTACATAACTTGGATACAAGTCCAATCCATCGACTGTCCATACGGATGACTCTGGCAAGGACGCAGACGCACTTGTAGCTACAATCTCTTGTATAACGTCTAACTTACCGCTAAGTGATTGAACGGGTACATTAGATGCGCTTGGGTACTCTTGGTAAGCAGTTGGTATTGCGCTTACTTTCCAATACACCCACTTTGTAGCAGACGCAGAGTAATCACGAACTAAAAAAGGCATATCAAGCTCCGGTAAATATCGTTGTTACTCGAATAGCAGCCTTTGAAAGCTGTACTTCGCTAGTGCTAATGATTTGTTCTAGCTCGATTATCTGCTCGCCACTTAACTCAAGCTGAGGAAAACGTGCTAAAAACTCATCTGTACTTGGTCTTTCGATGTACAAGGAGTATTTAGCTTTCGTATTTGGAATAAAGTCTAGCATTTTAACGATCGACTCATCGCCAATATCAGAGTAAGCGTTTAGAATTGCGTCTGCTTGTAGCGGTGCATCTCTACCAACAAATCTACCATTTTCGTTCATGGTGTGCAATGTTGTTATGAATTTTACATACAACGGAAGATCGCCTTGTTCATCGAATACATTTTGTATATCAGAGTACAAGGTAGACGCATATAACTGCGATGGATCGATAGATCCTACTATATCTAAAGTTACTGCATACTCGCCTAACCCTACGTCTGAAAAGTCCGAATAATCGATCACTACTGTGCCTACTAACTTTTGTGATGATGCGTTTTCTACAGATTCACCCATCGATAAAACTTTATAAGAATTAAACGCAAACTCTACGCTACTTCTAGAATAAACCACTTCGAGTGTTTCTGTATCGAATGATACACCGCCACGTCCAACAGGGACTACGCCTTGACCGTCATACATCCAAAGTATGCCTTGAAAGTAGGCTAAATCGCCGTGCTTACGAATTACAGCGTTTGGGTTGTTTGTAATAATACCGCCTTCTACTGTTCCATCTGGCCCAACGAGTACAGGTTGTTGTGACTCGCTTATCCAATAAGCAAAATCTACCGCATCCGTAAATAGAATAGCGCTATGACGATGGTCATTATATTTCTTTGCTGCGTCCCTTGCATTGTCTCCGTCCCTACCACGAGTAGGAGATCCGATATCCCATATATGCTCTTCGTTAATAAATCCACCGCTATGATTTCTCATATCGATCCTCCTTGTCCGAGTGTTGAGTAAGGTGATACGCGAGTTACCTTTACGCTAGCACCAAGTTTAGTAGATCCGTATGCTGCTACGCTACGAGATACTATTCTAGGTGTTCCGTTTATTTCCAAGTTATCGTCTAGTCTAAGAACGTCCTTAATAACTCGGTAATGTCTCTTGCGATCTAAATCTTCTACCACATAATAAACATGTATCGGTAGAATAACACGAGTTGCGCCTAATTTATGTATTTCTCGAATTAGAGCGGATGTAGAAATCGACGACTCTGACCAATTGTTTATAATTCTAACGAGTCTTTCACCTACAATATCTTCCGAAGGCCCGCCGACATATTCAATATTTACGCCTATAAAGCATGGAAGCATTCTCTTAGCAATTGTGTCCGAACATACTACGCGATCAAGTGAGTTACTAAATATGCCTTGAGATGTGGTAATAGTTTTAGACGAGAAGGATGTAATTTCAGCGGTGCTATTTAGTACAGACACGTCATTTACAATCGGCGTACATTCTAAGTATGCAACTTCGTATGTACTAAATGACTTTGCAGAATCATTCACGCGAAATGAGTGACCTTGCATGCGTTCATTATGGCAAGTAAGTACCTTGTCGCTTAGAGAGTTATAAAGTATACCACTCCCAATCGTTTGAACATCAATCGAATTTGTATAAAGAGAGCTGTCTTGCGAATGGTTTTTAAGTATCATCTTTCCGGGCCTTACGCTGATTAATGGATTGTTTCTATCAAGCGTAAAGTTAATGTTGCTACCTTCTCGCTTAATAAAGAGCGAGTCTGTGGATTCAGACGGAGCGTGAGGGGATGTACTTTGACTAACATACATTGTAGATCCGCTAACAGACGCGCCTACAATTCTATACTCTCGCTTATTTGGCTCGAATATTTGAAATGCCACAATCGGCGAAATGCTTGTGCTTCCGTCCTCTTGTGAAATTGTATTTACCGCAGGCTGATCGGTAAGAATAAACGGTAAGGATATTACCTCAGGCACGTTTGATCCAAACATTACGTTTATACTTGGTACATTTACGGTTATCTTTTGATAAGCGATTGTTTGATTTCCGGTGTATGGGCTATTTCTATATACGTTTTCGATGCTTTCGATTGCATAAGAGCCTATATTCTCTCGAATAATTCCAGAAACTGTATCCAATACGTGGTTATACAAAGTAATATATCTGCCAACGTCTGCTTGCTGCATATAGCGAGTAGTAATTCCGTATTCAACACCGCTTACTAAATCCGAATTACCTGTATAGGATATTTCTGATGTGTTTGTGATATTTGTTCCTGCCGATCCATATATTCTAAGCTCTGCTTGGCTTTCGCTAGAGTACACGCACAACCCTTTATTGCTAATCGGCATACTTGAGAAATCAAGCGAACGGTCTAAAAACATGGTACGAGTTTCAGTATCAACGGAGTTAATAATGTAAGATCCAGAATTTAATCCGTTTGATACTCTTAATACCTTTCCAACTATTCCAGAGAGCGATGTTCCATCTTGTATGCTATCGAATTGGTTTTCGTAAGTTAATGCGTTATTACCAGATATACAAGACGCAATACCAAGTCCGCCAACAGATGTTTCGAAATCTACCTTATAGAAATAAGCGTCATAAGCATATGCGATTATGTTTGCGTTATTCCCCTTAGCGATTGATACGTAATCTACAGATTCATATTGACCTTCGCTAATTTCATAAAACACGTAGGTAATATTTGATTGGCTAAACGATTCATAAAACTCTCGTTGTGTTTTTCCCTTAAAATTTTTATACGAGTTATTTGCTATGTTAGATAGCACGACAGCTAAACTTACATAACCTTCGGGCGTATTTCCACTAACTTTCGCACAAGGTACATACTTTGCGAATGACTTTGTAAGAATTGGTTGCGACTTATTTACTTTATGCACTTCTGGTAATACCCACAGGCGATCATTCATAAACGGATTTGCAACGCCTTTAGACATACTAATCGAATCTAAAATAAGATCATCGTTAGATTCTGCAAACCGATTGATGATAGTTTGGCTCTTATCTACTGTTACGCCTACTTGAGTACCTACTAATCCGAATCCCCAAGTAGATGTGTCATACGGATCTGCGTCAGGTACGTCAATCTGAACGCTTGTAAATACGTTTGGTTTTAAACATAGATCCGAATCTTTTAATGACGCTGTGAATATCGGTAAATCGTTATCCGGCTGAAAGTCATTACCTTCAAGAGCGCTTACTAAGTTATTCATTGTATATGGTGTGTAAGTAGGAGCGTCAAGTTCTACCGCTACATCGTCTTGCATAATAATACTTGCCTTACCAACCGATGCGGATCCTACTTCATAGTTAACGTTTGCGTAATTACGAAGAGAGCTTACAAGTATAGATGTATCCACAGGCGATACGGTATCGCTGTTTACATTTAGTCCAATACTTGTTTGATAATCTTGTAACTTAGACGTAATACGTTGGCTAATCGAAGGGTATTGAATAAGTCCTGTTTGGTCGGTTAGTATATGCGATAGATTTTGGATTACATAACGCTTCCATATATATCCAGATACTTCGGTAGACGACTGTTCTGTAAGCCTAAATGATTCTTCGAATGACGAGAATATATTAGATTTAAACGTGCCATAAATTCTTACAATCGACACAAGTCTCCAAGACGCTCTATTATCGCTGGAACTTTGTGTTCTACTACGCTTGATTGTAACTAAGTTACCTTCTTTCGTAATGTTGTTAGATAGAATCGGAATCTTTACCTGAAATACTTGATTAATCACATACTTACCAGCGTTCTCTCCGTTTAATATAGTAAGTATATCTCCGTCATTTGCTATTACAGGATAATCATCGTTTAGATTACTTGATGTAACGTCTCCAAGTGCGATGAATATATTATTGGTATTTGGTAAGAGCATGTCGTTTGGAAGAACTACGTCTGCGTATAAACTCTTTGCAGATCCGAACGACAATATACTTACGCTATCGTCAATCGTAATATCATGCGGTATTTGTTCTTGTATAAACTCGGATATAATCGAAGGTGACATTACTTTTAAAGATGTACGAATGTCTGTAAGTCCTGTTAATACTTCTTTTAGTGCGTAGAATAAACTGCCAGATACGAAACCTGTTCCGCTCTCATTTACTTTACTTCCGCCAATTGATTCAGTATGCAATCCGAGTAGCTTGTTATATGGAATCGATGCGTTATTTTGTTTAACGGATTCTACATAAGAAGTTGGAATTGGTAAGCTAGATACAGATCTTCGAATTGTAGCAGCAAGTCTACCCGATGTAGCAGGTACGCTTATTGATATTGTAAGCACGTTTTGTTGTATGGATGTGATTTGATAATCGCCATAAAAATCAGCTTCTTCTATATGAATAAAATCGCCTACCTTAATCGTAGTAAGTCTTAGGTCAACGGTAGTACGAATCTTACTTTCACCTAGATTAAAGTAAACAAATAAATCATCGTCTGATTCTACGAGTGGGTATACGGTTGTAAATGATTCTGTAAGCGGTATTGATATTGTTTCGCAAATTGACCACACAGCGCTAGACACAGATAACGTCTGATTTGTTACAAAGTCTAAATAAATACGAATGAATGTATCATGTATTTTAAATGCGTAGATCTTAGCCGAGAATGTTAAGTTAGGGCCAGATATGATCAAGTACTTATTTCTTAGATCTTTCGCTTTAATACTTAGCGAGTTTGTTACGTCTACGTAAGTATCGTTTATCTCTACGCCTACTCCGCTAATATCTGAGTGAGATATATTTAATGGAACACTTGTTGTATATACTTGATCATCCGATGTATCAATATACACGTCCGATCTACCGCCTATACTTGTGTTTCCATAAAATCTTTCTCCGTTTAAATCTACTGACGCCTTTGTAAAGACGGATATATCTGAGCAGTATGCGTTTGTGATCTTATCTAGTATACGTACTACGAATGTAGATCCACCGTTTAAGAACATTCCGTTATTATCGCTACCAAGTATTTCATCGATTGTAAATTGTTCTCCGATATTATTTACTACGATATTTCCGATAGATAGCGATATATTCTTTACGCCTAAGTTTATTAGAATTAAATTATCTTCGAAATAAGCTACGCCCATTCCGATGAATGACCCAAGCCCAGATACAGATACCTGATCTCGTCTCATTTCCGAATCGCCAAAGCCTACTACTTGTGATCTTTTAACCGATGGCAACGAGTCTAGTTTAGCAATAATACCACGTGCTGTAACTAAACTACGCTCTGTTACGGATTGTAATAATCTCGTACTTGATAAATTCTCATTCGAATCGCTATCTGCACCGCCGGTAAACTGACTTTGGTTATAAACAGACACAACCGATGGTATACCTGAAGCCGTATCAATTTGTAATGCGTCGATATTACCGTTTATGCCTGTTGTTTGCGCACGTACTTCTATGTCTATGAAATATTGATTTGATCCAATCGAGTTGGTCATAAGCTGATTAGTAGGTACCGTGTAGCTAATCGTTGGTGTAAATGTTTTTCCATTCTTTGCCGTAAATACAATCGATTGTGTAACGGATATTGGAGCAAGTCTATTTACAATAACTCGTACAGTACCAAAACTACGGCTACCTTGTTTGCGGTAAACAAGCCAATTCGCAGCTAAGCGATCAAGTTCGGTATTTGACATCTGATCGTAGTTAGTAATGCTTTGTGCGGTTTTTATTCTATTTAATTCTAGTCTGTATGCGTCTAAGAATAACGACAATGCATTTATTAAAACATCGTTTAGCGCATCGCCTTCTGATACGGGATCATTTGGAAAGGCCTCGATAAATTTCTGTAGTAAGAATTGCTTGGTGTCTGTAAGTAATGGATCGACCGATAAAGCTCTTACAACCGGTTGAATAATGACTGTATCGATTAATCCTCCGGGGCTTATATCAAGATCGGGATCGTATGATTGAAATCTTGCGCGTAGTATTCCTTGAATGTCTGCCATTATCTATCTCCGGTATTTATGTTTATCGATTCTCCAGCCTCGTTGACTAGATTAATTGATACGTTAATTGTTTGTGCGTCTTTTACCCATTGTACATTAGAAACAGTTGCCGATAATAGTCTGGACGCGGGATCCTTTATACTACCTTGATTTTCAAGTATAAACGTTTCAACAGAGCTTACGGCGTTGTTTACTAAAGCAGCAATAATAAGCTCGTCCTTTGGAGACGTAGATCCTTCTAACTCATAAAATGCGCAACCCTCGTTTTCGTTGAAAGCGTTTGATCCTTCTTTTGTAAGCAATAGCTTTAAAAACTTTTGGACAACGTATGATTGTCCGGTAGATTTACCTACCTTCTTATCAAGTCCTAAAAAGATCTGCGCATTTCTACGAGTAGTACCTGCGTCATAAGAATAAACGGTTACTTGTAATTGCTTAGTTCTTTCCGACTCTGGTATTTCCGCAATCAGTTTTGTCTTGGTAAGAACAACGAATGATGGTGATTCCATTCCGTTTATTACTACCTTATCTGCTTTCGAAAGATCTGGTCCAACTACGGATATAGACGGAGTGCTTAGTGCAGTATATTCGTACTTGTGCACTGTTAATAGATCTGTAAGTTTTACTACACGTAAATCCATAACTACCTCGTCTCCGTAATTCGTCTTACTATTTCTTGTATCTGTTCAAGTTCCGTTATAACTCTTTGCGAGCGATTTGTCACTTCGCTTGACCAACGATCTAAAGTTTCGCTCATGTTTGGCGTAACTGTGTCTGCTACTAGTTGCTCTACAATGTCATCAAGTGACGCAACTAAACTCGCTAGCTCATAGTCTTTCATTATAACCTCGCTTTTGTTTCGTCGATTACGGATTTAAGCATGATCTCATAATTATAATTTGTATCATTAAGTTCAACATACGATTGTATGTCTCCGCTAAATAATATATCCGCAGCTCTATTCGCTCTAAATGCTAAGTGTTGTCTTTGTAAATCATTTAACGGATTTAGAATTGACATTAAGGATCTTCTCGAAAGCTGATTATTCGTAATTCTCGTTTTAATATTCGCTAAGAAAGATTTGATAACGCTTGCTGTATAGCGAAGATTGTTAAGAGTCGTTGAATCAGTATGACGTGGAAACTCGATTTGTGGAATTACAATACCGTCCACTATTCTTTTCCAACAATCAAACGAGCCTAAACGAATAACGCATGTACTAGGGCGAATCTTTTTATCTAGAATAATCGATGTGTTGTTTGATAATACTTCTGCAACTGTTTGATCTATATCAATAATTAAATCGCCTGTGCTGATTACGGATGATAAGTCTGTTTTGATGTTATCCGACTTATCGCTGCTAAGTAAGTCGTTTGGTATTGAGTATATCATTCCGCTTTCTGAATTTAGAATAACCTTTTCGTGTACCAATCGAACATTACCGCTATAATTTAGGCTTGTACTAGCGTAGTGATACGCTCTGTTTCCGTCTATTATAATTTGCTCATTATTTCTATCAAGTAAGAACGCTGTGCACCTACTTATTGATGTATCGCATACGCCGTCAACAATACTAACGCTTGTTAGATTTGTAGTTCTACTAACGCTTCCGCCTAATATTGACGCAAGCTCACTTGCAGATGTATAGATTGGCGATCCTTGTGGAGTGTACTGTCCTGTAAATCCAAATTTAATCGATGTGGCATTCGGCTTTACTTTAAATGCGTGGTATTGATCGTTTCTTGTAAGCCTAAGTTCAATACTCGATTCCTTCACAACTAAATAAAATATTCGATCATTGCTCAGTGTAGTATATACGTATGGCTGAAGCGGATTTTGTATTTCGATTGTAGTTACTAACTCGTCTGCAAGTAATTCGATATAAAGCGGTTGTGTGATTTCGCTCTCATCTGGAAGGCGTGTAGATACTAATTTTGCAATACTTTGTAAGTCTATATACGTATTGTTTACGGTTATGTGCATATTATGTAGTCTATATGGTGCAGAAACGAGTTCTATAATAAACTTTCCGTTGTGACTTGCTTGTATAGATACTTGCTCTGTTCCGTCCAATAACGCAAGTCTTGACGGAATATTTAGAGATGTATCGAGGGATCTTAGGTATTTAGCATCGTTTGAGCTGAGTAATGTTTGAGACGAGTTTTGTACGTCAATTAACGCTGATATTAAAGTAGTAATGTCGTTCCAAAATACTTCTACTAGCGCTACCCATTCAGATTGATTTTCTAAAGTAGGTACAACGTATGAGGATTCAAACTGATTAATCAACGATAGAATCTTCTTCGAGTTCAACACCGTCATTCCGTAAATTAGATTCGGGTGCATGCACAAAGTCCGAATCACATTTGATTTTAACGATTGAAAACTGTTCACCTTCGGAACATACAACTCTTGCTCGTAGTTTATCATTTTTATCTTGCCTCTTTAGTACTAACTGACGCACATCAGATACGTCACATCCTATCATATAACAAATAGAAAACACGGATAGGACTTGTTTATCGTTTTGCTTTTGTTGAAATATCCAATTAAATGCTGCGGTACCATTTCTACGATACTCTGGCACTTCTGTGTTCGTTAAATAACACTCTAAATCATCGATCATACGTTGGAGTACGGACAATACTAATTTCGTGTACTCTTCCGGCAATTTAAATTTAGTATGCGATGATGGTGCATTGCCCGACAAGCTTAGGTAGTCCAGATCTCTTGACGATACCCGACGCGTCGATTTTCTTCGGTTGAAAGGTTTTTGCATAAAAGTATAACTCGTGTGTTCCGACGGGTAAATCGTCTATGGTGATCGCTGAGATACCAACCTTAGCGGTAATTGTGTCGGAATTTATTTGTATATAATTTGCAAAATTTTTCAAGATCTTAGTACCGTTTGTTAGTGTAATTTCCGGATTTATCGAAAGTGATCCGGATGCTACCTCTAAATACGTAGGTGTAATTAACGAAGGTATTGGTGCAATAATGTCAATTAACTTACATATCGGTTGATCCGGTATTGTTACGTATATGCTACTAGGTAGATCATCTTCTATGATATTATACTGCGGAATACCTGTAAGTATATAAGACGCATTTCTCTTCAAAGTCATCTCGACTCTACCATTTGCGTCTGTAATTGCAGATCCGTATAGGTATTGTATATCATCGTCTGAATTTACATATCCGCTTTCATTCGATATAGAAATAACTGCACCTACAACCGGTTTATTGTTTAATCCGATTATTCTTCCATATACCTTGCACATAGTAGCGTCTGAAGGAATATCTACTTCGTTTGACGCCCCAATCATTTTATAAGTAATGACGTCCGATAATCCGTTTACAATAACTGTAGTAGGATTAAACGTTGCTTCGGTAGAGTAGACACGAATAAAGTAATTACCTTCCGGTAGTTCTACGTTTGTAATTTGCCCAGAAGATGTTAGCTCTTGAACGACTCTATTCATAACTTGATCGTATATACTTACTGTACCATTTACAATTGCGTCATTCTCGTCTCTAAGCTGCAAGGTAATCGGTGTCATACATCGCTCCTAATTGGATATTGGTAAGCGGGAATTACGTTTGTGTATATATCTGGTGCAACGCTTTGTACGGATAATATGTCAAAGTCTGATGTAGGTACGATAAATTCTCGTGTGATATCGCTGTTTTCTACAAACACTCTAACTCGTGATCCTTTAATAAGCTTAACATTACAAACTCCGTTTGGAGTAATAGATATTGCTTTTGTAGATCGAGATACGCCGATATAGTAATCAACGTCATTCGTGTTTGTAATTTTTAGCCTTTGTTGTAAGGTTTCAACGATTACGGATATACCTACTTGCGCATGACCTCTAGCGTCTAGTATTCGAATAGTTCCTGTAACTAAAAGAGACGAATCTACGATAGGATCAGATTGCTTCTTCTGTACATAGTACCCAAGCGCTTGCATTGCTGCGACAAACTTGTCTTCGCCTTCTGCGTCTATTAGATTCAATATCTCTTCATTCGTCATTTTTCTTTGCTCCGAGTAATTTTACGCTTTAGCCTTACGTACTTATCTTCCATATCACCTAGCACGGTGTTTGAAAACAAGTCTTTCCACTCGTCTGTACTTTCTTGTCTGCCGACAACTCTTCCAAGTCTTTCGATTTTGGATGATAGTGAATCGCGACAATAACTAGGTACTTCTAGTGTAATTGTACTAAACTTTTTTCCGATATCAATCGCAATGATTGTGGCACCGGACGCTTCTAGTAATGACGCTAACAATAAGTTAGTAGTCTTAAATTCTTCTCGTGTAATCTCGCTCATTATGTAACCTGCTTGTGTATAAATTGTGGTGGTAAACCTTTGATTGCTATACCCGCGTTGAATAGCGGACTTGATATTTTGTATCCTAGCTTGCCTGTTTCTAGTGTGGAACTTGTAAGCCATGACGTCTTTCCGTCTTGCTTGTCTTCCCAAGTAATGTAGAACAACTCCATGCTATCAGTTATGTTAGCGTTTTCAGTACGAATTTGTACATACCTAGTAATGAATGCGTTTTTTATTACCGGACGATGATTAAACATATACAGAACAGCGGCTTTCTGCGACATATGAAATGGGCTATTCGGTAATTCTAGCGATCTAATCTCGCCCCATATATCTTTAGCCTTCCATAGTCTAGCAGCGTTTTCATACTTTATCGGAGCAAACCAAGGGTAAGCCCAAGATGGGTTTTGTCTGATTAGTCCTGGATACATGTATTCCATGTCATCTTGCCAAGTATCTACTGTGTATTGATACGCTCCCCACACAGATATTATAGTCTTATCTTTGGGTCGATAAGGCGTATCAATTACAAGATCACCCTTTCTTCGTGGAAAGGGTCCTTCGTCAAAGTGATTATAAAGCGGTATTTCAACCTCGCCTTCCTTAGGTCTAAAATCGAAGTTCTGTTGCGGAATAGAAAAACGTTCTGAAGTTTCCGCTTTATATATCAAATACAAGCACTCGAAAAACTCTTCTCTATCTCCGTCGCTCTTTTGCCAAGTAGTTGCTGTAACCGCGTCAAAGTATAGGTCTCTATCGATTGGTAATACTTCTTCGATTGTCCACGCTTGATCCTTTTTATTTTTATCGCCAAATTTACGAATAGGGTCTTTTATCGCTTGCCATTCTGCTGCTCTTCTTGCAGACAAATGTAATCCAGGCGGTCTACAATCTTTCCAATGATATCCCCAAGGTTGATCGGATTTTACTTTGTATCCGTACTCAGATTCCGGAATACTTGTTGTTCCGATTTTATCCACGTTTTCTACGCCCAGCTTGTTTACTATAAAGTTAACTCGCCAAGCGCTATTAACGCCGGATGCGGATTTTAATTCTACTTCCTTAGCCTCGCCTGTCGCCGTTTTACCTTTTATTGTTACCGATGCAACGCCAGGCGAAACATCGCGCTTAGGCGTAATAGCCTTAACGGTTTTAGATGGCGTAGTTTTAGTCGTGTTAGGATTTGTAGCTACGCTCGGTTGCACCTTAGACGCTGTTTCATTAGCTTCTGAAGTATCATTCTTATTTACCGAAGTCATATCAATTTGCGGAGCTAAATCGATTCCAGTCAAGTTTTTAAATTTTGAAATAAAGTCGTTTGCCTTACTTTTGTACTGACTTACGATTAAATCTAAGTTTACTTTAATCTGATCTAACGCTTCTTTTTTAGGAAGATCGTATGTTGGTTTTATTATCGGCTTACAGCTCATTGATACTTCTCCAACTTTTCACGAATACTTGCGATAATTCTACTAACTTTAGACGGGTGTATACGTAATTGCTTCGCAATCTGTCCCTTCTCAAGTTTCTTACATCCGTTAATACCAAATAATCTTTCGAATACTTGATTTTCTTCTAGCGTAAGTTCCGCAGGCAACATCATAAGTAGCATACGATTAGCTGGAGCCTCGAATGTAAAATCAGCTTCTTCGTCTCCAATTGACAAGTCTCTTCGATCTTCTTTTAGGAAAGCCTTAGCATCGTTTGGCGTACATGCAAGCTTGTATTCAAACGAAACCTTTTGAGCAAGCTCTTGCGCATTTGGCTCTCTACCGAATTCTTCTATGAATAAATTCTTAGCCGTCTTAAGATTACTAAACGCTTTGCCCGCACGACCTTCTACCACGCGACCCATATTCTGGTGCGCAATAATAAATCTCGCCATTCTACTTAAAACGGTGTTCAAGTGTGTAGCAAGCGCGGCACCTTTATTTGGATTATAAGTTTTAAGTCCGTCTATAAATTGCTTTTCAGCCTCCGCTTGTATTAAGCGAGTAGGTATATTTACGGATTTCCACTTATTTACGTGAAAGAATATTAGATTTTTAAATGAGTCTTGTAAGGGACGGAGGTACATCGGATTGTAATTCGATTCTTTCCATTTCTTCCAGAGTTCATGCTCGTTCTTTTTCTCAGCGTCTGATACTACAGGCTCAACGCCTTCTACCATAGGAGTTAGAGAATTTAATACAAACGTATCCATGCTTGCTTTTTTCTCTACTCCCGAAAGTAGAAACTTCTCTAACTCATTCATTGTTAATGTCCTTCTTGAATGTCTTGGCGAACCTTATTCTCGATCGCTTTCTTAGCAGCTAACGCGGCAACACCACCTGCAGCAACACCGCCTAGTGCTTTGTATGCGCCAGCGTTTTCACCTACGTGCTTAATACCATGTGCGTAAGCTTTAGGATAGTTTTTAATCTTAGGTCCAACATACGCACCCAAACCACCAACAGCCATACCACGTAGCATACCACGTCTCATAGCGTCTGTTGCAGTTTCGCCTTCACCTCGTTTATATCCAACTGTACCACCTACTAGTGCGCCTAAGCCAGATCCGACTGCGAATCTTTGCGCTCCTGTAGGTGTAGCAAGTTTTTCAAATTCGTCAGAAAACGCTGACCACATAGTTTGTCTTTCGAGTTGATTCATTTTACTAAGCTCCTTGTCTGTAGCGAGTTTGCGTAATCTATTACGGCTTTTACTCTCTGGTTGTCTACTTTTTCTTCAAATTCGTTTTTAGGGTACGAAACAGTTTCAGTATGATTTGCTAAGTTTTGTGACGCACCGCCAACGCATACCTGTGTTATCGTAGATAATCTATCGACTTCTTTTAAAGGCTTTTGGAAAAATACGTCTTTTGCAAACTGCATAGAGCATATCTCTCTTCGGCACATTCTTAGATAAAACGAGTTACGTTGTTGTTCTGATCTTAACGCATCATACTCTTTTTGTAAATCTGCAATAACTGCGTTTTGATCCTTACCTCTAACAAACATAGATTCGCTACCAATTAATTCCCAATAAACATCTCCTACCTTGTCTACATCGTATATAGATTCTAACCATTTCGGTTTTAAAGCTTCACGAAGATCTTTATCCATGTACTTAAAAAACTCATCGTCTGCAAGGCTAACAGGTCTTGCGTATATCACTGAGTAAGATGTAGATCCACCGGATTGGGATATGCTATGAGTAATCGATTGTAATACGCCTATAAACTGCTCAGTTTCTGCTCCTTGACTTGTTTGATCGATTACTAACATTGGAAACCCAACTACTGGATACGGATTAAATGGGCCGGACGCACTTATACTACGTTGCGATAATCTACGTTGTATAAACATAGCGTCCGCGTAACGAGTAAAGTAATCATCCTTACCATTAAGTCCCTCTTCGGTTGTTTCCCCTGAGTAATTTTTACCATTATCGATTAGCATAGCGAGTCTTGACATGCTTGCAAACTCAGGCACAACACCTGTAAACATTTCGTGGTCCATGATTAAACCTACTCTCGATTTACCGTTATCCGATTGTTGATTCACAAGTTCATCTACCGATAAATTCTCCGATAGCTTTTTACCTTGTAATCCGTTTAAAAATGGAAAGGACGGAGAAAAGTAAGTAAGCTCGTCCACGCCTGCAGCATTCGGTGCTAACTCTTGTAGATTCGTAACCATTTGTAGTCTTGATGTTTCGTCAGCTGCTTGTCGATTAAAGCTAAGCATGTTGTACATACAAGGAAATAGTATATTACACTTAGGCGGATCTGCGTATAAGAAGTCTGGCATCATTAACGTACTATTTAATTTACTTGATGTAATACGTGTTGCAGTAGAAGAAACATTACTCATTGTTGAAAACACTGCGTTTATACCAGAGTCGTCTGTCGGTAGCCTATTTGGATCAGATTCGTTTGCATTTAAAAGCTCAGTCGCAACCGATCTAACGTCGTCTATTGATACTTGAAATTCTAACTGATCGCTTTCTTTTACGGTAGTAGATAGATAGTTGTACGCTTTAGAATTTATTACGTTATTTTCCTTCAGAATACGTAATGCGTCTGCTGAATCAATTGCGTTTGATATCTTTCGAGCAATTTCAGGTGTTCCAAAATACGAGCTTAAAGATTCGTTAACCGTTTGATTATTCCTGTAACCATCTGCAAATGATGTTCTAGCATCTATTGCTTTTTGAGTTAAGCTTATCTCTTTCTCAACACCTCCTGTTAAAGTAGTTGCTAATGGATTCGGACATCTAACGTATCCTATGATCGAAAGTATCATCTGAATGACGTCGATTACTTTAACAAGTCCGCCAAGTCTTCCGTATGTATTTCCTACAAAGTTGGCTAATACGTCTGCTTTAAATATCTTGAGAGGCGCTAAATCTTCTGACGCTATTGTAATCTGTTCGAGTATTTTAAGTCGGTTTTGTTGGTGTGTGAAAAACGCATTAGCACCTGTCGTACCCTGTTCTATAATACCGGTGTACAATTCAATCATGCGTATCATAGCAGCAAGTATTCCTTTTGCGTCTGTAAACCCAATCGACTTAGGTTTCGGATCTTTGAATACTTCTTCTAGTAGCGTAAAGTTTGCTTGATTAATACTATTTTGGATAATCATGGCAGCTGCAAAGTACGCTTTGGTATTAATCAGATTGGATACGCTAGCTTGCTGTTCGGTGTAGTAAGTATATGCTCTCGATAAATTCTCGAAATGGTCTGTGCACGTTAGCGTAAGCACTCTTCCTTCGGCTGATTTATTAATCGATATACCGTGCACCTCGCCAGAAAAGAATAACTTATAATACTTATTATTGACTTCAGACGTAGAGCTATTTGGCGGTCTTACCGCTTCTTCTAGAAAGAATATAAGAATAGATGTCTTAGGACGAATGAGTAATGCTTGTGGCGTAGCAATTAATTCTACGGATGCTCTTGCAATGTCGTTCATAGACGCAGTCACTGATGCGCTTATGATCGGTATCTCGTATCCTTCTAAAAAACATCGTATTCTTAAAAAGGACGTACTCATATAAACTCTCCGAGATTTGTATTTATCTGATCCTCTTGTACTTCGCGATCCGGTCCAAATATCCCTTCAACGGTTCCAAGCGCGTATACTCTAACACTAGTAAGCGTATTGTCAAGGAAGTCGACTGCTTCGCTTAAGTTTGATGTAAGTGTTTGTAGGCCGTATAACGAAAGAGACGCTGCCATGCTTGCAGATTGTTTTGATCGTAGTAATGAGTCAGCAGTTACACCGCTACCAAATAAATCTCCTATAATGTCTACTGCGGTTTGATCTTGTATTACGGAGTCAATATACAAACCAACGTTTTCTGATTGTTGGTTTACCAAGTTGGCTTGCATCTTATACTCTTCGGTAAGCTCCGCTACTCTATTCGTGCTTACAATTTTTGATAGGAAATCTAAATCCTTCGCTGCGGTAATATTATCTGCGTATTCTATAATTACATCAAAGTCAGATGCGTTTGTTAAATTTCCAAACTTGCCTGACAAGTACTCGTTTGGATACGCTTCGAAGTAAGATGTAGGTGCGGGATTTTTATTTCTATAATCATTGACGATTTCTTGTAACTTGGTCTGAACAGGGTCGCTACTCTTTAACTGTCCTGCGTTTGCTAGGAATGCTATCTCATCTGCTACGCTTTTAAATTTATTTGATAAAACGTTTGATAGCTGATTTTGGCTAGATAGTTTTCTCAGCACGGATTCTTTATCCGAATCTACTTTATTTACCTTGACCGCAGTTATATCCGACAAGTGTACTATTTTTTCTACGATCATATTAAAGTTCATGTTTACCATGTATGGATCTTGCGTAGCACTTTGAGAGTAACTTACGTTAGTAATATATCCAACGAGTTGTAAGCCATCAATAACAATCGAGATTGGCGCTTTACGTGTTGCGTTTTGAGTACCTCGGTAAACCTTTTCGTAGTTCATATCGAATTGCTGAAACCATTCGAATGTTTCGGTATCGAGTAGTAACGCACTTACGGATGCATTTGGTGCTCTCTCGCCAAAGAAATAAACGTAATGCCCATCAAATGTTTCGATTACTTGACTCTTCTCAGTACGGCTTAAACTAAATTGTTGTACAAGTAAGTTGTGATCGTACTTATCCTTTTTAATAGGCGAGCTGGTGTTTATAGCGCCGTTATACAAAATACATGCGTATGTATCTGGTTTAATAGATATACCGTTTATAGGTCTACGTACAAATCCATTACTTACATCCGATGATAATTTAGAAGAATCTATCGCTAGCGTTCTTATGTTTTTTGGTGAAAGTACCGAAGGTGTTATAAAGTTTATCATATCGTAACCTTTGTACACTGCATTCGCATTTTGTCGGTTATTTGATTCGGCATATCTTCGCCGTATACTTTTTTATACGCAATAGATTTAGCTAATACGTCTATTATGACATCGCTTGATATCTTATCTACGATAATTAAATCTACTTGCGATTTGTTGCTCAGTGGAACACGCTGAGCTCCGTAATTTATTGGTAACGAGATCATATCATCTTCCTAACGATGTTTGTAATTTTGTAAGTACTAAAAGGCTTCCGTTATTAAACTCTTGAGTCTTTGTAGTTAGTATATCCGTTTTAAGTAATAACGCATCTTTAGACGCAACCATTCTGTCTAGTTTATACTGTACTTCTTGCTTCGTCTTTTCAGATTCTTTTTTATCGCTCATATCTAATCCTATGGAACGGTTTTAACCGAGTTGCTTATCTTTACTATCGCCTCTGCGGTTGTTTTATTAAACGCCTCTTGCTTAGTAATTGCGTTTGATGTTTCAGACATGTACCTAGCTGTGGTTTCGTTTGCTTGCGCAATCGCTTCTGCAACCTCAGCAGAATAACCAGCCGTAGCCATAATAAGTTCATCCGTATCTTTATCGCTAGACGCTTTGCCGGCTTGAAGTACGACTCTATTAGTCATACGAGTTCTTAGTTTAGACATGCCTAATTCTTTAATCTGATCATCGCTCAAGTACGCTTTAGCCTCGTTCGTAACTTCATCATCCGACAAACCGGCTATACGCTGCTTTTCTGCAAATAGTTTAACCATTAAGTCTTTGCCGGATGACTCTTCCATACCTTTAAGTTTATCTTCCGTAAGCGATCCAGTAAGCGCATCAAGTTTAGATATATCGCCTTTACTTGCGTATTCACTTAACATCTTACCGTATTCTGTACTACCGAAATCTTTATCCATTGTATATTTAAATAGATCCGTTCTAGCCGTACCCTTTTCATGTAAAGCCTGTTCACTAAGATTTCCCGTAAGCTTGCTCATGTACTGTTGATATCCGTGCTTTCCCACAGCGTCTAAGTTATAAACCTCGCCAGCTAGCTTTAAAAACTCATCTCTTGTTGCGCCTTGAAGATCACTAGCGCTAAGCTTTATGCCCTTCGAATCTAATACTCTTTGTATTTCTTTATCGTCACCACTACGTAAAGCTGACGCTATATCCATTTTATCGTCGCTGCTAAGCGCATTCATAAGTTGTGCGTATCCTTGCTGCTTTTGAATACTCACTTGACTACCGGATCTAAATATCTCTTGTAGAACATTACTGTCAAGATCGTTTACACCACCAAAAGCGCCTTGATCTATAATATCTTCGCCTTCCGCTCCGCCAAAACCTACGCCGTAGTTAGAACCAAACATACTATTTCTTTGTTTTGTAAGTTCGACTATTCTCTCCTCCGATGTAGCGCTTCCCATACCGCTGGTGATTTGCGAGTTAATTCCTTGTCTAACTTCTCCTGCTAACTTACCAAGCCCGCCACCTTCTGATTCAAGCGCTTGTAATTGTCCGTATATATCGCCTCCACCGTGAGTCATATTCTCCTTCAGTCCGCGAATGATTTCAGATACCGTCTTACCACTACTCAAAGCCTTCGAAATATAATCTCTTATAAATCGAGTAGATTTTGTCGTACTCTTCTGACCTTCTCTCTTTGCTAAATAATCCGCTGTTATGTTTTTTCTATCAGTTCCGAAAAATTTACGTGCGTTATAATCTCTCATTTCCGTTTCATCGAATGTATCTTTTATACCACCAATTATATCTAAGTTTTGCGCAAAGCGTGATGTGTTTAAAAACTTATTAACACCTTCATCCGTTGCTTCTGAAAAGTTATTTGTAGTTGTTCTTCCCGTATCGCCCATCATTGCGCTTGCTACAACTTCATCGCTAATACCTTCTAGCTTACCACGTACGTGAGTTGGCTGAATACCAAAGAAACCGCCTATCATACGCCCCGTAGCTTTAAGGTATCTACCGTTTGCAAAGTCGTGGCTAGCTAATTCTCCAGCTTCCGAAAATTGTGTCATGTAGTCACCGCCCATACTTTCAAATGGAGATGATATAATATGACCTACGCTAGTTTTAAACTTCTGATACTTGGCTCCGAGACTACGTTCTCTAAGCGCAGACATCATTCGATTCTTCTTTTGTACCTCGCCTACTTGCCTCTCGAATTCTCGTTCAAGCCCTTTCGATTTATCCGACATTTCAAATATCGCATCTACTACGATTTGATCTTCTTGTATCGTATTCTTTAACCAGAGTTTAATTTCTTCATCGCTTAAGTTTGAATCTTTAAGTAATGCTTTCGCTGCTTTTGCTAAACCACCTACGCCCATCTTCGCACCAAACTCTGCGCCCATACCTCTAGACATATTATTTTGTAACGATACTGCTGCTTGGCTACTGTCGAGTTTAGACGAGTATAGAGATTTTATGTCTTCCGATGATAGTGCGCCACTATTAAACTTTTCGAGTAGGTCCTTATCAATCTCGCCTGTAAACTCTCCGTTTTCATTCTTCTTTCCCAACGCTGCGGATAATATTTTACCTGCATCCGATTGCATAATACGAGCGTTTGCTGCCATCATCTTTTTAGACATCTCGCCTACTGCCTCTTCTCCGCGTTTACCTGTTACGTTAAATAAACGTTCTTCTGATATTAACCCCTTCTGAACGCCTATGCTTACTTGACCAGCCATATCTCGCATAAGCTCGGATCCTACCATACTTCTACCGCCATACCCACGAACTAAATCTGCACCGCTTTGTTGTAATCCGATTAAATTTTGTTCATTCATACCAATACCGACAGCGCTTGTAGCACGAGTCATAGAAGATCCTCTACGAATGTCTTTCATATGAAAGTACCCTTGGTTATTAAACTGTTCGATATAAGGCATTACGTTTTCAAGCGTTGTATTAAGTTCTCTTGCCATATCTTTCATTGTTTTAACAATCGTACTAAATTTATCGCCCATCTCTTTAGCGTTCTTAGACGCTTGTAGAAGCTTCATACTATTAAGATTACGAAATATGTTAGTAAGCTCGTTTTGATTTGTAAGCATGTCAGGTATCGCTGCCATACTACGAATTGTTTCCGTCATCATTTGAGCCGACTGTCCGCTAAAACCAGAACCGCCATACCCACCCATATTTCGGTTGCCAAACGATTGATTCATAATATTATGTATGGCATTTTGTTGCTGGGCGCCGTGAACAGCAGCGCCAAATGCGTGACCTACTGCCATAGGCGCTAGCATCGGCATAACCATGCCACCGAAACCAAGCCCGCCTGCTATTCTACCGAAATTAGCTAAACCCGATCCACCTATGCCGAATCCTGAAGCCATACCGGCAAACATACCGGCAGTATTAACCGTGTTAAATATATTGTGTGCTGCACCAAGTCCGCTTAAACCAGCGGAATACCCTAAGCTAGGTCCGTATGGATTTGCACCTAAAAAGTCCGCAGACATTGTAGGATTATTCGGATTATTGCCCCAACCGTAATTAAAATTACCTTGCGCTTGCATCATACTTCCCTCAATTCTTCGCTAAAAAGTGTGATAACTATATGCAACATATTAACATAAACGAAAGGAAAAGATATGTTCGACTTAGCATTTTTAGTAGGACTTCCAGCATTAACCGCAAGAACAGTGGTATCAGTGGTAGATAGCGCATGCGAATACGCAATAGGCGCACAAGAAAAAAGTAAGGCCGTGACTTGGACGGTAGATATACTAGGCAAGCCTATAAAGATTCATACCGATTACGAATACGATTCGGTTAATGAATTATTCGAGTATTGTAGGTATCCATTCGAGTCATGTAGGGTATACGACTCAACCGGCGGTGATGGTAAATATCTGGTATTGTGGTGCCTACTACGTTGGGCGTGTTGCGGAGATGATATGTACGGGCTTGCGAAGCATATGGAGGGTATTGCACCAGAACAAGCGAATACGCTTAGGTGTGCTTTGGATTGCCTCCCACATATGGCAAAATCGTATGCGCTAGATGTAGCTGCTTTAGTTATCGCCCAAGACGCCGTCCCGGACAGCTCGTTCTGAGTCTTTATGCCACATCAGAAAGGTTTTAAGAAGCGCTACTTCTGCGCTAGTTAATGCCGATCTAAAGGCTAACGGAATATTAGCTGAGGTTACCAGCGCTTGCTCAAAGTCCTTGATAATTTGATCCGTTTTTTCTAGCTCATTTTTCGAAAGTTTACTCATGATTAACCCCCAAAAAAGACAGCGCCTGCTGGGTGATGAGAGATACCGGATACTCCGATTTTAGCCTTTAGCGCTTCTTGTTGCTTAAACGAGTACTCATCATCTTCAAGTAAGTCTTCGTCACTATCATCAAAATCTTCGTCTTCATCGTCGTGATCGAAATCATCCTCGTCATAATCTTCGGCATCAAAATCGTCATCATCTTCATCATCGTCGTAAAAACCATCATCGTCATCATCGTATGGGCCTGCACTCATTTTTAGCTTCTTAATGATTTCCAAACCCTTTTCGCGAACTTGCTCTTCAGTTATGTTAAGTAGTTCCATAATTGCGCGAATGGTTAATGCTTGAGAGTTTACGATTTCTAGTAAATCGCCTTTAGTCATTGGGTACTTATTAGTACGCTCTTGTGTCTTTGTACTTGTCATACTACACCTTCTTTGAGTTTAAACGTTTTAATTCGTTTTGTAGTGGATCGAGTATCTTTGTTTGCATTTCAAGCAAAATAGATTCAATCATGTGTTCTTGTACGCGCCTACCATCTGGAGTGATCACGATGTTTTTAGGTTCGAGTCCGTCGTGGTGTGCAAAGCTCTCTCTCGACATATCTAGTACTGCATTAATAAATTCAATGCGTAGTGTAAGCTCGTTATGTCGTTCGATTAGATCGCGTAAGGTTTCTTTTGCCTCAACAGGTGAAGAGGGCGAAGAATCTTTTTTCAAGCGTTGCGCCATTTGAAACGTCCTTTACTATATTCTTTAGCGGATAGATTGTCAAACCACGTAAGCTTCTCGCCTTGTCTAGTCCTTGAGCATCTGCCATTGCTTGATAACGAATATCCGTTGGATGGTACTTAACGTAAATATCCGCATCGTTATCAAGCTTTCTAAACCAAGACGCTACTAAGTTTGAAATCTTTTCGGTTGATAGGTTTACGAGTAATGTAGATGTGAGCTCTTCGCTCTTCATCATTTTACGCTTTTCGCATACGCATACAGCAACGCCTGCACGTAAATTCTTACCGGGAATAAACTTACCGCAACCTTCCTTACCCCAAACGATATCTGTGTCAGCGACATTAGGTGCATTAAGTGCTAAACCTTTATCTCGTTCTGCACAAATATACATAAGCTCATCGCCTTCGCCGTCTAGGTGTAAACCGGATTCAAATACACTAATCGCTGCTACGTTTGGACCGTTTGTAGTTCTACGTGGTCCAAAGTGTACTTCGATCTTGTATCTAGCCGGAGTATCTCCTGTTGCAATCTTTGTCATGCTCTTAGATTTCCTACTTTAACTTGTTTAATAGATCCGCGTGCTGGCTTGATTGTCTGAATCGCTACATCGCCTTCTCTTGCGCCAGGTGCTGGTGGAACAGGAATCGCTTTTAGCTTTTCGTAACATAAACGTAGATTACCTTGGAACGTAAAATCCCAAGTAAAGAAAAGCTTATCTTCTTTTAGAATCCAAGGACGACTTAAGCGAAGACGCCATGTATCTAAGTTTTCTGATTCGCTTTTTAGCGCTTTTTCAATAAAGAACAATAAGCGCCCTTCCGCTGCTTTCAAGTTAGTATCTTGAGAAGTAAGCGGTTTTAATCTACATAAACAACAAATTGTATCATCCTTTACGACAGGACTTGCGTATACTTCTAATCCTAATGTCGCAAGTAACGATTTAAACTGATCGAGGTGATTTACTTCAGCCATTGTTTTCCTATCTTTTCTACTAGATTTTCTAGTACTTTATTCGAAACCTTAATTTCGAATGACATGTCAGAATGCTCATATCCGCACGCAGTGTATTCTTCGTCTACACATAAGCGTACTCTAGTTTGTGGAACCTTTGTTAGTTCTGCTCGATCTGTAATCCGTAGATCTTCCAATCGGATTGGTCGGTCTTTTGCTTGATGATCAACGCTATGCTTGGTGCTATTAACTTTGTCCATAATGCTCGTTCTCCTAGTTGTAACTCGTATTCAAGTTTTTGATGTTGTATATGAAACACAATTACACACGAATTGTATTCTTTTTTTAAAATGTCCGATGCTGTTTTTACATTTACGGGCTGTCTGTCTAACATTTCGATATGAAAGTTAGCAAGTAAATACGGAATAGAATCTTCGGTGAGTTGTGGTTTTCCGCCTACTCCAGAAGGATGCACTACGATTGTAGCTTGAAAGAAATCGATGATGATTGCTCTTGGATTCTCGCTTGCAAGTTCGCCTATTAATTGTCCGAGTTGCGCATCCGTTGATGGGAGTGCGATCATCTTCGGTTTAATACTGTCTAGGGGATTTTTTTCGCTCATCTTTTTCTCTCGCTGTCGCTATTAAATCTCTTACAACTTGCGACATCGATACGTTTTTAGATGTCGCATGTGATTTAAGCCATTCGTGATCTTCTGGTTTAAGTTGTAAGATTAGTCGTTTCATAGGTTCGAAATCTCTGCACCTTCTGGTACAATCGCTAGTACGTCTTGCCAATGGATTAGAAAGGTGCCGTCTTCCATTTCGTGCATACCTGATAAGTAATTACGAAATACAATCCTGCAATTATTTGCTAGTCCCATAGCGCTTGGATCTACTGTACGTAGCGTAGATACCGGCTCGAATCCGTCGTCTGTCTTTTTAATCTTTTCAAACGTAAGTTTACTTGGTAGTAAAACAACACGTCCTACGGCGATACCTACTTTGTCCGCTTTGGTTTCCATTAGGATTAACGAGGATTTAGGTTTCGAGAGTTCTTCCTTACGTACTTGTATCCACGAGTTCATTAGTTTAATTGCCATCGTGATCTCCTAATCCGCCATTAAGTATGGTGACACTATAACCTTTGACTTCCGGCATAGATATAGGAGATGACGAGACTACTCCGGATGTGAGTCCGTCTTTACGAACAACGCTTCCGGAATTAACATCCACATGGTAGTAGATTGGTGTACGAGTGATTGGGCATACGCCATTTGTCATACCGCCTGCACCTGGTATTTGCCTTGGAATATCCTTAGGCGGAATACCGGTTAGCTCTTGCATATACCAAAGCAACGCATCTAGTTTATGCTCAATTCGAATTAAATCCTCGCCTTTCATAATTGACCTATATCCTCGTCTGAATAACCGTCATAACCGTAGTCATCAACGTGGCCTACGGAATAATCGATTTCTTCTTGTACAGGCTCTTGTCTACGACCTTCTAAGCGTTGTCTAAATTTACTTAGCGCTTTCTTTTTACGGTCGTCTGACTGAACTTGTTGTGGTTGCGGTTGTCTGGTTTGTTGTCTTGGCGCAATCTCAGTTGTCTTTGGTTGAGACTCCGCAGCCTTGTCTAGCGATTGCACAAATTCTTCCGATACTTGAGCGGTAATCTTTTGTCCAAGTATGTTTAACTCGACTACGTACTCTACTTCATTCTTTACGAAGTTATGTTTTGTCGCGAGTGATAATAGTTGACATGAAAGCTTGAGCATTATTTTAGCCTTGGATGTGGCAGTGGTGGAGGTAACATTGTACCGGGCAATTCGTGAGATTTCTTTTTCTCGGTTTGTTTTTGAATTGCCGATACGCTAGATGCGATCTTTGAAAGAGAGCTTTCGATTGATTGCATTAATTTACGTGTTTCTACTTTGTCTTTTGTAGATTCTTTTACGAACTCTGCTAGGTACTTTGCTAAGTTTTCTAACGTTTCGATCTCTTTGGTTGAGCTTGAGATTCGACTTTCATCGGACCCTTTTGCATCTCCCGATCCATGATCGCCGATATCTTCTCTTTTTCTTTCCATTGTTCTTTCTCCGTGTATGGAAATAATTCGCTTTCATACGAACTTAAAAGCGATTTAAGTTTTTCATGGTTATCGGCTGACACGTTTGGTTGGACCATTAGAACGGCGTGTATATACTTTTCTCGCTGACGGCAATTAAATACATACATACATACAGCTTCTAACGGAGATCCTGGCGTAGGTGGATGTTCTAATGTATCGTAGATAAAATTAGCACGCACCCAACCTACAGGCGTTGTCAGCCATTCCCTAAAAAATCAGGCGATAATGCTTTACGTACTCTATCTTCAAACCAACGAAGATTAACCCAGATACGCTCAATTAATACTTGAGGTAATGCGGATATCTTTTTAAAGCGTTGTTCAAAGTTTGAATCGAGAATGTTTCCGTTGGCATCTGTAAGCAAAGGTAATGAATCACCGTTAATATCTACAACGTGTGCGCAAATATACATAACGATAATTCTATCCTCTACGTATCTAGCAGCTTCGTTCTTAACTTCGGATAACTTACGTTTAATATACAAGTCCTCGTTTGTACGAAGTGTTCTAAACTTAATTGTAAGTTTTCCCGGAATGACTTCTACGTTTTGGTGGATTTCACCTGAGATAAATAAGTCATCGATTCTAAGAGCGCGTAGATTTGATTCAGCTCTTTTTCTAGCACCGACTGATGCAATCGCTAAATCCGGCGGATTCATTAATTGATCGAATAGCGGATCTAGTACCTTATCGTCCGGTACCATGTTTTCTACCTTTTCGGAAGTAGCAACGGATTCTGTGGCACGTTTCATCTCACGAGATATGTTTTCAAGCTCAGCCTTCGTTTTATCTGAAAACGAAATCTCTGGTAATTGTAAACCTTGTGGTTGTCGTTCTTGCTGTTGCGCGTGCAGTAAAGTAGGTGCTTGTGCTTTTACTACTTTTGGTGTATTACTCGACATCTTTTCTCCGATTTAAAAAGTGATGTCAAAGTTATATCAATGTTATATCATTTGTCAATACGTTTTATTTTCAGTATTATTTAAACCGGCAGTAAGTACGTCAGGATTTTTATATCGATCTGCTCCTGTCCACGCGTCGTGTGCTAAGTAAGTACCCGCACCACCTAACGCAACTCCGGCTACCCACGGTGATCCCGGTTTCTTTACCGGAGTTGGTTTACCAGAAATCGCATTTGTAACTTTGCTACCCATGTTCTTTACGCCTTTACCAAGCCTATAACCGCCATAACCGGCAAGGCCAGCAGCGGCTAAAGCGCCAGTAGTAAGCGCTCTGTTAAAAGTACCTGCTGATTCTGGCATCGCTTGACCTTGCTGTGCTGATTCATCAAACGCTTCTGCAAATGCGACTTTCTCTAACTCATCGTAAAAGGCGTTGTACATGGATTGCTTATATAAATCATCTGGCATAGATTGCGCTAGTCCACGTGTTTTAGGAGTAGCCATTAGCGTTGGATTCATACCACGTTCTTGTAATACTGCGTTAAATTGCATACCGTTTGGGCTTGTCATACCGCCTGCTCTCTGCATAGCTCTCGCTAGCGATCTCGAATTACGTTTCATCAATGCTCTTTTATTTTCAATTGGCACTTGCATATTTTTTACCGGATTGTTCTTCTGCCCCTTTCTCGGAGCGTCCGTAAAGTTAATGCCTGGTGGCGGTGCCGGTCTTCCTGACATACCAAAGGGCGTGTCTGAATACCTGAGCGCTGTCTTAATTAAACTCATGTTATTACCTCTTTCAAAATATAAACCGGAAAGTGTGATAACTTATAAACGAAAGGAGTTAGAATGTTAAAGCATATTCTACTCGTGCTATTATTACTTTGTAGCACATCGCACGCTAAACCGCTTTCGGAAAAGTGCGAATCCCTTATCGGAAACATGTTAAATGATTCTTTTTGGAAATCCGATAAACAACGAAATGAACGCATTCAGATTTGCGTTAAAATTATTGAAAGCTCAGTTTCAAGTAACATCGACTTTAAGTTATCTCTCGCAATCGCATGGCACGAAAGCAGATTTACTTACGCAGACAACGGTTATTGCTTAGGTCCGTTGCAAATTAAAACTAAGTATTGGTGCGAAAATAAGAATGGTGAATGGAGCGAACATAAGGCAGACGGATACGAGCCTACTTGTGATCTAATTCATCGCGGTGTATTTGCAATTAAGTATTGGTCTGACAAACGTGGAGAAGGATCCAAAAGGATGTTATGCGCATACGCAGGTAGTCCAGATTGTATAAGCGGTCAAGCAAAAGAGTTTGCGTATTCTGTGCCAAAAATAAAATTACGAATAAGTAAGATATGGAACGCTATTGAATAAATTTACCGAGTTGTCTTCGTCTAATCTCTCTTGCCACAAATGACGCTGCCTTAACTACTTCCGGAGTAGGTGCGGCTGCTGTAGTTGTCGTAGTAGCCTTCGCAGCAGCTTGTTCTGCCGTAGTAGCAGCAGCTTGTTCTGCTTTTGCAGCTGCCGCAGGTGGTACGCCTACTTTTGGCGGTATCTTGCTAATACCGTAACCTGCAGCTGTACCCATAGCACCGCCCATTAATGCACCGCTTAATCTATTACCTTCACCAGCGGACACTGCGCCTACGCCTGCACCGATTAAACCGCCTGCAGCCATAGGGTTTGTTTTTAGTATATTACCGGCTTCTGCTCCGACAGCCTTAGCGCCTTCGCCAAGTGGTACATTCTTCATATTCTTCATTGCGCCCCAAAGCGCTTCAAATCCAGCAGCCTTCTCCATGATAAATTGAGATGCGGTTGGATTTTCGTGGTGTGTAACGAGTAATGACGCCATCTTATTCATGCCATCTTCGTTGTACTTTCTTAGCCCTCTTTTGTATAATTCGCCTTTGTGCATTTGTGTATACTCCGTTATAGTGTTATAAAGCATAATTCGACTATATCACTCGGAGGACAAAATGACAATATCAGATAACGGAGCAGAACTAGCGTTTAAAATTCTATCGACTCTGATCATACCACTAGCCGTCTATATACTAAATATGGACTCATCGATTACTAGCATATCTACCAAGATGATTACGATTGAAGAACGCTTACAAGAAGAAAGACAACGTACTAATTACTTGTCTACTAAATCAGAAGAAAACGAGAAGGAAATACGAGAAATAAAGGTTTCACTCGATTATATGAAAAAAGATTTAGCCGAAATAAAAAGCGATATTAAACTACTCATACAACAAGGTAAAAGATCCGAATGACTAGCATAGAAAAGATATTTGCATTTATACTTGTAATACTATTCATCCTACACGAGATAATCGAGGCCATACTATGAACAAATCACTAGCACTTGTACAACACTTACTCGCAGCGCTTAGAGCGTCGTATCACTGCCATCAAACTTCTCATTGGCAAGTTAAAGGTAGTACATTTTACGGAGATCATCAAATGATGAGTCGTATCTATGAAAGCGTTGTAGACGAGATCGATACGCTTGCTGAGAAGATAGTTGCAAAGTATGGTAGCGATGCGGTAGACTGTTGTGATCAGATCGAAATGATATCTGATAATGTACATTGGGCAGACGAGCATTCTGGACACGATCCATTAAGACGAGCACTTGTAGTTGAGGAAAGCTTACAGAAGATGTTCGAGAAGACATACGCTGATTTAAAATCATTAAACGAGATGTCACTAGGAATGGACGACTTTATTATGAGTTCGGCTAATAACCACGAGTCAAACGTATATTTATTAAGACAACGCTTACTTGCAAAGTGAGGAGTCATGGAACTCAGCGATAAACTTATTGAAGCTATTATTATGTCAGCTACCGTAGGACAATTCGGTACTCAAATTGTCGAAGAGACATTTAGCCTATCCGTAAAAGCATTATCGGAAGCTAAGCGTCAGCTTTATATGAATCTATGCTCTGGCGTAGTAGCATTCCTCGCCTACTTTTTTACCGAAGAGCAATTCATTATTAAAGCTGCCGGGCTTGCGTTTTTAAGCGGTGTGTTTGCAGACGCTGCACTTAAATTCTTAAAGCGTAAGAACGAAGTTACACAAGCAAAGAGCGAAGAGCTTGCTAGACAAGTAGCGGATCTTGAAAAGCGTGATTTAGAAGATAAGGTACGCTTACTTGAATTAGAACTTAAAGCACACGCTAAACACGAGATTAAAAGTGAACAAGTGTAATATAGACGGTACTATTGAAAACGAATCTATACGATTTGTAGAAGTAAACGGTACCTTTTTAATGTATCTACCAAATCGAAAGATATACATTACTACCGATGACTTTGTTAATTGTCCTATCGGAGATAATGTACGTTTTGTATTCGATATGGTAGACGAACCAATTAAAAAGAAAATAATCAATACGCCAAGTATGCCAAGCGATGATACATCGTTTTATTCTGCAGAACCTAATCCGATTGATCTATCTCTTAAAATAGAACCGATTATGTATACGCAGACTAGAGAAAATAAGCCGATACAAGAGCCAGATCTACCATTCGATTTTACAGGCTTAGTTGCGTCATCCGCATTAGTACTAGCAATTATACAACAAGCATATCAAAAGAAAAAGCAAGCCGAATCAGCCAAGTGCTGTTCCGATAGTAAGGTTAAAATATCGCAACTTGATTCAGAGATTAAACGCTTAGAAACTAAAATAGAAACTAAGAACGAAGAGTCATCAAAAGCTTTACACGCTGAAATCATAGAACAGTACAAAGAGATGAAAGAACTTCGTGATGATGCAAACGATGTTAAAGAAGTAGTACAACGCTTAATTGATCGCGAAAAGCGATCTGGAGATTAACATGCTAAAAAAAGAACAAAAGACTAACGTACAAGTTACCGCTAACTTTAATTTGTCCGAGATGGAATACTACGATGTAATTCCGCCTAACCTAGTTGCAAACGCTTCCGAGCTTTTAAAGAACTTGCAAGTCATTCGTGATGCATGTGGCAAGTCGATTACTATCATCAGCGGTTATCGCAGTCCAGATCGTAATAAAGCCGTAAATGGTGCGTCGAATAGTCAGCATATGTACGGTATAGCAGCGGACATTAAGATTGCGGGAATGAAGCCAAAAGAAATGAACGCTTTAATCGAAAAGCTAATTAAAGAAGGTAAGCTAAAAGAAGGCGGACTTGGATTATACGATAGACCTGACGGTTGGGTACATTATGATATTCGTGGTACAAAAGCGAGATGGAACGGTTAATTGGTATTAGCGAGGGGGTGTGCAAAAATACGGATAATGATGTGATAATATAGTAGAGAAAAGCGACAGAAAACATAGCCATGCGGATACGCAATATTTCGCACACAATTACGTGTGCCAATAACCAATGGAGGTTTCCTATGAGCAATAATGACAGCAACAAGCCAAGCAGCGCAAGCGTACCAAGTTTCCTATTACCTGGTATGAGGGGTGCTACTGAAGATGCAAGTTTCTTTCCCGATATCAGTTGGACAAAGGTTGGTATTGGGGTAGTGACTGCGGCAGCTGGCGGTTACGCCATCTATACACTCAAGCAGATTAATGACAAACTCGATACTGGTAACGGTAAAGATTAAGTCATCGATTTGAGCGGATGCGCCGCTTTTCTCTTTAGCCTTTTTTTTGACTAGTATATTAAGTAAGTGTATCGTGCTAGACATTTCACTCACCGGAGATGTTACGATGGATAAATTCCGAAAGGCGCTAGCCGATTTTAATTTTGCACAGCAATACGCTAAGAATATAGACAACCGAAAAGAAACTTGGGAAGAAGCGTGTGAACGTATTTACGACATGCACAAAAAACGTTTACTTGAAATGAATTTACGTGAATCTGATTTAGAAGACTTGTTATCCGTTTTAGATAGCTGTAAATCTGCGGAGATTGATAAGCGCATACTATCATCACAACGTGCGCGTCAGTTTGGAGGAGAAGGCATTTCTCGAAAAGAATGGCGTATTTATAATTGCACTACAAGTTACTGCGATAGAATTCGCTTTTTCCAAGAGGCTTTTTGGTTATTGCTTTGCGGATGTGGCGTTGGCTTTAGCGTACAAAGCGTACACGTTGATAAACTACCAAGCATTCGTTCCGATATAAAGTGCAAGGTAGAGCCATTCGTTGTAGAAGATACAATCGAAGGTTGGGCAGACGCAGTAGGCGCTCTTATTAGCTTTTATTTTAATCAACGAGATACATACCCAATCTTCGACTTTTCAAAGATTCGAGAGAAAGGTAGTCAGATCAGTATCGGCGGTTTAGCACCCGGCCCAGAACCGCTTAAGATGTGTATTGAGAGAATTAGTAATCTATTCGATACTTGTATTGTTAGAAACAGAACTAGATTACGTAGTATTGACTGCTTTGACATTGTCATGCATATTTCAAACGCAGTGTTAGCTGGCGGTGTAAGACGCGCAGCTTGTATTGTGTTGTTTGATGCGCATGACACCGAAATGGCTACATGTAAAACCGGTAATTGGTTTGTAGATAATCCACAACGCGGTAGAGCAAATATATCTGCAGTTATTCTACCAAACACATCGAAAGATACTTACCTTAAATTATTTAAGAGCACAAAGGAATTCGGGGAGCCCGGATTTGTGATTAGCGAATCTAAACAATTCTTATATAATCCGTGTTGTGAAATAGGTATGGTACCTACGCTTATTCGAGATGAACTTGGAAACGTTGTAGAAAAGTACACACTCGACATACTTGATAATCAGAGTAAGTATGAACGTATGGGGTATACATATGATAGCGGTTGGCAAGCTTGTAATCTAACCGAGGTAAACTGCGCTAAGTTTACAACGAGAGAACAAGCGCTATCAGCAGTAGTACTTGCGTCCTTTTTAGGAACAATCCAAGCAACATATATTAAAAGCGATTACCTCGGCCCTGTATCTGAACAGATTCTACAGAGAGAAAGTTTAATTGGCGTAAGTTTAACCGGTATGGCAAATCGAAAAGATATTGCGTTTAATGCGGAATGGCAAAAACAAGCAGCTGATTATGCAGTTAACGCAAATAAAGTTTACGCTAAATTACTTAATATACCACAAGCTAGTAGAGTTACTTGCGTAAAGCCTAGCGGTAACGCAGCTGTCTTACTTGGTTGTGCCTCTGGTATTCATCCCGAACATTCAAAACGTTATTTAAGACATGTACAAGTAAACGAAACTAATCCAGTATTACAAGCGTTTAAACAAACAAACCCACACGCAGTAGTACCTAGTGTTTGGTCAGCACCTGGCGTAAATGATCAATGCGTCATGTTTCCAATCGAAGTCGGAGACGATGCGCTTGTAAAGTCGGATTTAAGTGCGAAGGACTTTTTAGAACTCGTAAAACTTACTCAAACAAATTGGGTACGAAATGGCGTGGGCGTAGAACGCGTGGAGGCTTTGCATCACAACGTGTCAAATACATGTGTAGTGAGAAATGACGAATGGGAAATTGTTCAAGAGTATATTTGGGAAAACCGTAATTTCTTAAATGGCATTTCGTTAATATCCGCAAGCGGTGATTATGACTACGACCAACCACCGTTTAGATCAGTAAGTGATTTCGACTCTTCTAGAGATTTAACAAGAGTTCAAGAATCGCTTAATACGTGGAATCAATTACGTTTAAATTGGAATGACGCGGATTACTTTGACGTAGTAGCTGAAGATGAAATCGTTTCAAATATGTCTGTCGCATGTTCAGGTGGCGCTTGTGAATTTATAGCGAACAAATAATTTTTAGTATATATTCATCGTATACATAAAATAGGGGTATACGATATGAGTCGTTTAACAAAATTAGCAAGAATTTATAAAGCCGTAACTTACTTAGAAAAAAGAGCGTTTAGCTTAGCCGGCGTACAAAAGGCCGTAGGCGCTACCGGAGGTAATATAGCAAAATCTGAAGCTAAATCTTTTGCAAGAGCAAGTCTTAACAATGCGGGCAAAGAGGCTAAACAGGCTTTAGACGCATCTCAAGCTAAGATCAACGAATTACGTAGTTCGCTAAAGTCTATGCATCCGAAAGATAGGGCATTAGCTAAAGTTGAGGTAGACAAACAAATTGCGGCAATACGCCAGGATATGGCTGTGCATGAAAAGACAGTACAGGATCAATTTAAGAAATCATACTCCATACAAAAAGGTAAGGGCGCTGTATCTGAAGGTCAAGCGTTAAATCGCGCTGCTATTAATTCTGACGAACAGTTGCTTGCCCTTCGTAAAGAGCAAAAGGTGTTAAGTAAAAAATTACAAGATGCTTCGCCGGAACAAGCGAAGCAAATTCAAAACGAAATTAAAAGCTTACAACAAAAACAAAAATTGCGTACAGACGAAGTTATAGGATCCGTAAATAAGGGCGATCAGGCAGTAATAGAACGTGCAACAGCAAAGCAACAAGCTGCGACAACTACTACTGCCAAAGACGTACAAAGGACTGCCATAAACACGGATCCGCAGATGATGAAACTTCGTGAGGAATATAAAGCGCTAAAGGCTAATAAACCAGCTAACGGTCAAATAGACCCAAGTAGGCAAAAACAGTTTGACGACTTAAAGGCTAAAATGAACGAAAGGGCAACAGAAGTATCCAAGGAATTTAATTCTTCCCCAGAACTTAGAGCAAAAGCTGAGTATACGCTAGGAGGAAAAAATATAGGTGGTACGTATAAAGCTAAAGGTGCGACACCAGCACAATATAACAACGGCAATAAACTTACTGGTGGATCGTTAGTTGAACAACAAGCTATTCAGGAAGGTGCGTTACAAAAGCAATATAACTCGCTGTTAAAAGATAAGAACGTATTATCTCAAGCTGAGGCGATAACAGGCGGTACTGCAGATCCAAAAATGATGCAAGCGTTTAAGTCGTTTCAAAAGAACAATCCATACGGAACAGCGCAAGAATTTGTTGCACAGTCGCAATTACAATCTCAGGTTAGAAATAGTATAGGTGGTGGTAGACAAGCTGGCGGTATGTTTGGAAGCGAAGTAGGCGGTAAGCAAGTACAAAACTTAGCGCAAGATTTGCAATACGGTAAGGGGCAATACGCTTTTGGGCAAGAAATGCAAAACGCTCAAAATGCGATGAATAAGCAGTACTCTCAGTATGCAAGTAATGCAAATAAAGCTGGACAACAAGTAATGAACCAAGAACAATTCGCTCTTCAACAAGCTCAGCAACAACAGCAATTTGCGCAACAACAGCTATTGCAACAAAACCAGCAAGCGATTCAACAAAACGCACAACAGTTATTACAAGGCGGTCAAGCAGCTAATATGGATGCGGCTTTAACTCAAGCACGTGCTAACTTTAAAGCGCCTACTCAATCTCCTTTGCAAAACATACCACTAACACCCGATCAACAAATCGCCTTTAAATACACAGGTAACGTACAAGGTGCAGTCGATCCTAGATTCTCCTCAATCAATCAAAATCCTATAACTACTACACCGCTACAAGCTACTCAAAGCAGTGCTATACAAACTCAAGCGCAAACCTTAAAAGGTCCAGAACTTAAGCAGTTTAACCAAGCAACGCAAACAGCTCCGTTAAATCAAAATCAAGTAAGACAAAATACAATCAATACGCAAAATCAGGCGACCGCTCAACAACGTGATATGTCCGTTGCCGGAAAGCAGAATCAGCAAGCATCTAACAATAACATGTTTGGCGGTTACGGTATGCCTATCGCTGCAGGCGCTGGTTTACTTGGCGCTGGGTACTTATATGCCAACTCAGGCAATTCGCAACAACCTACACCCTATCAAGGCGGTTCATAATGACACGTGATTATAAAAAAGAATACGCAAGAGATCATGCGTCTGTTGACGCAAAGAAAAAAAGAGCTATGCGTAATCTTTGGAATCGTCGCCTTAAAGGCGAAGTACCAAAAGGTCACGAAATAGATCACATCACACCGCTTAAAAACGGTGGCACAAATGACAAAAGCAATATACGATTTAGGCTTGTGTCTGAAAATCGTGGAGATAAATCTATGTTTAAAAAGCAAGCATTTACTAGCGCAGCTCTTGGAGCTCTTGGGGCCGATGAAGGCATCGAAAACAAAGCCGTAGGGGCTGCAGCCGGTCAAGCTGCCGGTTGGGCAGCTACGCCTGCAGGAGCTGCGTTAGGATTGGAATACCTACGTAGGAAAGGAGGTGATTTGGAATTCATGTCTAGGAAGGATATGTATAAAGCGTTGGCAAAATCACCGTTAGGCTTTGTTAAAGGTTTAGGCGCTAAGAATAGTGCTATTGTCGGAGCCGGTACTTTTGTTACTGGCGTACCAGCTGCCTACCTAGCTGGAAAAACGTTTGGGACTGGGTACGACGACAAAGATAAGCTCACGAAAACTAGCGGTTTCTATTTCCACCACGAGGCTCCCATGGAAAAAGACCGAAAGGTAATCAATAAAAACATTAAAAACTTTTTAGAATCTGAAGAGTTTAAGCATGGAATTAACGCTTATACTAGCAAACCTATGAACGATTTAAAACGAAAGGTTAAGAATAAGCTAAAAGATGTTTGACAATTCTTAGCCATTAAAATAAAAATTACATAAAGCATTTACTTGACAATGTTAGCATATTGGGTATATCATCGGCATATATCACAAACATAGGAGAAAATATTATGAGTTTCTTTCAAGAATATTTAGACGATTTAGTCATGGAAAAGGTAGCAGACTATATAACCGAAATGGAAGATTTCGGTACTAGAGCTAATGCGGACAGAAAGGTACAAGCTAAGTTGCAAAGCCTTTTGGGAAGTAAGAAGTTTCAAGAAGCTGACGACAAGGTAAAGATGCAAATGTACAGAGAGGCCAAGGCATCCGGGCTAGGTGCTTATACAAAGCACCAAGCTAACTACCTCGCTGGTAGAAAGGGCGGAGAGCATTCAAAAGACACAGCAGCGTACCTTAACAAGCTAGAAAACGTTCGTGGTCGAGAAGCCTATAATGCGCTTCACCCAGAATTAGGAGCAGCTGATGGCGGTGGTGCTAGTGGGTATCTTGCTCGTGCTAAAGCTGGTTTGGCTTCTGCCGGTAAACATATCGCTGCTCACAAGGGTGCATATGGCGCAGGCGCCGGTGTAGCCGCTCTAGGTGGTGGCGCTTATCTCTACAATCGTAATAAGAAAAAGAGATAATTATGGAATTCGTTAGACACGGATATACTACGCTAACTAAGTACGCTAGTCATAAGCACGATCTTATGGGCGAGGCTTATGCGGCTTATATGTCGGAGGATGTTCCTCTCAAAGAACGCGTAAATGCGTTTAGAGATTACAACTCTATGTTGTCTAAAGAACCAATTCCATCGAAACTTAATCACGGATTAGCTATGGGCGCTGTCGGTGCAGGTGGCTTAGCTTTAATGGCGACGCCTCAAAAACGCCTACTAGCTGCAGGTACTGGAGCCGTGTTGGGTGCTGCAATAGGTACGCTAGTCGCTGCTAAGCACAAGCAAGATATCCTAAACGCCCAACAAGCTGCTAAGATGTCCCCGCCACAAGTTCGATCCAAGATTCTTCGTGAAGCTGCTATGGAACGTAGGTACAACGACGATAGAGACCGTAGCATTCGTGCTGTTCGTGCTTATAATACAGGTACTAGAGTAGTTGTAAATAATATTCGTTAGTACTTACGATGATTGCTAGATAGCAGATGAATAAGCCTCTCTTCGTGGGAGGCTTTTTTATTTAAGCCGGGTATCTTATCGCTACCAATCATTCTACCGGCTGTTCCACCAAGTAATGCGCCACCGGCTCCAAACGCACGTTGTCTATTAATAAGCGCTTGTTGATTCTCCGCGTCCATATCTTTAAGGCTATATGATCCGCCTGACGACGCAATCTCACCGCTAAGTAACCCCGCTATCATACCGCCTGTTTGCATCTGATTTTTCGTAGTAATGCCGTGTACCGCACCTGCACCTAGACCTGCGCCTAGACCCGTGCCAGTTATAATATTCATACGCTTTCTAGCCTTAAATTCGTCATCTGTTTCGTTATCCATTTTCTTAAGAACTGCGTTTTGTTTTGACGCTTTTAAAGCGCCTAGACCTGCTCCGCCTATACCGCCAAGTATTACTCTGTTGTACATAAAATAACTCCGTTTAAATGTGATAATACATAGACGCAGAGGTTTGGTGGATGGATGGTGCGAATGCGCCAGGTATGCGTCTTTAGCTTACATTCTATACGATATTGTGTTATTACGCAATTTACAAAAATGCGTAAAAAGTCGTGATAAGAATATAGAAGAAAAGGAATAAAAGCACGCCTTTAATTCGGTGGTTATGTACGCTTTGTACGGAGACTACAACATAATAGGTGCACTAGGAGATTACTATGGCAGCAAAAAGCACCAAGTATGAGACTTTAGACGTGACAGCATCTAATGCGCACGTTTGGTTTGGCCACGTTATTTGCGTGTTCAAGCGCGCAAATAACGTCCTCAATGTGAAAACTGTTGCTGGTTTTCACGGCCTAGTATTTGCATCTTCAGACGAAGAAGCGAATACAATCAAAAAGCTAATGCTAAACGGTTTATCCGAATAGCGTTGGCTAAGAAAAACGAATACCAGAACGTTTTTCTTAGCCCGATTTTGATGATAGTAGATTCCAAGAAATGGCGAAAATTGGAATCATCGTTTACCCCTACATACGCTGACGCCATTCTTCTTCGCTTAATATACGTAGGCATATTTTATATTAAATAGATGTCGCCTCTGTGGTACGGTGACGACGACCGCAGGAAAACCGGATGCACGGTAACCACGTTGTATTATTTAGCACACGTTTTTATCTTAGTCAAGTAATAAAGGAAAGAGAGGGATTCGAACCCTCGAACGAACTAAATCGTTTTTTGATTTCGAGTCAAACGCATTCGGCCACTCTGCCATCTTTCCACTTGGGCCCGAACGGGATTGAACCGTTGACCCGCGGTTTATGAGACCGCTGCTCTAACCTACTGAGCTACAGGCCCTTAATCTTTCGATACAAAATCGAATAGCTTTTGTGCAATTTCGATAATGACATCCGCGCTTATGTTTTCTGACTTTGCGGTATGGATTGTAAAGTCATCTCCTGTAACACACGCGTACTCTGTTTTTATTTCATTAATAAGCGAATTGTTATCATTATTTGTTAGCGCAATCTGAGACGCAATTTGTAATATTTCGGTTTTGATCTTCATTAGTTCTATGTTTTGCATGGTGTATCTCCTTCGTATGCATGATAATGCATTTTTTATCTATGTCAAATCCGATCGCAATTATACGTTCTAAGATGTGATAATACTATGACAAAAACAAGCGAATACGCTTAACTTTTTCACACGAAAGGAATCATCATGAAAAACCTAAAACTATACAACCTTGTAAACAGCTTTCGTAATGCTGTTGACGCATGTCTCTCAGACGGAGACTCTGAGAACAATCTCAGCTCCATTCTCAAGATGGAAATTCGTGAATACCTTCAGTTGTTCGAAAATCAACTTGAAGAAAACGGATACTGCGATGTGATCGTATTCAAGCCAAGTTATCATTGGGACTTGGCAAAGCCTTCAATTCCAGAAGCGCTTATGGCAGAAAGAAGCGCATTGGAGTTAACCGGATTACTTCACGAGATCAACGGTTTTGCAAGTAATCATCTACGTCACGTAGAATTTGTAATGATGGCAATTCATTACGAAATCGGCAAGCGTTTTATTTCAAGACGCCCTCAACTCGAACAACCTCAACTCGAACAACCTCAATTTGAACCCGAACAACTCGAATTAAAAGTCTTTAATGACGATGATTCGGAAGATGGAACATTCGATTGTATTCGCTGTGGGGATACCCGCACTAAAGACGAATACTATTCACACAGCGTATGTGCATACTGCGCTCATGTAACAAGATAAAGGATAAACAAAATGGATAAAGATTTTATCAAGCTAGTAGGCGAATTTCTGGACCGTAAAACAAGCAGCGAAAGACGTAAAGAAATCATTGCGGATTTCGAAGAACAATTGTTTGTAACCGTGTTGTTTGCTTTAATCGGTGCAGACGCAATCACTGATGAGCAACAAGTACAACTGAAGTGCGTAAAGGATTACGTAAACATTCGTAAGTATGTGGATCTCGTAGAACATACTGTAATTGATGCAAAGCCAAGAGTGCTAATCAGCGTTATGGTGCTTATTCGAAATGTTCCATCGATTAGCAAAATGATCGATGAATTGCCCGATGAAATTCGCGGACTGCTGGATACAGTGGATATGTACGAGTTCTGTTCCTTCATCAACGAAGGTGCTAGAAATGGCGATAATGATCTAGTACATAAAGGAACCAGAGGCGTGCTTGATATATACCTCAAGTACAAGGATAATCAAGCGTCCTTCTTCATGACACTTGCAGCGGTCATGGTTAAGTTCATGGAAATCGATCTACTGTTTCCTTGTAGATACATCATTCGGCACATGGTCAATCACGGATCATTACCCGAAGTGCTGACTTTGGGTATGGCCATTGGCAAGTGCGATACAATGCGACTTGTTGTAGATCACCAATGCAACGAAACACCTGAGATACCAGAAGGTGAATTACGCAGTAGGGCTGAGTCGCTTGCAACTCGTTTTCTCGAAATGGTAAATGAGTTTGCTCTACCAAGCGCACATACTTCCAAGGAAGTAAAGGACATTGAAGAAGGGGACATCATAATCCCCGAAGGTTATTTATTTATACCTCGTACAATGAAACAATTACGAGACAACATACAGTAATTAAGTGTTAAACAGTAGCGGATACGCTCATTAATAAAACAAGGAAAATTATATGATCACAAGTATCGTACAAAAAATTTTACTATCTGGACGTTATCAAGACACAAATGGCTCCGCTTTTTTAGGGTTATTTGGTAAGCGTGTATTTCTTTACTCTCTCTACGAGAGCAAGGATTCTCAAGATTATTTGGCTAGTTCATTCGTATCAATTGATCTGACTCAATTTGTAGAGGACGAAGAAGTTAGCCAAGCACTATCATTGCTAAAAAGTAAGGCTAAAAGCGAATGGGCCTACTTACGCCTTACGGATGACCGAAACGTGATGTATGAGGATTTTAAGTGGGGAGCGGTAGATGAAATTTACGAGGACTCGGATCACTACCGAATTATCGTAGAAAACAATCCGATGGTATTTAGCGTTTCTGTTGGTATTGATATCCCAGAACACGCTTTGAATAGTATCGTTGATACAGGTTACGTAATGCTTGCAAGCAAGAGCAATCGAGAAAAGCTCTGGTGCTTGCAAGTACAAGGTAAATACTTGTGCGTAACAGATGGCTATCGTATGGTCTGTTTCGAATTCGAAAATCAACTAACCGATTTGAATGAGAACAGTAAACTATACTTACCGTTACTCAAAGATATGAGTCGGTCAATAAGCGCTGTTCTTAGTATCAGTGGGTATGTTCCGGACAATAAGATATGGAATATACCTGTGCGAGAAGATAACAATAAGGATCTGAGCTTAGTCATAGACGGAATTATGAAACACGAGAAACAACAATTGTTCTTTCAAGCGGGTTGCGTGTTTAATTGTTACTCGGATATGAACGTAGTTATAGATAAAGCGTTGCACACCGACACTTACACATACGCAATACCGCTAAGTGTTTTAGAGGATTGCGTGAATAAGTCGTTATGGTATTACAAGAATTTGCAAGACGATGATGGAAACAAGATTAAGGTAGAAACCGTTATATGCGAATTTGAGTTCGAAGGTTTACTACTTACATCTCGTACAGTTGTAATTAGAGGAGATACTACGTCAAGCATTTTTCGAGATGTTAGAGAAGAAAGCACCTTACTAACCGATCTAGGACCTGAATGTAAATTAACGAGTTCTAACGAAAATATATATAACGTAGATTGTAAGTACCTATCGTCTATGTTACTTAGCGAAAGATCTGATTGCGTAGTGTACTTTCCTGCGTCAATACGACAGCCGCTATTACTTGATTACGGAAATGGCGTAAAAGGGCTTCTAATGGCTCGTAGAGTTTAGGCGAAAAATGGGGTAATATTCCGTGATAAGAATATGGAGCAGAGAAACTAATGACTGCACTTTGCTCCGATTACTCTTTGGCAGTCTTATGGAGTGGCTATGAAAGCTATTTTGTGTTTGGCGGTTTTATTCGGTGGTGATGTTTGGGGTTGCGATTGGAAGTGTAAGATTGTGCGAGAGCTGGACGCTCTCTCACGGAACAACGATCCGGCAGCTCATACGGCTGCTGGATTAAAGGTACTCAGGGGTGTGGGAAAAAAGGCATGTGAAAGACGCGGGGGCGTCTTCCTTATTGATAAGGAAGGAAAGGGCTTCTGCTCTATCTTCCCTGGTCAATAGTTGGAAAAGCGATTGGCAACCGCTTTTCTTAGCCTATTTTTGATGATAGTAAAACGTGCAAAAATGCGTAAAAAGTCGTGATAAGAATATAGAAGAAAAGGAACAAAAAAGCACGCCTTAACTTCGGTGGTTATGTACGCTTTGTACGCAGACTACAACTTACGTGCACGGAGAAACGAAATGCTCAAAGGCAAGTTACTCGATAAGCTAGCGACAACAGCTTCACAAAACGTCGCAACAACAGGGCTAAGAATTATCGGTTGGTGTACAGTAAACTCTGCAAAGAACGGCAAATATATCAGATTTAATCTTTCTGATGGCAGTTATAGAGACAGAGTATTAGCAAGTACATTAGAACAGATGAAGACAATCGCGCCCAACATCAAGTACGAAGATTTATCTTCGTACCCACTTCCTACTCCAATAGTAGTTAAGTGGTAATCGATTACATCATGTCGTAAGACAGCATGTGATCGAAAGAAAAGCGACTGGCAACCGTTTTTCTTAGCTTATTTTTGATGATAGTAAAACGTGCAATTTTATCGATATTACCGTGATAATATAGTGTCGGATACGATAAACCATAGCTAAAGAAAGGGCTTAAAAATGAGCTTAAACATGACAGAAAAAGAGTTGAAGATCGAAGCGGAAAATATCAACTGCGATGTAACCGCTACATTGCTCGGTATTGATATCGAGCGCAAGGGGGATCTAAAGACTTGGGAGCTTATAGGCGATACAAAGCGTCTACTAAGGCTGGGACCAGTCGAATTGAATTGTGTGATTGCGTACTCAAAGCAGGATAATCACACGGTGGTGTGGGCTACCGTCCGAAACGGTGTCAACGAAGACTTGGCAGTAGCTGCTTGCAAGGCAGTTGCTAACAAGGGTTCAAACTGTGTTACCGTACTTCTCGCAGAGGTAGACCAAACAGTCGAAAAGTTAGACCTCGGTTTACCTAGGGGAGATGTACATCTAGTCGTGCAAGACGACTCACCAAGAGCGATGATTGTGGACAGAGAATTGTATGAATCGTTCCCAGCAATGTGGCATGAATACGCAAAAAGTAAACAGATTAGCATCGTAATGGTAAAAATGTACGGTTTCTAAACAACAACAATAAAGCGAGCGGATACGCTCAATCACAATCGAAAGGAAAACGATTATGAAAGAACAAGTTAAAACAGCATTGAATACTTTTGGACTCAACGGCGATATGGAAGTATTCCAAGTGATCTTTGGGTGGCTAGCATCTGCGGAAGAGATCATCTCTACCGCGGAAATGATCGTATTGAACGGTGATGCAACCTTCGATTTAAGCCTGGAACAAAGCAGAAAGCTTGCGTCAAGATTTGCAGCGGATCTTAGATCAGTCGCACCACAAGTTGCGCAAGCGATCAACTTAGCGAATGTGATCTTTCCCGAAGTGATTTGGGATATGAAGAAAGCGTTCAGCTGGATGCTCGTGAAGATGAAAGCGCTACCTGAAGATAGATCGTTGTATGGATACTTCGATACGCCAGCCGATGTGACTGCGGAACAAGTAATCAACTTCATCAACGAGGTTGAGTATATCCTTGTACACATGTATGACAGAGATCGCGCAATGGATCTCGTCAGAGCGGCAAGAAATTGCACAGGTACGCTAAGAGTTAAGCTACCAAAGATTGTCAAGCTAGTTCGCCTAATCAGCGATACTCGCAATGAACTTACTGCTAAGTTCGCCGCCTCACTTGGCGAAACAATGCAAGACATTGTAAAGAGCCTATAAACAACAACAATCGAGCGGATACGCTCAATCGAAAAGGAAAAACGATTATGGAATTTGATGTAAAATTTGACGTTAAGACAAAACGTCTTAAACTCCATAGCATGTTGCCATTCATGCCCTGGGATCGAATGGATGACGAACTCATTGATCACGTATTTGATTACGAAGGAGAAATGGAAACACCGGAACATCTCAAGTACACTGTAGGAGAAATTCGATCAGCGATAGCACATTACACAATGTGCTTAAATTCTATTCAAGGTGTGCGCGAACAGCTAGGTTTAAGAGTAGATCCAGGCGCAAAGACCACAACACTTGATCGCAAAGATATTCTGCGATCTCTAAAGGATCTAACACAAACGATCAATGCGGACAGAAAAGCGTATGTTGTATTCAGCTTATATGAAGATGGGATAGCAGTGGCCAAGACACACATCCTCTCTTCATTCAGAACACGCCTTGAAAAAGCGTACGCTGAGTGGTTAGAAAGCAATAAAACAGTTTCTCTTCGAGATCTTCTCGAAAGGGAATCAGTTCGAAACTTACCTGGCCTAGGATGGCGTAGCGTATAAAGCTACGTAAGGTTGGGGTGTTAGGAAAATTGACATGTCCACGATGTCCGTTTTTCTTAGCCATTATTTTGGTGATGATAGTGCGCATATATTTAATATAACGTATGAAAGTTCGGACATATATCCGGTAGTCATTAAAATTAACGATTGTATTCCGTGATAATAGAGTATCGAATACGATACAAACTAACCCTAAAAGGAGAACGATTATGGGTACTCGTAATTTAGTAATGGTAATTTACCAAAAGAAAACCGTTATTGCTCAATATGGTCAATACGATGGATATCCATCATACACCGCCGATTACTTGTTACGCTTCATGCTCGACAAGTCAAAGGTAAGTAGCCTTAAGCACCAACTCGATTCTAAGAACGTTACGCTGTTAACATACGAAAAGGCACAAGCTAAGTTTGGAAAGGAATGGAACGCAAATAATTTTTCGTCAGCATTCCACAGTTCAGCTGGATGCGGTATACTCGACATCATTATTCAAGGCGGACATCATTTCTACCTTCAAGACTCAACTTCATTCTCACGAGACAGCTTGTTTTGCGAATGGGGATACGTGGTAAACCTAGATAACATGTCCCTCGAAGTATATAAGGGGTACAACCAAGAACCGTTGGTTAAGGGCGAGCGATTCTTTCGGTACAATCGATATCACGTCAATACCGCCTTTAAGCCCATCAAGTACTTGACTACGATATTTGATGTCAAGACGCCTGCAAATAAAAGCATAGACGAATTCGTCTCAGACGCTGTAAGAGCAATCGAATTAGTATCGGACTTAAAGGATACAATTTCACCGATTATATAAACAACAAGCAAGCGAGCGGATACGCTCAATCGAAAGGAAAACGATTATGGAAAGAAATGTAAAAGTATATAAGTTCTGTAAGGACATGGAAAGCGCAAATGTATTTCTCGATGCGCATGACGATGACAGATTACCTGTTATCTACGAAGGCGATTATGGGCTACGCAAGTTTCTCGAATTGGTTGGTTCGAAAGATGGATTTGAATGTTCATATGGCGAAAGAGTGACTGCCGTTGGACACGAGTTTATGACCGTAGAAGATCTTATTGGCGATGTGGATTATCAAGGCCTTAAGTACGTATTCTGTCTAAACGTAAAGTCATTTGGCAATATGTCGTTCTTTCGTTTTATTCGTTCACTTGATGAATGTATTAACCATAAATCAGTCATGGTTACTAGCGAAGGGTATCGAGGTAAGTTTTTAGCAGAACTTCGTTATCTGTCGTATGCAAAGCGTGATATGTTATCGGTTGAAAGAATCATTCCCGCGATGGAAGGTAAGGATGAGTACGGATTGTACGTAAAGGATATCAAGGAAGATGTTCTAAACTTCTTGTCAACGTTCTACTTCGGAATGGAATTCGATGAGGATAGAGTAAACATGCTGTTTAAGTATGAATATGACGGACTTGTCCGAGATGGCGAAAAAATGTATGGTAAGGTATGTAAACAAGATTAAGGATTAAACTTATGAAGAATAAAGTAATTGAATCGTTCGTTGACGAGCTTGAAAAGATTGCGGAAGAAAAGCGATACAGACCTAAGGTACAAGCATTATTGTACACACCTGACATGCGCATTTTAGCGAGTAGAAGTCAGGGATCTGGTAGCGGTTTGCGTCAGTATCCAAACTATAAGTTTCCAGGCGGTGGCGTGGAACAAGGCGAGAGCTTACCAGAAGCAACTCGAAAAGAGTTACTCGAAGAGGCAGGCTATTCAACATCTTCCGATCCATACCACTTCGGGTATAGTAAGAAGGTAAATTGGAATAAGTCATTTCGCCAACAAGCGTTAGCAAAGGGAAGAGACTTCCACGGAGAAGTATCGCACTTTATGGCAGCTCCTTTGGGACAGCGAGATAAATCCCTACTTGGTAAGGAAGGCGATCAACTCGAAGGTGCAGAATTCGTACATGTGGATGATCTCATTCGAGACCTAGAACATACATCGAAAGCTAAGGATAACGAATACGCTAAGTTCGATAAGATGAAGTTGCAAGCATTACGTAAGTTTAAAGCGCACCACCAAAAGAGCTAATAAATCGTATCATGTCGCGAGACAGTAATACGGTTGGAAAAACGGTTGTCAGGCGTTTTTCTTAGCTTAAATTACGCGATGATAGTAAATGCAAAAGGCGTATAAATATAGTGATAAGAATATAGAAGAAAGGTAAGAACACACCTAGCTTTGGTAGTTTAATGTCGCACCTTCTGACGACAGACTACATAAGTGTTTTGGGGAATGTTATGAGTCGTAATAAGCTTGTAAAGGGGATTATCGGGTTGGCTATTGGCTTGATTTACTTGTGGACTGTCTGTCAGATTATGGACATGATTAATTACAAGTTTGCGCTTAGCGCAAACGTTTGCATCCACTTTATCAGCTTTTGGTTTGGGTCGGATAAGAAGGGTGTCGCTCAAGCAGCATGTACCTTCTGTGTAGCAACATTTATCTTAATGTTGCTACCAGAAGCATTCGTGATTTTTGCAGGCGCGAATGCAATTCTCGTTGGACCCTATTTCTTTGAAAAGAGACGTAGGGAATCTATGATGGGGGCGTAGGCGATACGCTAAGAAGAACGAAGACCAGAACGTTTTTCTTAGCCCTTTTTGGATGATAGTAAAACGTGCAAAAATGCGTAAAATTGCGTGATAAGTATATAGAAGAAAAGGAACAAAAGCACGCCTTGACTTCGGTGGTAACAGGTACGCATTGTACTAAGACTACAACACAATAGGTGCATGGAGAATAGACGATGAGTATTCGTTCATTCATTACCTCCACAGCTAAGGCAGTGGTAAAAAGCGTCAAGGTAGCATCCACACAATTATCCAATCTCGAAGAAAATCGCGAAGAGGTATTGTCCCTCGTTAAAGCTGCAATGGATGCGAACGGTCAGTGTATGGTTAAGGGCTATGAGTTGACCCTAGATGTCGTTGCTATGGCCAAGAAATTGGCTAAGGGTATTGACATGGATCAGGAGGTTGGGATCATGGTGGGGGCAGCAATGAGATTAAACGAAATTGCACGCGGCGGTAAGGGTGGTGAAGGTGGTGCGGTTGATGGTGGTGAAGGTGAAGGCGGTGAAGGCAGTGCGGTGGACAACAGTAAGTGGGAAAGATGGTTGGAAGAACGTGCTGTCGTCCAAGAGGCAGAAACTTTATACGAGATCATCTTCGGATTAGCACTCGAACACAACATCGACTGCAAGATCGTGGAAACCGTTGGGGGGGTGGTTAAAGCGGGTCGTTACCTAGCGCACAAGCTACAGTCAGTGGACAAGTGGAAGGCTGACAACCTCCGCTCTCAAATCTTTCGATTGACATTTGTGTTGAACGGGAACGAGTACTTGGAGGCACCAATCAACATCTGGTAATAAAACTGGTGGGTGATGGGGGGTGAAGAACGAAGACCAGAACGTTTTTCTTAGCCCGTTTTTGATGATAGTAAAACGTGCAATTATATAGACGAAACCGTGATAACTATATGGAACACGGATACCAAAGCACGCCATGTTTCCACGTCGAATTCGATAAAACTACTATGTGCTTAAAAAGGAAAGTAAGAATGCTTCGTAAATTATTACTAAGTGTTATGGGCGGAAAGAATGCGGTAAATGATGTACGTACTGCAATCGAGAGCCTAGACAATGAACGGTTTGGGCGCTGGGTTAAAACACGTGCACTTGATGCACTTGACGTAGCAGACCAATTCATTCGCGTTACAAACAATGCTGTTAACTTAGCGAGAGATGTACGCGAGGATGCAATTAACCACGTAAGAGCGAATACGCTCAATCACAATCGAAGGGAGAATCGTTATGAACGGAACAATTAAAACTAAGGTATGCCTCGTATGCAAGCAATACGAAGTATGCAACTGCACAAGTCCGTACTTCTTAGAGGTACAAGTAGACTTAAACGAATTCTTTGTGTACATGTCACGAAGATTTGAAACAAGCGTTTCTGGCGTAGTAGAAACCAAGCGCACACCATTATGCGATCTAATCTTTGCTCGTAGAATGGCAGAGAAGCAAGGTGGTAACGATGATCTTTAATCTACTTGATGTACTCGTTCAAGAGCGCGATGTTACAAATCGTTGTAACGATTTAGGTGTTCCAATCTACCACGAGTTGTTCGTAAAGCAACTTTTGGGATTTAAGAGCGTTGATGAACTTCTTAAGTGTGCGCCTTTAAATCGTGCCTTTAGTGTCACTGACTTGTTTACTGCGAATGACATTGCATATATGTATGTTCGCAAAGAGCTTGTCGGTATCATTACATTGCACCAATTCGATCTGCTTATTCAGATCATTCCGGTAAGTGAACTCGCTAGATGTATGCTATCGAGAGATACCGCGCCTCTCTCAGCGGATTACCTTGAGTACTCAACTCGCGTACAACAAATACTTGATATGATCGAAATTAAGGCTGACATCGTATCTTTACTTGAATAAGCGAGAGACTAACTTGCGTCTTACGTGAGTGTAAAAAATAATCGTAGTGTAATGATGTTTTTTATTAGCTTTTATTATAGTATTAATTATGAAACTTAACGAATAGGAGTGCGAAATGTCAAACGACAAGAAACAAAAGGAAGAAGATAAGCACAAGAAGCTTAAACAGTACGCAAAAGAAAACGCAGAAATCGCTGGTATAGCCGGAGCTGGTGTGCTTGCAGGTAAGAAACTAGTCCTCGACCCTGCATCTAATTATATTAACCGTAATAGTCCTACGGCTAAATTTAATAGAAATCCTAGCGAGATTAAAAAAATACATGACGCGTATAAGGCTGAAAAATTAGACGACGGTATTCATATACTTACAGATCCTGAAAACGGTAAGAAGGTATTAAGCATTCATACGAATCAACGTGGCGATGAATATAAAATGCACGAATTAGCCAATACTAAAATTGACTTGGATTACAAGAATCTTACTCCAGAACAGTTGGCAAATACAAAGTTCCGAATAGCCGAGAGTTCAGTATATAGAGACGAATTACCTGAAATCAGACAACAACGAGATCAGTTGATTGCTAAGCTTAAAAAGGAGGATGTTAGTAAACGCCTCAAAGAGTTATACAACGATAAGAACTTTAGCGGATCTATACATCATACTGGTGAAGCCGGTACTATGTTACACGAGATGACGCACGCTTCTAGAAGTGGCATATCGTCAAAATTTATTTCTAATTATCATTTACCGAGTACTCCAGGTACGATAGGTAATATTGTTGCTATGGCACCAGGTGCTGCATTCTTAGCAACCGCTAAAAAGCGTAATGACGAGAGCGAAAAGGACTACCAAAAGCGTATGGGTAAAAATATAGGACTTGCTACGTTAGGTGCTACTGCTTTAAGCGCTCCAGGTCAAGTTATCGAAGAAGGTAGAGCTAACTTAGGCGCTATACGTAGAGCTAAAGCGTTAGGAATTAAAATAAACACTAATCCGCTCAAGGCGTCGTATGCTAGTTATTGGAAAAGTACGGCAGGTAGACCTATAGCTTACGGTGCTGGTACATACGCTGCTATGAAACTTTGGAGACGTAATAAGTTAAAAGAAGAGCAAAACAAGGCTAAACTAGAAAAGAAATCGAGCTTATCCGACGAACAAATTATTGCGGGCACCGAAACAGCTAAAAGGGAAGCAAACGATCTAGTAAGATCCGGTACGTTAGTGAGTGGTGCGCTGTTCCCATCGTTATTCTTTATAGCGAAGAGACATGGAGTTTCTACGGCTACTATGAAGGATCATATGCAAAATAATACTCCCATAGGTAAAAAAATTAAGCGAGACCTTGCTATTGCGTCTCTTGGTGTAGGATCGTTACCATACGTACTACGTAAAAAGAGTATGAAAGAATATTATAACGAACAACTAGAACACGCTAAGAAGAGTAAGAAGTAACAACGAACATGTTCGTTTGATTTTATACCCTAAAAAAAATTAAGCGGGGGTATGCGTTCAACGTATGGGTTGGGCAACTCGACCGGCGATAAACCGTACACTGTACTGACGCTAATCCCCCTAGCCCCTACGTCTTAACCGTAAAGATATACCCGACCCGGCCATACGCGTTACTGTTAAGCGAAGGGGGAGAGTATAAGTGTGAGCGTGTGATTTCGCGTATGGCCAGCTCGTATGTACTAAAAGTAAATGATAACCTGAGCGTTGTATTACGTGGATTTATGAATACGGTTTACACTACATCTATAAACACGCAGTCAAGTACGCTATAATAACGTAGTCAAGCACGTAGTGTAACGACATCCGTATAACGTACATGATTACGCTACACGGTCACGGTCAAGTAATTATCAAGAGCGAATGATATTGTCTGAACTTTCGGTGGTAACGCTTAATAAATAAAAAGTATACGATTTATTTGCGTATACATAAACGTCTTGCTTATATTCGGTATAATCTTGAACATACGTAGTATGCCGTCTATCTACGCATGCCCCCCTTCCGTTTAAGAATACGTACACCTCCGCCCTACCCCTATTCCGTTTAAGAATACGTATATTACATCTTATACCTAATCCTATTCGTGTGTTATTTATTCTTCTTTTTACGCATGATCATTTGTTTAAGTAAAGCGCGTTCTTCTTCTTCGATCTCTTTAGTCGCTTTAGTGATATTTCCTTTTGTAGATGCGTAGTGTTGAAGTACGCCACCTACTACCATACCGCCGAGCATACCTATCGGATTATCTGTAGCAGCGAGACCGACTGCGCCACCTACACTTGCGCCCATTAGTCGTTTAAGACCTTCGTGTACCTTAAGAAGCTTAGCACGAGTGCCTACGGCTCCCATATGTATATCGCCCTTTGAGCTAATCATACTCGACTTCTTTTCCATCTCTCGCTCTACAAATCTTTTACCGTAGTGTGCGCCAAGGGCGACAGCTGTCGGTGCAAGTGCGCCTGCTACATATGTACCGTATGCTGGAAGAAGTAACTTACGATTATCTACCTTAACGCCTAGCTTCTTACCAAGACGATTTGCATTTAATGTAGCGCGTGCCTCTTCTGCGAGTGTTGGAATATACATAGCGCTTCCAAGTAAGCCGGACTTAATCGCGTTCTTCTTAGATCTCTTTTCGTAATCTTCCTTACTCTCGCCTGCTCTACGGTGTGTAAGCATTGCGCCTGTTGCTGCAACACCTTTCGTAGCCATAGATGGCGGATTAATATTACCAAGGCGTACTAACGCACCAGATGCTGTACCGTGCCTTGTACCGGCAGAATGTCCGAGTTCATGGAGTAGAATAGAATGGTTGCCCTTAGTTGCAAGTACATTAATCTGATCGCGCTTATTACTTTTGATGTAATCTTCTAACTCTGCTAATCCCGGAACCTTATCTCCGCCCTTATCGATTGGAAAACCTCGAAGAGTTTTTACCTGAGCGCCTCTTAAAGAATCATTAACAGCAGTTCTCGAACTAAAAGATGGAAAGGTAGCATCGTGTTCATGTGCTCTCGTAATAATAATGCTTTTACCGGTAGGAGTACGGTAAATGCTATGTCCGCCTGCAGATGCTCCGCCTGCTATATCTTTAACATGATTCATACTGCCGACTACTTTATTGTAGTCAGATCCGAATGATTGCGATCTCTTTTCGGCATTTGAGTGAGACTTTCCAAGAGCTAGCTGTCCAGAAGTATAAGCTGCGTTTGAAAGTAATGCACCGGCAATACCGCCGTACAAACCAGACTTAACCTCTCGCTCTCTCTTCGACTTATGCTCGTTTAGAGATTTGTCGGACATATTACTTTCTCGACTTCTCTTTTTGCATTATGTTCTTAATCGCAAGCCCTTTGCCGATACCCTGTCCAATTGCAGCGCCGTATAGTGGGTAACTCATCGTAGAGTAGTAACTAGGGTTTTTAGATCTGACTACGTTTGCAGCTGCAATTCCTGCTAATGCACCAGTTACACCGCCTGCAAACCCGGCTCCGCTTATTTGAGCCGAATTCTTAAGCGTAGTAATTGGATCTTGCTTTTCTCGCATGTAAGCGTCTGCTAGAGCTGTACCTACAACTCCGCCTGCAAATGATTTTAGTAAGCGACTATTACCAGAGCCGTGTCCACTTAGAGCGCTAGCGACCCCCGATCCGACTACACCGCCTACTGAATATCCGATTACTCTTTTGACGACTTCGCCTGTGTTTAATTTACTTTTAGCGTCATTATCCAGCTTAGTGCTCGCTGCTAGTTTAACAATATATGATCTCATGTCTGTCTCCGTTGTGTTATGTTTGTTTTATCATAACAATAATTAATCGACTTATCTACATACTATTTACAATCAGCTAATGAATTGATATAACTACGTATATAAATAGCTAAGTCGTAACGAAAGATTACCTACATGTTTACAGATACTAGAATTAGATTATACAGAACAATTACGAACATTGAAATGACTAAAACGGCCCTACCAGGATTCATTGGTAAAAAAGTAGTCAACATACCGGGACACGGTGATATGACAATTAACAAGGGCGTAAAACTAATGCAGAAATTGCTTGCTAAATCTAACGATCCTAAGTTGAGTTTGGAACAAGCAACCATATTAAAGCGACAAGCTGGCGAAATTAATATGAAGTTGCATAATACAACTAAATCTCTGATGGAAACGGTTGAGAGTAAGTCCACTGGTTATGTAAAACCTAGAAGTATAGCGGATAATACTTATACAGGAAATGCGCAACATGTGTCAGAGCTTAATGCAAGCGACCGGTATATTGCTGAACAAGAACGATTAAAGCGAATGGAGATACTTAATAAGCCACACACACCCGTAATCGGTTCAGGTTCCGGTAAAGTAGGTGGTAGTAACTTCGACCCATCGCACAAAAAAACGATAACTACTGGTACTACTAATGCACGTTCTAAATACGATATAAGAGAAGGCGAAACATTAGCAGAAGCGAAAGCTAGAATTAAAGGGTCCACCACAAAAGCGGATATACCAATACAACCCTTTGACCCATCGCACAAAAAAACGATAACTACTGGTACTACTAATGCACGTTCTAAATACGATATAAGAGAAGGCGAAACATTAGCAGAGGCGAAAGCTAGAATTAAAGGATCTGCCCCAAAAGCGGATACACCCGTACAACCTACCGAAGCTAAGAACGAAGCTAAGTCCGTAATACAAGAAGCGAAAGTGGATGCACCCGTACAACCTACCGAAGCTAAGAACGAAGCTAAGTCCGTAATACAAGAGGCGACCGGAGATTACTCAGCACATCCTACTAACACTAATCATAGTACTGCCGATGCGCCTAAAAAGCGTTATGGTAAATATATTATAGGTGGCACTGGTGCTGCAGGCTTGGGGGCTGGGGCGTATTTATATAACCGTAATAAAGACTAACGCGTTAACAATAATTAATCGACTTTACCATATTTAGACGTGATAAAGCCTGCAAACGCACCTGCAATCGTAAGTCCGATATTCAGCCATAGCGAGTTATCTCGCTTACATGCGTCTAAATCTACTTGCTTTTTATAATGATCCATACGACACATTTCTAACTCACGCTTACATGACTTAGTGTTTTGCGTATCAAAGATAGACGAATCTCTTTGAAAAGGATTGTATGTTTCGCATTGCTTAGGCGCGCTAGCACATGACGTGCATAGTATAATAATTAATATATATCGCATAGTTTACTCGTATTGTTTATCGTGTATTATGTTATTTGTATGATAACACTAACAAGGATAAGAAACGACATGAATGAATACATGATATACGCATTTATAGATGAGCTTGAGAAGATAGCGTCATCAAATCCACTTATGTCTAAAGATTCGAGACATATTACGTATATAAAGAACGAAAAGGATTATTATAAAACGAGAGACTTTTATAATAAACTAGGTTTCGAAGAGGAAACGAGTTGGGACGATCCAGGCGATAAGGGATCTATGTTTAGGATAGGCAAGAATACCGTAATAGAGCTTATGCACGACGGAGAACGTTCAACAAGTCCTTGGCGAATGAGTAAGAGAGTACAAAACGTAGACAAGGCACATCGGTATTTATCCAATAAAGGCATAGACGCAAGTAAACCAACAACAAGAGAATGGGGCGATAGGGATTCAACGATATACGACCCAATCGGCAATCGATTAACATACTTTACACCAGTTCATACGAAGACAGCCTCTGTTATTCCTAGAAAATTGCTATTAGATGCAAATAAGGATAAGGATATAGAAGGCTACGTATATCCAAATAAGAAGGTAAACAGAGTAGCAATTCATAAGGATAATGAAGTTGTCGGATTCTTTACGCCTAGAGAAGAGAATGGTTATCATAGAGTAGGCGCTTTATACGTAAGACCGGAATACCGTGGACAAGGTTTAGCTTCTAAGGCAATCGGTGATTATATGGCTGACAAGAAGTCCAAAGTGCTAATAGAAGACACAAATATTGCAAGTATAAAAGCGCATTTAAAAGCTGGATACGTAAAGGGCAACAAGTCGATGGTTGAAGGCATGCATTGGTACATAAAAGAGCCGAATACGAAGACAGCGTCAGCAGTTGCAGTTAAGCGCGATCCACAAAAGTGGGAACAGGCAAAGCAAGAAGCAAAAGCGAAAATGGGCGGAAAGCATAGCGCAAGAGCAATGCAGCTAGCCGTTAAGCTGTATAAGGATAAGGGCGGTACATACTCCGGTAAGAAGCCTACGCCTGCAAATAACTCCATGCGTAAGTGGACAAAGCAAGATTGGCAAACACGACCAGGCACATCTGAAATCGCACAGAAGTCAGACGGATCTACATCACGCTATCTACCAAAGAAGAAGTGGGACAATCTTTCGCACAAAGAGCAGGTAGCAACGGACAATAAGAAGTTAAACGCAGATACTCAGTATATATCGAATACAAGCTCCGCTAAGGTTAAAGGAAACGCTAAGTATTACTAGCGAAAATAAGAGTATTAAATCGTGATAAGGATATAGGAAAAAGGAGTCGGAAATCTACCCTTATTCTCGGTATATATGATACGCTTTGTAGTTATATGTATCTGCGTTATAGCGAAAAGGGTTTCAAAGGTATTCGTATGGATAGCTTATGGTATTGGGTAATAAGCGTACTTGCAAGTACGCTCTTGTGCGTACTGTCATTCATCAAATCTAATCCTAGTGAGACATTGGGAATTGATAGGATAAACCCACTTGTATGGTGGATATGTATAAGCGGTTTCACTACATACATCGGAATGAACAATTGGATATTCGTGAAGAATGAAATCGGACCTTTAAAAGGGTTGGTGTTCTTCACCATATTCCAGGTTCTTTTCGATGTAATAGTGTACAGCTGGTATTTCGGATGGCAACCAAAGTATGTTATTGCTGTGCTACTTGTCGCGATTGCTGGTGCTATTGTAGCAAGTTAACATACCTAAAGGGAAACGAAGACCAGAACGTTTTTCTTAGCCTTTATTTCTATTGTTCAAAATATGCGATTATTGAACACGTTTCGTTTTGAATGTTCAAAATAATCGCTTTGTGTTATCGTATGAAATCAATTACGAAAGGAACGTATATGAGCATTCAGAATTTAAAACACGGAGAATGGGAAGGCGAGTTATTATGTACTACTCGCTTTGTAAAGCTAAGCATTACATTCGATAAAAAGCCTTATTGCCTAATCGAGTTTAGACGCAGTAATGACGAGTCAGATACGTGGGAAAAGGAACGAAGAGACGCTTGTATTTCGATATGGAACTTATACTTAAACTAAGATTGCTAAAGCGCGTTTGTATGATATACATTAGTTACAAGATACGTTTAAGGAGGAATAGATATGAGCGATTACTATCTTACTAAGATTGCTTACGACAGAATAAGCAGACAAGACAAGATAAGAAGAGAATTACTCGCAAAAGAGCTTGAGAGAGAAAGAGAATCAGCGGCGTTACTCGGAGCAGTTCCGATGTCCATAGGTGCGATAGCCGCTCATTCTCTAGCGGAGAAGAAAATCAATGCTCTTAAGAATTATCGGAAAGTGACTATACCTGCTGCAGGTATAGTAGGAGCGGTAGCTGGCGGTAGACTCGGTTTATATCTACACGATCATAAGAAAGGATAATAACATGTATTTACATAAGAGTGCGTCCATACCAAAACCGCCAAAAGATCCGAAAGATATGAGTGTTGAAGAAATAAAAAAATACACTGACGACTTACGTGATCATTTAAATAAAAGCGGTGAAGAGCGGAATAAAAGAATTCAAATCCAGAAGAAGAAATTAGACGATGCTATGGATGAATACAATAAAACGATAGAAAGAGTAAATAAGCGAGATCATGATTATATGAGCATGTTGGACGATAAAGGAATTGAAACGCCGAATACTTTAAAAAAGAATAACACGCTAAGACCTATTATAGGTGCCGGCTTGGTAGGACTTGGTGGATACGCATTATATCGCCATTTGAAAAAGAAGAATGATAAAAAGGGCTAAGAAAAAGAACGTGTGTCTTTAGTTTAATCTACGTATCCGTAGACGTATTAGTTATTTCTTATCTTCGCTTTTCTTATGTATCATCTCTACAAACTCTTTCATTTCCTCTACGAATTGCTTCGGTAGGTTATGAGAGTCAAAATGATCCGTGTTTGTGCAATCCTCATCTCCGCACTTATCGCATATAGTATCGATTGCATACTCTCCGCTGCTATCGTCATCCTCGTTATCATCCTTATCATCATCGACCACAATCCAAGGCAATTCATATGACTCTTCGAGATCCTCAATCGACCAATTCGATTCCTCGATAAACTCTAGCGCTTCTTTATCCCCAGCCTTAGCGCGATTATATACCTCATCGATTGTATCCGTTTCTTCTACGAATTCCCAATCTGCCCAATGCAGTTTAGAGTACCCCATAAAGTTCATACCGCCTTCATCGAAGGTTATCTTGAGATAAATCTTACCGCGATCGATATTCCGTAATCTTTCTGCAAAGATTTGTATCGCATTGATTGGAGGTGACCAAGCGCTAACAAAAGATAACGTACAACCATTTCCATCCAAGTCCATAGACGCGGATACTTCACTTTGCGGAACATCCCATTTCGTACCCCACCCTTCGATATTATAATCGTAAGAGTTCTCGCCTAGGGGAGAAAGTAAGGTAAGTAAGCCTGCATTCTTTCCGCCTATAAACCACACATCCTCGCGTTTTGCCTTTTCCATTGAGTCGTCCCATAGCTTGCTTTCCAAGCGTTCTTCCTTCCCATTGATTGAGTTTACGAGGTTAGTGAAGAAGTTGCGCGCTTCTTTGTTTTCCTTGAATTCTGCACGAATGTTATTTGAGCACCAGTTTGGCATAGTCGTTTTCCTTTTAGTTAAAGTTAAGCGTATTCGCTTTGTTTTTGACAATATATTATCACATAACAACGACTATTATTGCTATCTACTAATCTTCCTTATCTCTTTTCTTATTCTTGTTATACAAATATAGTCCGCCTATACCCGCGCCTGCGCCAACACCCGCAAGGACAGGCCACATATAGTCTTTCTTTTTCGTAGTTACATGTGTTTTAGGGTTTCCGCCACCACCTCCGCCTCCGCCTCCACCTCCGATGTTATAATGATCGTGATCATTTCTACCAGAAATCTGTCTCATTCTTTCCGAATTTTCGTTTGATCTTTCAATTGCTGTTTCAGCTTCTCTATGCGATTTGAAATCGGATGGTGAGGCTGGGTCAGGCGATTTTGGTGGTACGACTGGGTCAGGCGATTTTGGTGGTACGACTGGGTCAGGCGATTTTGGTGGTACGACTGGGTCAGGCGATTTTGGTGGTACGAATGGGTCAGGCGATTTTGGTGGTACGACTGGGTCAGGCGATACCTTTTTAGCGTCCGAAAGCTGTCTGTGTCTATCCATCAGTGCTGAGCTATTAGAATCCAAATCTCCTATTCTCGGATCAAAACCTTCCCGTATACGTTGGTGAGCGGTTATCCTTTTACCCTTTCTCCCCTTTTGTGTCGATTTGGAATGGTCGTTGTATATTTTTTCCAACTCGTCAATCTTTTGTTGTTTGATGGTTGGGTTATGAATCCCTTCTACTTTCTTTTGAATTCTAAGATCTCGAGCTTTCTCTCTCATATCTTGTACTCTTGTAACATCACCCTCCAAGAAGTTTCTCTTCTGATACAAGTCGCCCCTTGCGCTTGAGTTCCGAGCTAGTTCGGAACTCACTTCGTATTCCCCCATATTCTTAGCATCGATGCCAGCTATTCTTCCGGCTTTCCTTGCATTATTAATAGCCTTTCCTTGCATTTTACCAAGCATACCAGCCTCAAATGCGGTGGAATCCGCATCAGACATATCCTTTTTGAAAAGGTTTTTTACGTGGGTAAGAGCGTCATTTCTATTTCCATCGGAATGTAGATAATCGCTAATAAGTTTTTTCTTGTCTTCTGGTGTCATACTTACACCTGAATTACGCACAAACGCATCTAGATTCTTCTCATAGGCGTCTTCTATTCTTTTCCCAATTACTTGAGGTGTTCCGTCTTGGGAACTTATCCTCTGTATGTTCTTAAGCCCTTTTACGAACTTATCTCTAGCGTTAGTGAAAGTTTTCACGCTACTAATAGCGGCTAACTTCTCTATGCAGTTATATAATCTCTCATTCATTTTTATTCTCCTATCTGTCGTTATTGGATCGTCCTAAGGCATAGCCCCCAGCAAGAAGTCCAGCGGATCCACCTAATACAGGCCACATATATTTATTGTTGCTTGGATCAGATGCATAATTAGGATTAACTAAGTTTCCGATGCTAGGGCCTGAAGGCTGTTGTGCTTGTACTACGGGTTGTTGTGCTTGTACTACGGGTTGTTGCGCTTGTACTACGGGTTGTTGTGCTTGTACTACGGGTTGTTGCGCTTGTACTACGGGTTGTTGTGCTTGTACTACGGGTTGTTGCGCTTGTACTACGGGTTGTTGCGCTTGTACTACGGGTTGTTGCGCTTGTACTACTGGTTGTTGCGCTTGTACCTGCTCGATGGTCTTTTGTTTAGCTAATTCTTTCTCTTCTAGCTTTCTTTTTCTCGCCTCTGCTAGCGTCTCTCCTTCCCTTATATCATGTTTGGCACGAGAATTAGGAGTAACTACGGTAGTCTTTTTTTCACCCGAAAACTTACGACTTTGATTCGCTTGATTAATTGCCTGACTCTCGGTTACTTTATCGTTTAAGAAGTGGACGTGACCTACACTTTTTTCGCTCTGATACCCACGACTTCTTGACGCGGATTCCGCCATCTGATCCTTAGCGACTGTGCCAACATAGTCCTTTGCCTTCTTATTTGGCTCTAAGTTCCCCAGTAGCTTTTTTCGTTCTCTAAGTCCAGATTCCATATCTTTCTGCTTTTTTTGTATATTACTACGTTCGTTACGTATTGGTTGCATCTCCATCAGCCTTTGCTGTGTCAACTGATTTTTATCGATTTCTTTAGGATTGTTGCCCGTTATAAAGTTTCTAATTCTAGACAAAATGCCTTCTTTTTTTGGCTTTTGTTGCTGTTGTGCATTTAACTGCTCGTTTAGGTTTTTACTCTTCCCCTTCAAATTATTTATGTTATGTTGATACGCTCTAGTGACATCATCACTCTCAATAGCATCTATATGCTTTGAGATACTCTTGTTAGTTTTGTCAACATTGCTTATATGCTCAGTTGCGCCGGCCAAACGCTCTTTAGGAGCGCTGCTCATTGTCTTCTTCGCTTTATCCAAGTTAGCCTGTGCTCTATTTATCTGGTCTTGAATAATTTGCTTCTGCGCAGGATTTTTGGTTTTACCCAATTGTGTGTACAAGTTTTGTACGGTATTTTCATGCTTTTGTGCATACCTAATTGCTCTGGTCAACGCATCTGCTGCGTTTTTTTCCATGCTTAGTAGATTATACAATCGTTCGTTCATTTATTTGCTCCTAAGTTTGCTTTACCGTCTGCCTTTTTGTTTTGTGGCCAAAGAACGCGTCTCGCCCAATAGTTAGCTGAAAACGGATCATCTTTTGTTAGATTACCATTTTTATCCCGAATACCTGCGGATCTTTGTAAATAATTACTTTTTGCGTCTTTTGAATAGTTATGCCCGTAATCTCTATGTCCGAATCTTACGATTTTTACTTGATCGCCTTTCTTAGCAAGTACGACCATTTTATGTACATCACCTGGAGGCGCTTCTTTAGGCTTATTATAACCGGAGAAAGTTTGCCCGCGATACTCTACTTCGGCAGTTTTCTCGCTTAACGCTTTTCTAGCCTTACTATATTCGATAGCGAGTTCCTGCTTAATAGCGCTTTGTTTAGTATCGTGATTTCCGAGTACCTTAGATCCGTCTCGTGAAATCAACTGATAGCGGTTTCCTTGTCTAACTATCATCGTGCCTCCAAACGTAAAAATTACGCATTTTTAATGTGATAACTATATGCACAAGAATATACAACTTGTCGCTAAATTTCAACGAGAAAGGTATTGAGATGAAATACATCAACCTAACGCCACATGACGTAATCATGCGAGGTGCTAATGGTGCAGTAATATCACTGTCAGCGGAACGAAACCCAATACGCTGTGTAAGCACGACACAGCGAGTCAAGACTCCTTATGGAGAAGTGCAGAGGGAAATCGTCTACGACTACTTAGTAGACATTCCCGAACCAGAAGACGACACGATTTATATTGTGTCATCAAGAGTCGAAAGGCTCTGCCCATCAAGATCGGATGTATGGTATCCCGCCGGATTCGAGCGAGATCCCATAACACTTAAACCCCTCGCAGCAAGCGTTCTGCGTAAACAACAAGTTCAATAGGAGAACAAACAAAATGAAATTCGATGTTAAAACTGAATGGAGCGTCTACTTCGGTAGTCAAAAGCGTGCAACAGATGCGCTAACAAGTGTAAGCCTAAGCCAAGCTGAAGTAAATGCAATCGTTACTTACTTGAAGGAAAACACAATCATCGCCGGAAGATCAAGCGAAGGCGTAAATCTCAAGGAAGGCTACACAGTAATCGATCACAACAACGGAGCATGCGCCGTGTCAAGTGATACAACCACCTATCCTTCCGATAAGGAAGCGATGAAAGCGATGTTCATCGATGCAATTCACTTGTTCTTAACAGGACCCTGGGACTTCGATGATCACCCCTTCCGCGTATTCGCAAAGAAACCCGTGCTGATTGCGAGTTCGTTAATCGGTAAGGGAATCAAATTCAACATCGAAAACGGCTTAAACGATGTTGATGAAGCATTCACGGAACTATGCACAAGCACGGAGATCATGCGTAGATCTCGTACAACATTGATCGATCTCTGTCTATGTTACCTAAACCAACTTGGGTACAACGACAGCTCTTTGAAAAGAGATTTGTACGAGTCAGGTAGTCAACTCGCTAACATTGTATTCGATAGAAACGAAGAATGAATGAACATATTCTATCTTGATCACGATCCAGTCGTATGTGCGCAATATCACTGCGACAAACACGTAGTCAAGATGATACTTGAGAGCCTTCAAATGCTCTATACGAATTTATACTTAGACAGACGTATTGATAAGATTAAATATGTTTCGCCTGGATTTACAAATCACCCTTGTACAATTTGGGCGAGGCAGTCGTATGAAAACGAAAAGTATCTACGAGATTTAACCTTTAGCCTGATATACGAATATGAATTTAGGTATGGAAGAGTACATCTATCATCAACTGCTTACATGATGTTGCCGGATATCGTAAGGCCTAAAATCGGTTTTACAAGTCCGGCACAAGCAATGCCTTTATACTGTAAAGTTGAAGGTGACTCAATCCTTGCGTATCGAAATTACTATCGGTACGAGAAAATTAAATTTGCCAAATGGACGAAAAGAAATAGTCCGGAATGGATGAATAATGTCTAGAACATTTAAAAACTATAATCCACGTAAGAGTGCAAACTCTGGAATGTACAGAACCGTTAGACACGCTCAATCAATGCGCGTACTTACTGTTCGAGATCAAGAACTTATGGAATTAGGTATTTATCCAGTAGGATCCAAGCAAATCAAACCCGATAGAGATCATTGGGTTAACGCTGTGTACTATAACACTAGAAAGAAAGATTAACGCTTTTTGTCTTTCTTGTTGTAAAGGTAAGCTCCTAAACCACCCGCGCCTACAACACCTGCACCTATCGCATAAGGTTTATAATTAAATTTCGACTCAGATATAACGTCTTTAGCAGATTCGGCTGAGCTAGGACCACCGCCTCCACCACCGCCTCCACCACCGCCTCCACCACCACTAGAGCCTGTATCTCTATTTGCTAGAAAGGCTTTTCTCTCCTCCTCGGTAAATCCGGTGGAGGACGGTTTAGCCTCGTTTATAATTTCTTTAGCCTTTTCTTTGGCTGCTGTCACATCGGAGGCTGACTCAGCGCTAGACATACGAGCATCACTGTGAGTAGGCTTGAATCCCGCCATTCTAGCCCTTTCGTACTCTTCTTGAATTTGAGCCTCTGTCTTACGTGTAAAACCTGAAAGCGCTTTACCGTAATGCGTGTCTGATACTTTATGTATATCCGGGTTTATTTCGTAACCTAGTCTACTTTTAGCACCTTCTCCTAAACCAGATATCGCGTCTTCTAGGTGACTACCGGTTAATTTTTTAACCTTAGCTGAGTTTAGTACGTTTTCTAGTTTGTCTATATTAACTTTTCCGGACTCTAACGCAGCTCTTAACTTCATTACGTTTACAGCTGCCGCTAATTTCTCTAAGTACGAGGATCTATAACGACTTGCTCTAAACATTTTTAATCTCTATCCTTATTTCTTCTGCTGTACGCATAGGCGCCAGCACCGGCTAAGCCGGCAAGACCCGCTGCGAGTAGATATTTATTTCTATTCGACTTAGGTACAACCGACTTTGGTGACGGAGAAGGATGCCCACCGCCACCGCCACTACCGATAACAGGCTCGATTGGAGCAGCGCTTGGAGCAGCGCTTGGAGCAGCGCTTGGAGCAGCGCTTGGAGCAGCGCCATATCCTATAACTGGTTTAGGAGGTTCGCTTACTAGCATCTCTGGTTTTTTAACTACGATGGGATCGGCTACGGGTACCCCTGCCAACGGTTCTGGAACTCTTGTACCTTCAGTAATTACTCTACGTGCTTGAGGTAGTTGCTTTACTGCTCTTTTTTTCTTAGCACGTATTTTCTTGGATTCTACGGGTTTAGCAGGTTTTGGTTTTACGACTGTTTGCTGCTTAGGTTTTGGACTTACCGATACAGCACCTTTAGGCGTATTGACACTGTAGCTTAGAGGAGCGCTAGTATTAATAGATCTACTAACAGAAGATGGGCCGGATGCACCCGTAGCGTCAGATATTGCTTGAGAAGCTGCGGCTCTTGCAGAAGAAGTGTCTCTAATTGCGCTGACAGGCTTAGATTCGGCAACTGGTAAATGTGTGGCTACCGCAGAGTTTGCGTTTACAGTAGTCGGTAACCTGTGTCCGCTACTATTAACTGTCAAACCTTTATACAACTTAGCAGGAATTGCAGTTACAATGTTTTGTACTTCTGCTTCCGGAATGTTGAACGCCGTAAGTAATTTAGAGACGGACTGGCCATTAATCTGACCTTTTTTCTTGTTAATAATATCGGCAACGCCTTTTGGACCTTTGGTTTTGTATATGGAGTACAGATCTTCCGCGCTCATAGCGACTTTCTCAAGTCCTCCGTACATTAATTCATAAATATATTGATCGTAAATAGACATGTAACTCTCCGTATTAGTTTGACTCTGTTTTAACGTTATTATCATTTAAATAAGATATACCAATATTCGTAGTATATCCACCCTTTTTAAACAAAACGCGTTTTATACCAGCATGATGTATCATCTTAGCGCACATTAAACAAGGCTCTCCGTTAACTATCATCGTAGCTCCGTCTAGTTTAATGCCGTGCCTAGCTGCGTTACAAATTGCGTTCATCTCAGCGTGATGGCATCCAATCTCAGTGCGTTCACCTGATGGTATTTTTAGCTCGTTTCTTACGCATACATCCCCGCCGCATAGCTTACCAGCACCCCTAGGTGCGCCGTTATAACCATCAACAAGTAAGACATTCGTATTTGTGTCATAAACTAACGCACCGAATTTACCGCGTGGGCAGTTAGAACAACTTGCGAGTATTTCGGATTGTTTAACACGAGCTTCAATAAGTTTACTCTTCATTTGGAAACGCTAGCTCTCCGATAAATGGAAAACGAGAGATAAATATTTGTTTAATACCATCTGCAATTTGTCTTGTTTGATGTTGTGCGCCTGGATGAGAACGCTTATATAACATGCTAATCCAATTATGTCCGTTACCTTTCATCCACCAAGATGTGTAAAGGTTTTGCGGTAAGAACATACGAGCGTCTTCTCTACTAACTCCGCTGTCAATCAATTTATGATAACACTCGATTGATTGATTTGTAGAATTTGCGCCTAGTTTAACGAGCTCTTCGCTATTTGGTACAACTACGTCAGTACTACATTGCAAGTTCTTTTCGGCTTGTGTGTAAAACTCGGTTGGGTAGTAGAACTGCATGTTCTCGCTTGTAAATCTACGGCTGATCTCGTTTACGGAGAATGTTCTGTGTCTTAGAAAGTGACGTGCTACGAATATAGGTGCTACAATCTTTACGACTAATTCGATTTGTTCAAAGGGTGATGTATGTCCGTCTGATTTAAGTCTACGAATTAAACGCTTATCCTTATCTCTAAGCTCTGTTTCGTATACTGCCTTGCCGAATGACGCTCTTGCTGCCTCTGCTACTCGTCTGTCATTTCCAAGTGAATCGATATATTCTACTCCGCCTATACCATCGCCGTATACATAAATGAACGATGAAGATGGCTTACCGATGTTTTCAACAACAATCTCTGGCTCGCTTGTTTTAGGTGTTTGGTATAGAATTTCGTGAGTAGTATCGATATTCATTTCGCCTAATTGTTCTCGAATTAATTGCTTGAATAACCAAGTCATTCTAGTGTGTCCTTTCAGATAGGGCTCGTTGTAGCTCAGCTACTTTTTCGTACTTGTACTTGTCTTTTATATTTTGCGCAAAGAATTTTCCATGTGATCCCGCAGTCATCAATTGTTTCTTAACGTGTTCTGGAACGTTGTAAAACTTATAACGATGACCATCATTAAACTGAACGAGTAGATCCGAGTTAACTTCCGCTATGCCGTGTATCATCGATGACTTTACCTTCTTAATAGGCATAGTCTTTAGCATTCGTTTCTCTTCTTCTTTATTTACGACCATCTTACGTTTTAAAGAATGCTCCATCTCTCGTTGTTTTTTATAATCGAGATACTTCTTTAGTGCTAATGCGCTTACGCCTATACCAGCTGCGATTGCTACTAATTTCTTTCCGTCCATGATTACCTCCGTACTAATTTGTCTAAGTTATTAAACATTTTAACACGGATTGGTTTTGCTGACGCAGTTTTTGTTTCTAGATCATCTTCGACCTTTTTAGCCGGCTCTAAGTCGTATGTCATGAGTTCGTTAATATCAATCGGTTGCTCTTTTGGCTTTACCTTTTCTTCCATTACTTTTACCGGTTCTACTACGACTTTCTTCTGTTGTACTTTTGGTGTACGTGTATCTGGTCCAAGTAAGAAGTCTGCGAGTAATTTTGAGTAAGCCGTATCGCTAGGTAAATGTAATCCAGCTTGAATACGACTTACTGCGATTGCATCAGCAGCGGAATAGAATTGATCTACGTATTGTGGATATAACTCGGAATAAAACTTAGCAAGCCCGTATCCAACAAGCGCATGTCCGCTTGGGTAAGAAGGATTATCCGCAGTATCTGTATCGAGTGGTGTAATCTTCTTACCGAAGAATGGTGCAAGCATTTCAGGCCTTGGTCGTAAGAATGTATACTTAACGATTAATCCAATCTTACTAAGATCTTCCGCAATAATACTTGCATTATCATACATCGGATCGAGATCAAGCGAGTTGCATAGATCTACATATATACCGAATGTGTCATCATCCGCCTTCTTAACCATTGCGTCTGACAATGGCTTGTCTGACATTACTTGCATCATATCATCGAATTCTCTTTGTACGCTTGGATCCGTATTCTCTGCGGGAGGTAACATTGGGATATCTTCGATGTTAATATGAAGTATCTCAAGCTCTCCGTTCATTCGATCAATATGATTACGAACAGATTGCTTGGGGTATAAAAGCGTTGCAAGCTTATTACCTGCATACGTATTTGGCGATGCCACCTTTACTTGAGAGAACGATGATGATGATTCAAAGCCGTTTGGAAACTGTCGGTAATGTGAGCTTGCTTGGTGTCGTTGATTTCTTCCAAAGCCTTCTTCTCCATGCGCTCTCTCGTTTATCTTACCACCGATTACTAAATGCGTAATGTCTTCTCCAGGCGGACTCATGTCTCTTCCAAGTACTGTAGCTACAACGTGTCTTGGTTGTTTACGGCCTACATCCTTCATTACAGCATATGATCCGTCTGGTAGCACAACGTGGTGTGTACCTTGTGGCATATCAACGCCTTTAGCACGCTTTCTAAGTACATTAAGAACATCACCCGGTAATGATGTCCGTTCTCTTAAACGATCGTCTGCGTGATCTGCGATCTTTATAAATTCGATGATTGAAAATGGAAACATTCGTATTCTCCTTTAAAGAATGGGTTACTTTAACAAATACAATAACAGTTTGCAAGCGTGTAATTCTGATCTAAATCATGTGATAACGATATACAATCGCACAACAAAAAAGGAACGATTATGCACTTGATTGTATTTATACCCGTAATACTACTCTTCGCGCAGAAGATAAACTACGCTAAAAAACGCTTTGATGCGGAATACGAAGGACATCTGATTATGTACCTCGTAACAAGGGAACACATTGTATGCCCAAGATGTGCAAGCGTATACGCAGTACAAACTCTTGAAGAACAAATGAACACGAAATGGGATTGCTCTGAATGCGGATGCGCATGGGAGGAAACACCAACACACGATATTAAAGGAGTATCGAAATGATTAAAATACTACAAGGCGAACTCATGAAGGTCGTAGCAAAAGCAGTTTTACATGCTGAACACGTAAAACCGGATGAGAATTCTCAACTTACGCCTGAGATGGGTGCGTTAGTAAGGGACGTAGGCAAGGATCGAGCAATGACTGCGATGCAATTAAAGAGGTCGATGGGCAGTCTTGCGTTTGCGGAAAACCTAGCCAAGTGTATTGTAACTTCGCCATACAGACGTAGGCTGAAGAAGTAAGTACGCTAAACAGCGGAGGATCCTCCGTTTTGTTTAGCCTTCATTTCATTTATCTTTTCTCGAAGTAGGAACTTTTCTCGTCCGCTAAGTTTATTGCCGTTTTGGCTCTTAGTGATTAACTCGGATGCTACTGCACTTGAATCTGGTCCGGCACCGAACTCGCCTGCTGCTTGCATAGCTGGCATACCTAACATCATAGTACCTACGCCAGCTTTCCAAGCATTACCGACTAGCTCGTCCTTTGCAGCTACATACTTACCTAAGTTTGACTTGTTTGTTAGCTCGTCTACCTTGGCTAGTTGTTGTGCATGCGAAAGGGTTCGATCGTCAGTAATCTTAGACATATCCGCCTTTAGCGTATCTAAGCGTGATGCGGTTTGTCCGGGTGCGGTAGAGTTTGCGTAATCGCCTACTCTTGATGTGTAAGGCTTGTACCATTTCTTAAAGGCACCGCCTTGTGCGCCTGCTGCTTGTGCTTCTGCGTCTAGTGCTTTTCTGCTCTCGCTAATGCGTTTGAACAAATTACCCTTGTCGCCACCGTGGATACTCCTTACGAGAGATCCACCGGTAGCGCCAAGAATACCACCGCCTATTGCACCTGAAAGCGCACCACCTACTGTACCAATACCCTTTTGATCTTCAGTAGCATTTTCGTTACCCTTCTTCGCGCCATAAAGACCGCCAAGTACGGCACCACCAATAAGCTCAGGGCGTTTAGCCATTTCGCTTACCATTGGAGATACTTGAAATGCGACTTTATTCATATAGTGAATGCGTGCAAGTTTACGAGTAACTTCTAGTGCTCTCATTAGACTTCTCCGGGTGTCGAAAGCTGAGAAGCGCCCAGTCCGAGTAAGCCCTCAGTAGCGCTTTGAATCAAGTCGAGAGCTGTGACTCTTACGGGAACAATACGTTCAAATTGAACGCCTACAGATTCTTGTACTACTAAACCGTTTGCATCTACGCTAAACGAGTGATTAGGAATATAACAAGCTTCTGCATATACTGCACCGATTGTATCTTCGTTTGAATCTACTGTCTTAATTAACAAGCCGATTGGTTGCGAGAACAAATCGCTCATAAGATTTAGATACAAGTTATTAAAACCAGGACGTATCTTAACGTTATGTGGATTTGGATTTGCCACTTGTGAAAGAGCGCTTAATGATGTAAACGCTGGTACAAGTACAGGCAACTCTGGATCGGAGTAGTAAGCGTAGAGCATACGTAAGAGAGAAGGTCCGTGGTAGTAAATTCTACTAAGCGAAATACTTCCTTGTGTTCTACCTGCTACGTGATAAGAACGTTCAGACCCAAGTTCAAAAATACGGCTAAAAGCCTTGTTATGGCTAAGAGACATATTCTGAATTAATCCGATTGGTTGAGCGAGTGCTGATGCAACTTGCCCTTCAACGAAATCGGTGCCGAGAACATTAGCTAGACGAGGTGGACCAGCTGCGATCATGGTAAACGCACCAGACGCAAACTGACCATCGACCATGCCTTGTTGAACGTACCGTTCGTATGGTTTGTAGTCAATCGCCATTACATGCTCCTATTAAGCAGTCGCAATTAGGCTAAGAATATTAGCTTGAACTGTATGACTTGTTAGAACAATTTGCGCTGGTGTACCTTCATCGATACCATTACCGCATCCGTTAGCGATGCTAATAGATGTTTCACTTGACGCAGTGATAACGCCAGCTTCACTAATCAAAGCTCCATTGTCAATACCATAAATAGTGACAGATAAGCCGTTTCCTGTACCACCCTCAAGCGCAGTCTTAGCAACTACCTTCAAATTAGATGCACCGTTATTAGCAGCGGATGCAGCTACTAAAAGCTTAGCCTCTGCGTCCGCGTTGATTGCGGTAACTACTGCATTTACGGTACTACCGCCATTGGCAAGTGTAACTGTAATATCTGTAGTATTAGCGACAGATACATCTAAAGCGCCTCCACCAGCTACTACTGTTAAAGTAATCGCATTTTGGGCAATACCAGGCTTGATTGATGTCAACAACAAAGAATCTACGGCAGCAGCGCTTGCAAAGGACTTAGACGCCTTTGATCTTCCAGATAGTAAGTTCGCACCCTTTAGGATTAAGGATGTTGAACCGTCTGCTTCGCTTACAGAGCCGGATGCGGCCAACAAGGTTGGAAAGCTTACCTTGCCTTCGATCTTTTCAAATGCTTTTTCAACGTCATCACGTACATCATTTACTTCACGAAAGAGTGAGTGTGGGCGTACGGGTTGTTCACTACCGAATGATAAACTTCTTTTTGCTTTATCTGCGTTTGTTAATACTGACTTCATATCAGACTCCTTAGATTACGATTTTAATCTTGATATAATTTGCGGGATACAATACTTCAACCTTTATTTCGCATAATAGCGAATCTGGTTGGCTCTTGTCTTGTTCTAACTTAGTTACTGACGCAGATTTAAATAAACCGGCATCCGATGCACTTGTACAAGCACTATCGAGCAATGTAGACAAGTCATCGATATATGCTTGAGTAATATTAAACGATCCTATGCGTCTACGCAAAGCATTTCTTATTGTCTTTGCAAAGTAGTCGACGGCGCGAGTAACACTCCATTCTCTAGATTCAATCGAAGATACATCGGTTGTAGCTTGTATTCTAAGCGCAGGTACTTCACCAGAAGATTCTACTTCGATTACTGAGTTACCAGCAGAAATAATATCGTACTGAGTGCTTTCGAGTGCAGGTCCGATTACATCTACGAAACCGAGTAACTTTCTACGAGTAAAGGGTTCTTGTGGTGCAACTGAAGAACACGCACCTGCAATCGCACAAGCGTAATAGAAAGAAGGCAATGCTACGTTAACACCGCCAAGTACTGCTTGTACGGTATCGGGGTATAAACGTAATTGTCTTCTATTCGCATATTGTTGCGCTTTATCTCTAATTGTTTGTGCGTATGCTGTCTTGTCTAACTTATTCGACCCTAAAATTGTAAGCAATGTGCCACGTAATTGAAGAGAGAACGATATAGACGAAAATTCACTTGGTAAAGATTCTACGGAATAAAATCCATCACCATTTTGTGCGTTCGATAAGGAACGATTAATGGTAATACGTGAACCGTCTACTTCTTTAACACTGTAATTACGAACATCATCGCCAAAAGACATTGTTACAAACAGTTGTCTTCCGTCTGCGAGTTGGAATGGAATTGTTGAGCTTGTATCAACGCCTTCGCTACCAAGTACGGCTTCTGGTGTACTATTTAAATCGATTTGATCTAAGTTACCAGTGCTTTGGCTATTTGATCCGCTAAGTACAACACGTGGATTACGTCTAGTTGGATTAGTAGGAGCGGTAATGACAACACGTTCTGCTCTAAGCAAAGGATCGCTTAATTCTTTTACATGCTTATCAATCGCCTCGATCACTTGTTCGCTAGAACTAAGAGGAGCGATTGAATATACTTCGTAAGAACGTAAGAACTCGATCGCCTCAATGTAAGATAATGCTGTACCGTTTGGCTCGGCGCTACTAACATCGCTTACACCAAGTGCGGATATTTCTACACCGTCACCTGCGTTAAGCAATGTAAAGTACAAGCCTAAGCCGAGTGGATTACGAGTACTGATTGGACCGTATACCGAGTTAATATCCGCAAGGGACGATACTTTAATAAGGCCGGGTTGGTTTGCAATCGCAGTTAAATCTAAACGTAATGCTCTATATGCAATGTAAATATTCGCAATCCCTTGTGTTGGTTTACCATTTAAAGGATTACGTAATATTTCTGCACCGATCTTAATTGATCCATCTGAGTTTACGAGTAGATCGGGATTTGGACGACCTGTACCGGTGCTTGATGTATCTACGGATGATGAGAATCCGAGAAGGGCAGCAAGTGTACCTTTACGAACAATGATACTACCGCCTACGCCTTTTAAGTAAGACGATAATTCAATCACTGCGTCTGCTGAGTCAAAGGTACAGACGGTGTAACCGATTGTTTCATTAATGTTTGCTACAAAGTCCTCGATAGAACCTGTGATTGCATTAATCGAAATGTCTTTTGAAGAGCCGTTGAAATTAATAGCAAGCGTATCACCTTGTAATCCTGTAACGGTGCTATCAGTACCAACGCCTGTAAGAACGGTTTCTGCCGATGATGTTGTACTAGATAAGAAGTTACCGGTAATCGATATTTCTTGTCCCTTACCTTTAGAAACGGATTCTATTTTGATGAGGTTATTGTTCGGAGAGCTTACTACGATATTGCTATCTTGCGCGTCTAGCTGAGCTTGAAACGATGCTACTAAAGAATCTTCATCTGCAAAGTCTTGATCTACTGTAATCGAGAATGTAGTAGGTGTACCTTCGTTTACAATCGATGTAATACTTAAACTTGTACCAGTAGATCCGGAAAGAGGAAAGGACGCAAATTCGAGTACTACGCTTGCAGATGTTGCTTCTGAATATGATACGTGTGTAATTTCACCGCTTACGCTTGCAAAGGTAGAATCGGTATTTTCTTCGGTAATATTCTTTGCAACGAAGAAAGCGTTCTTAGGTGCAAACGGAGAGCTTGCGCTAAGAATGTTAAGAGGATATTCAATATACTTTTGATTTGTAGGAGTACCGTTTGCATCATATGTACTACGTGCGGTATCTACTCTACCCAATTTAAAACGTGTTGATTCTACTTGAATAATTTGTACACCACTTACATTCGCACCAAATCCGCCTGATGTTGTGTAAAACAAATCGCCATCACTGATCGATGTAGCTGCTTTAATAGGAATATCGCCTGTGCTACCGAATGTAATTTGACTTTGTACGCTACTTGAAACTGTGCCATCTTCGTTAGCCCATTTTGGAATTAATCTTGTGCTACTTAGATCGGTAGTATCTGAAAGAGATGAGCCCTTAACGGATGTTTCTACTGCCCAAGTCACATATGCAGATGTCGCAGATATACCGCTGTCAAATGCTGTAAAGCCGGCACCTGTTACGCGATAGCTAAGTGTGTTATCAAGTCCCCAAGGTGTAGCGTGTTCTGCTTGGACGCCGTTAGATATTTTACGGAGTGTAATACTACTTGCTGCGCCATAACGGTTTGATTGAATAAGCACGCCAGTCTTTTCGCTACCGCTTACTGTGTATGTTTTTTTAGTAACGGTAGCATAACCGCTTAACTCTGTTGCTAGTTTAGTAACGAGAGAATCTAAGCTAGACGCAGCAATATTAAGTCTAAAGTCGGATGTTACGTCAAGTACGTTTCTTTGGTCGATTGCGATATTCATCTTTAGATTAAAGTTCGCAGGATCATCGTTTGGATAAAAGAAAAGTCCGGCACGTGTAGCCTTATTTGCGAATGCTAAAAACGCAGAACTAGGACGTACATCTAGTTGATTGATCTCACCGCTACTAAACAATGCAACTTGTACTTCGTCTTGAAGTACTTGCATTTGATCCTTGTCTTGTACGTGGATTGTAGGAAAGTCTTGTGTACTAATCGAAAGGGGTACTTGTGTATACGGTACTGCGTTTCCTTGAGAGTTTTTAAGCTCAGCGTCTGCGTTGAGTGTGCTATCTGCGTTTAACAGATCTACAACCTCAAACGCAGGCCCAATTACGCAAGGAATTAAACTTGGGCTTGATACTGCGGGAGTAGTACCGCTTACAACTTGTGTAATTTCCACTCCGGGTTTTTTTACTTGTTCCATCTATGGCTCCTTAGTAATTATGATAGATTCGCTTATTTGGATCGTATCATTTTTAGGCTCAACGCTCATGTCAATTTTTATGTTATCGTTTTTATACGCTGGTTCTAGTACTTCCCATTTGTGCGGAACAAAAAACGGTACTATTACTTGTACGCTAACGGCACCGCCGTCTGCGTTATCTTGTATCAATCCGCCTGGAGGACTTTCGCCCCCTATCGTAATGTCGTGACCTATACGAGTGAATGGGCCTTGCCTTTGTAAGAATACTCTAAGCGCTTTTATCTGACTTGCGAGAAACCACGCAAGGCGAGACGCTTCTGCGCCTGTTCTACTTACTACATGGAATACCGCATTGCAAGCAAGTACATCGCGATATACTTTATTTCCTGTATGCATATTAATCGTTTCAAAGCTAGCCATACTTAAATTAAGATACGCCGACTGACCGTGTACGCAAACAATCGCAGGCCTCATGTTGATCGCTTGTAATGTAAGTGGGTATGCGCCTGTAATTGTAATCTCCGTATGTTCTGGATCCGGTGACCATCGATACTGACCGCTTTCCATATTACCGAATAAACCTTGAGTGAATCCGATTAGTACGCGAACACAGTGAGCAATAGGATCGAACATTAAATTCGATTCTCTTTCGGACTTATGTAATATGGGAGGCGAGTTAGTAGGTATCATACGTTCTCCAAGTAAATGCTAGCCTTCTTCTCATTATATGAATGCGCCTTTTGTTGCATATGCGCAATCGCGCCTGCTGTACCAAGCGCACCTATTGCTGGCGCTAAGTACTTAAGACGATCTTTAGGATCAATACGTTCTAAAGTCTTTCCATACTTAGATCGTATTCCTCTTGATAAAGCGTATGCTGCGCCTGCACCCGCTATTGTACCACCGGCTATAACACCGAGATCTTTCATATGTTCTTTTGCGTGATTCTTTTCTCTGCTCATTTTAATCTCCGATGTCCATCTTAGGTGAGAACATTCGTTGCGATGTCTTTAGTTCACTCGGCCATGCTAACGGCATACTAAATTCAATATCGCCTTCCGATATTCTAGTAAGCGTTACTTCTTGTCTCACAGGAGAGCGAAGACGTTCTGAATTACGAACGGACTGTACTCTCCAACGAGTACCTTCCTTCTCTACGATTAAGTCTCCGATCTTTACAATAGGATCGATTGTCATAATCGCATTTGTAGCTGCTGGGCTAGTAATCATCATCTCGTTTACGCCTTTTACCTTATCGAATGGAAGTATGTTTACATACGATGCCATAGGATAATGGTATCCGCTAAGATAACCGGTATTATAACATAATTTACATGATGTTACTTGCCTACGTTGTGTAAGCGGGTCTATACAAGTACATCGTTGCCCAAATGTACGAACGGGAAACACTAGACATGGACGGCCTGTAAACTCTCTAAGTTGCATAGACATAAGCCGTACCATCTCTTGCGCTTCTAGTGGTAGCTTTGCATTAAGAGTTTGCGGAATCGTTTCTATTACTTGATTTGTCTTAACGTTGGTAAGTCGTATAAAGTAATGTAAAGATCGCCACGACAATCTACGTGGTGCAATGTTATCTACCGCAATATATCTATCTATAAATGGACCGGCAATAACCTCGAATGGTCCGCCACTTGATTCCCCACGCAGTACTTCGAATTGGTATTGCATAATATCTTCCGAAGTAGACGATATCTCCCAACGAATTGTAATCGTATCTAGCTGTAATGAATCGAGGGTAACGGATTTTATCGAAAGCATTTTATAACCTTGGGTTTGGTTTCTTATGTCGAGTGAGCAATCTTGCGGGTCCTTGAGGATTCATAAGCGCACCGGCAGCACCGCCGGATACGGCAGCAGCAAGTGTACTTGCCACCGGATGTTTACGACTGAGGTGATCAGCCTTAGCACGTGCAGTATCGATTGTGTGGGTTACCTTAGCAACTAAACCCTTCGGCTCTTGTGCGGGAGGCATTTCAGTTGGTTCTGTGTATTGCTTACGTAATACTTCAGATGCTACGCCGGCTACACCGCCAATGATCGCACCATGCAAACGAGTGTTTCTAAGTAGCGCTTCAGTAGACGCTTCTTTGCTAAACATCTTACTTTGATTAGCACCGTTTAAAGATCCTTCTAACGCTCCTGCAAGTCCGCGATGATCTGCTAGATCACTTGGCTTTAAGAATAATCCCGCAACCTTTACAAGTCTACCGCCGGTCTTATTCATATAATCGCCTGTACCGATCATACTTGCGCTTGATGCTGATTCAGGTACGTTATCCTTTACGTTATCCATCAATTGATTGGCAGGTCTGTTAAACATTTTATTCTTCAGTTCATTACGACCTGTAGCTGCTACGTACTTTCCTCCACGTACCATCGCTTTGTTTCTTGCGCCACGCCCAACTGCGAGAACGGTCTTGCCTCCGCTATAAATTACGTCGGCTGTATAATTTCGTCCGGGTACCATACTCAAATCTACCGCATTGAATCCATCTCTTATTAGATCAGGATCAAACGCTGCTTCTTTGTACAATACGTTTACTAAACTATCATCAAGTAGGTTCCAACTCATTTTTTAAATCCGTTCTGCCAATGGCCGGTTAATCTGGCTTTAAGCTCTTTGTTATAATCGTCTTCTGGATTTGTATCCATGTAAAACAAATTAAAGTTATCGTGGCTATCGGTAATGATGTTGATACCAGTAAGAAGAACTACGCCCTTTGTATTATCGAAATTCTTATACTCGCGTACAAACTCCGCTAAACGCATTGGAGCTGCGTATCCTGTAAATACTGCAACTCTAAACATCGACATACGTAATGCACCGATATCGGTAACACCGGGAAATAACAAGTCAGTCACTTCAAGCGGATCTTCTGCTGTTCCAGCTGCCGATGTGTTTGGTACATAGTCTGCGTCTTCATAAGTCTTTTTAATGTATGCTGGTACATCTACTGCGTCTAAGTCTACTGGTTTAGGTCCGATTAAAATACTCATCTGTATACCCTATCGAAAACATCGTAATATCCGCCTAAGAAATAATAGTCGGACATAATCGATTGGGCGTCAAAGCCCTGTTGGAGATTTTGAGCCATTTTGAACTCTTTTTTCTTTTGTTCGTATGTAGTGCGAAGCATACTGATCCATTGCATAATCATAGGCGCTTTATCTGACGCTTGTACACTAATACCACCATCACTATAACTTAATTGATTACGCATTTGCAACAATCCGACGGATTCTAGGATCGCAATTACTGTACCGCGTAGTAATAAGTGTCTATATGGAAATGTTTCTACGCTATAAAATCCGAGCATAGGTGGCGTATTGCTTATATCGTCAAGCGTATCAATAACCGCCCATGCAATCAGACGGTCGCTTGTTTCCACTCCGTCTATTAAACGGTTCAACTCGGGGAAGTCCCTCATATATTGCCTGACCTGCGAAACGAATTTCGCTAGGCTCTGTTGTTGTGCTAATCCCATCGTCACGCTCCTTACTTTCTTGTTTATATTCGTAATTTATAGCATGATCTGTCAAGGATTGTTCTATTTTTTCGGAACTTAATAAACCCGACTCTACCATTCGTATTACAGTAGCGTCATTTACATTAAACTTTTCACAACATCCGGGTAATACCATAACGCCATTGACGGATACTTTAAAAGGTGTATTGTTAAAATAAACGGCCTGTTCCATTACTTGCGTCTCCTACGTTTTGGCTGTGCTGGAGTATCGTCAGAACTTGGGCTAATAAAATCGTCCGATGATTCTTGTTCCGCGTGATCTACAATTACGCTTACATCTTCAAGTAGTACAACAGGATTTGGCGATTCATCACTTACAATATCTTCGTCCGTAACGACTAACTCTTTTGGAATAACCTCTTCGATTACAAGTACGCTTTCTTTAACTTCTTCAATCGGTGTTAGGTTAGTAGGATTATCTACGCTTAGTCTTCTACAACTTACGTATGGACTTTCAAGTAAAGCCTTATTCATATCCATAGACGCGTCGCTAATATCTACGGGTCTATTTGGAAGTAATTTAATAAAACTACCGTCTGCAAGTAGTACGCCGGGCATACGCATTCTTACGCCATTGCGCCAAAAATCGATTTTACGTGCTGTTTCTTTAGCTACTAATCTGTACATAAAAACTCCTGCACTGTCCGAGAGAAAGAGGTAAAGAACTCAAACAGTGCAGAAATTCTCTCAAGCAAAGTGCTCGATCATTTTAATATTTATATGTGAATAATCAAGTAAATTATATATCGTTATTAGAATTGTGTAACGACTGGATTAATGAAACCATCGCCAGCACGGTTACGAGCACGACCAAGTTGTTCTTCGTCAGCAGGCAATCTGTCAGCAAAGCTAAGGCCACCAATTTGAGCTGTTTCGAAACCGGGTGTAACAGAACCGCTATACAATTCCATCTTTACGAGAGAATTGAGATTTAGGAACGCCATACCGATGTCTTCCCAACACCAGAATGTGATCTTGTTACCAATTTTATCGACATAGAATTTTGTATTGTTCAATACATAGAATACGCCTAAGAATTCGGGAACAGTGAAACCGTAAACATTACCACGACGGAGAATATCAGTCTTGATAGTACGTACGAAACGACGACCGAGAAGAGTATTGTATTTATAACCTTCAACGACTGTTTCAGATTGAATACGATCACCCATATCTTCGATTGTCCATTGAAGAACGTCATCGTAATCAGATTCGGTAAGCAAAACAAGTTCGAGTCTTAAACGACGATTTGGACCAGACATCATCTTAAAGAAGTTGATAAAGTCTGGACGATTTACAGGACGTACAACAAAGTCGTCTTGTGTAGCTGCGAGTGCGAGTTGGCCTTTCATAACGGATGCGTTTTGATCTGGACCGTTTGCAACGCTAGCTGCGTTAACGTTTGATGCACTAAAACCGGCTTGAGTACCAAAGGACTTTTCGTTGCTGTCCTTTTGTAATTGTTGGATACCGGCTTCTGCATACAATAAGAATTGACGATCTTCGATTTCTTGAAGATTGTTTGCGGATTGTTCTTCAATCATTTTGGTGATTGGCATTTTATACGCGAGCAATTCTTGTTCAGTCTTTTCGAAGTGTTCAGATTCGATTGTAAAGAATGACACGGCAACACGAGGTGCACGAATGTAACGAGCTCTGGCTTGACCACGGAAGTCAACAACCATTGCGCGTGATTCAGGTTCGAGTTCTTCGATCTTTACGAGGCCATCATGTTCGGTAGAAACTTGACATTCTGCGGGAGTAATTGGTTGTGGAGGCAAGATCTTTCTTGCAAACGATACTTCGCGCAAGTGATCTCGGATAACCCCACCACCGTAAGCTGCGAGCTTAGAACGACCTTCTTCTGTACCAAGCTTTTCAACAAATAAACTATTAACCATTTCGGCGCTGTAATTCATACTACTTTACTCCTTAAATACCGAACAAGATACGAACACGCATATTAGCGCCTGTACCTGTAATACGAGAGATGTAACCGACTTTGAATGCGCCGGCTGCTACTTGTGCTTGGCTAAGAACGCCGAGCCCCGATTGAATGTAAGCACCTGTACCGAAATCAGCTGATGCGAAATCTTTATGATGTCTTACACCGAAAATACCAACAGCCTTACCAACGTCAGCGGATGATAAATCATCGTCTTCATCATTGATAAGTACGCCAGATTCGTTACGGTCGAAAATCATAGTGTCAGCTTCGTAAGGACCGAATTGCAAAATTGGAATACGCCCAGAAGTAACAACGTCACCTCTACCGGTTTCCGAGAAGTATGCAAAGCCGGGAGCTGTGCTAATTGAGCCATCAGTACCGTCATTTTCGGTAGAAGATGCGCGCAATACGCCGTAGCTTGCGCCTTCGATTTTCAAGATCTCGCCTGTGCTAAGAGCGTTAGCAGTTTGGCCGAGAAGCAAAGCATTATCGCCCTTCCATACTTTGGATGGGGCGTAAATTGAGAGAAATGGCGAAACCAATTCAAATGTTTGAATAGCCATGTGGACTCCTTAATCATCACCTAATAAATAAGATTCTAGTTTAGATCTAGCGCTTGTAGCGACTTGACCTTGCTCGTCTGAGAGATTGGCTACGTTAAAGGATGAGCTGCTACCCAACATGTTGATAGCTTCTTCAACCGCATACATACGTTCTGGCTGTTGGTAGATCGCATTCGCCTTAGCCTCGATATCCGAGTAGTCGATGTGACCTGCATCAGCCATACGTGCTGCAAGTTCCGCCGCCTTATTCATGTGTTGAATCTCTTCGAGTTTGGAACGAAGAGATTCAATTTCGTTTTGTTGTTCTAAAAGTTTGCTACTTGCAAGTTTGATTAACTCGCTTGCTGCTCTTGTAGATGCGATTTTTTTCATGAGTATGCTCCTATAGTATGTTTATACCTTAGAGTTATCACACTTTAAACGACTTTTTTCAAGTTGTATAAGTTATCGCCCTAAGATATTCGCAAGTCTGTTACGTGCTGAAGGTTGCGAGAATTGTCTATCTGCCTCGATTTGCGCCATTTTAACTTGTTCTTCGTTAATGGCTTGTTGCTCATCGTTATAGTAAGACACAAGCAATTCAGCTTCTGCAAGCTTTTCTTCTGCGGATGGCTCTAAGTCATCCAAGTTGTCCGCAATGAAACTAAGCGCTGACGCAAGCTTTTCGATTTCACTACTGTCGTTTGTGGCTCTTAGGTGGATATGCTCGGTTGGAGCACGATCTTCGGAGTATGTATCTCCGAACTTAAGAGCATTATCAATCATATTTCGAATGTCGTACATAGTTTACCTCGCTTGTGGACCGTACGGTGAAATACCGATGTCTTTACGAATCGGCGTAGGGCCAAAGCCCGTGTTAATCGTCTGTCCCGGTGGAGACGGTATAGGAGGAGCGTTCTGCAACTGTTGATAAGGTAAAGCCACCTTTGGAGGCGGTGGCATAGCCGGAGGCATTTTAATACCGGCTATCTTTTCAAGCTCGTCAAAGAACGCATGCCAAACCGCATATTCCATCTTAGTATCTATCGAACAATGCGTTGATGATGTGGAGAGCAGCGTAATCTAAATCTTCGTTGTATTGTGTTAAAGCAAGTTCTGCAACTTGGCTATTAGCTTCAAATACATCTGGGAATGACGCAAGCTTAATATAATCAGGTTCGGTATATTCCATGGTTACAGGATCGATACCTTCTTCGATTAACCATTCACAAGCACGAAGTTCAGCTTCCTTTGCAAATTCGGATGGTGTTAAGCTTTCGATGTAAGCGAGTGCAGGTTCATCATAATCTACGAGAATGCTTGCTCTCTTTTCGAATACTTCGTCGCCAGCGATTTCAAAATCTTCTTCGCCTTCAAGTGTTTCGATAAACCAAGCATTTTCGATATCTTCCATTGCGGATGCTACTTTGACTTGTTCGTCTGACATATATTCGTCATCATAGAAATCGTCATAGTCACCGTATGAAAGAGAATCTAATTCGTCTACATAAGAACGAGCCATCACTCTACCCATTACATCAGCTTCTGCAAGCTTTTCGTGGAAATCTTCTTCTGCATAGAAGTCGTCGTCTTCATAATAGCCATAGTCATCGTCTTCAAAATCGCCATCGTCTTCTGACAATACGTATTCTGCAAACTTAGCAAGTTCATAATCATCGAGTTCGTCTAAGTCGATACCAGCTTCTGCTGCAACGGCTTCTACTAATTCGACTTGAGCGAGCTTTGTCATTTCATCATCTTGGCCATAGAATTCATCGCCATATAATTCGTTAAGTAACATTTCGTCCATAATGTTTTCTCCTAATGTTTGTTTTCTTTATTATAGAGTATCATCGTTTATTAGCAACCCATTCAGCTAAGTACTTTGCGATATTCGGATTTTTTTCTACGAATTTAAACGCAAACTCTTCTGGAGTCTTTCCGTCACAACAACAGCGATTCCAATAGGCATGCGAAAAGTAAGCAACAGGTACGTAGCACAATGACTGCATAACGTCATCATCTAAATAACTACCACCGCGAATCTTTTCAATTTGCGAAAGCATGTTACCGCTACTAGAACCTTGCATTAAACTTTCTATATTGTCAAGTAAATCCGAACGATAACCGTTATACATTGATCCTATACGATGAACGATTGGTGGCATATCATCATCTTCGGATTCCGAATAGCTGTCGTCAAATTCCGAATCGTCTTCGTCGTAGTCATTTTGTAGCGGTAATTTAACGGCAGTAATACGTCTAATCGCAATCGGTGTAATGCTACTACGATGCTCAAGCATAGGCCCGAGCATGTCCATCATACCGGGAGATATACCGCCTGTTGGTGATATTGATATGCGCATAGATCTTACGATAGGTCTTGGTGTATTAGGATTAAACACATGGCCTTGATCTTCTAACTTATCGGCTAGATTACCTTGTCCGGCTCGCATTAGCAGTGTACGCTGAAATTCGTTAGGCTTTAAAACGATACCCATCGATCCGGCTTCTGATAGTGATCTACCGATATCTGGGGATGACGCAATACGCCCAATAATAGGACGCGGTAAATCCGGATCCTTGCCAACAAGCATAGGAACTGCCTTACCCATAGGTAAAGAATTAACATCTTTAAAGATATCGCTATGCTTTAATGTTTCAGCGATTTTATATGCAGACGATTTTTCCATATTCGCTACAACCTTATTGTCCTCGTTTTTAAGTATGATCGCAGGTCCGTGCTTAAATACCAAATTACTATTCGGAGAATAAGCGAGAGATGATACAGAACTAAACGCTTGCTCCCTGTCTCTCTTTAGCGATGTATTAATCTTACCAAAGGTAATAGGACGCGGTGTGAAGTGGCTTTGACGTTGTACCTTCTTTTGTATTCTAGGTAGAATTTGTTTCATAGTCGTTCCCGACTTTTTACGCAAATTCTTAGACAAACCTGCATCGCCTGCTGTCTTTTCAATCTCTGGTAATTGTCTTGGAACGTAGTGTCCGCGATAACTAGCAATCTTCTCTAGCACAAAGCTAGTACGATCAGCACCGATAAACACAAAGCTAATGTCAAAGAACTTAGGAAATTCGTTGTACACGAATACCTTTCTACCGTCTGGGTATATCTTACCCGCCTCGTTCTTCATATGTTCGCAGTAATCTGGTCGTGTCTTTGCTTTATTACCGCAAATACTACAAACGTCATAAGGAACACGGCAACCCATACTTGTAGATGGGTACTCCCCCGCTTGTATTCTTTCGAGTACTTTACCGCCACCATTGCGCATACACTTTTGGTGATCAATCGCTACGATTAGCTCTACACGTTTCATCTTATTATTTAAGACGCTGAGTAGAACATCTCCGTACGCTTTCTCTGGATCCTTATTTACGTGATGCGCAAATGCATGTGCATTTAAGAACGTTTTATAACCGTGTACATGTTCGTGAGGTGTAGTGGTATGGTCGTGTGATAGCCCATTCCAATTAAAGAAGTCGTTGTTTAGATTAGGACCGTAGTACTCGCCCGCACCTAAGGCGAGAATATGAACGTAGGTCTTACCGGGATCCGGCTCTAACTGATTCTTATACGCAAGTATTTCAGGGTGTATGCCGGCAGTCTTTTCTAAGTATTCGCTATGACCACCTGAAAAGTCGATCAAATTGAATAAAGGCTCTCCGTATAAACCCTTTGGTGCGAATAAGCTCTGCTTTTCGATCATTTTGTTCTCTTATTTGGGTCTGCCTTGTTTGCATCAGCGTTGTACATAATAGAACCACGTACGCCACTGGAAAGTTCCCTAAGAGCTGCAAGTTCGTGTTCTGTTACGCCAGTACCACGTAATTGGCTAACTGTCTTAAGCTGATTAATGTCCATGCTACCGCGTTGTGCAATATCACGAATCATTTGACCGCCGACTAGCGGATCTTCAAGTACACTTGGAGAGTGAATCGCTAAAGAGTTATACGCTACATCAAGGCTTCTCTCCGACATCATACGAAGTTCGGGATGTACTTGTTTCATCGCATTTAAGTTCTTTTGCTTATTCGATCTCACACGTGCTGCAGAGATTGCATCGAATAGCTTTGGAATACCGTATGTCACGGCAGCTGCGGCTGTACCGCCAATTAAAGCGTCCATTGCGGTAGCGGCTGTTTTAATATTTCCGTTAGTCTCTAATTGTGCTACGGTACTTGCTACCTTAGTCATAATTCGTTCTTTAACGTGTGGTGGAAAGTTGTACTTATTTAAAACGCTCATATGATACTCCCTGCTGTATGTAATACTTTCTTTCGTTGATCTTCTAAGTAGATGGTTGCGCCTCTCAAACGTTTAGCTTCCTTTACTAATCCTTCGACTTTACGATATTGAACACATAAAGGATGATCTAAGTTAGGTACCATGTTTGAATAATCACCTACATCGTAAATATCCTTGGTTGGATTTGTGTTTAATGTCATCGCAACCTTTTCGAATGTGCCGATGTCTTCTGTAACGTGTAGTAGCAATTGTAGTACAGGACGTTCTCCGCCTTCTGCTAAACTTGCTCTTTTACACATTTGTTCTAAGCGGGCTGTCTCGTATTCCAGATCGCTATCAACCTTTTGTAACCAATTACCGATGTTGCTTTGCGCAGAATCGATGTGATGTAAGGTTCTGCGAATCTCTACCATTGCAGGTACGTCTGTATACGAACTTGTCTTTTCGGTGGGTGTGTAATCGAAGGCATTTGTTTCATATCCGTATGGCTTATGTGAGTAAGCTTCATCTCGATATTCTGGCTCTTCGTGATGTGGCGCTAAATTACGTATCTCGTTATAATCTGCTAAATCGAATACAACGTGCTTTGATGGACCATTCTTGAATAATTCTTCAAATGTGATAAGATTTGTGTTCTCGACTACTCTTTTCAAGTGTTCATCAGTAAAACCGTTTAACCCACGAGTTACTTCGGATACCGCTTGGTTAAGAGGCATCGCATGTTTAACAAACATGTCCGATGCACGCTTTCCATATTGTGCTAATTGTTCCTTATCGTACATGGAGACTCCTATGATTGATATTGTTCTAAATAACCTTATACCAAGTTCTGAGGCCGCTGTCTTACTAAATTGTGACGAGCGGACACTAAGACGACATAGACGTGCCGGCGCTCTTGTTCGGCATAAAGTCAAGGGCAAAGTATACTACAGTATAGACGACATCGCCAAACTAAAGTCAATTAAAGAAGATCCGGATGTGAGAAGTAGACATGAAAAACGTATCAAGTTCTTAGAATCTGAAGTACGTATGCTACGCACACAAGTAAAACTACTCGTATCGATTGCCGGATTTCGTACAAATGACATCGACAGCTTATCGCTAGATGACGCTAGACATATTAAGAATAGAATGAAAGACGCTATGACTACAAACAATTCGATTAGCGAAAGAGATTTACTATCGTGGGTAAACGATATTCGTAGATTCTCAGGTAATGTAATCGAGATTATAGGTACAGGATTTATGCATAGATTTGTAGATTATTTAATTGCATGTGCACGAATTATGAAAACAGATAAATCTCTAACAGCTGCAAAACAACTAGAGGCGAAACTTATTGACTTTCCTTTGACGGAACTAGAACATCTGGACGAGGCGTAGTCATTTGAGATACGAGAAAGCATAATAGTATTGCGTGAAACGTATCATCTGTTACGGATTTACTCTTTTTATATTCGTTCATTTTTCGTTCTTCTGAGTATTCCGAAAATATGTTTAGCATATCTTGCGCAAACGGCTTTTCCCAATCAAGCCATTTCGGAAACTTAAATATCGTTCTTCTCTTAATCGCATTAAATATATCGCTCATTAATTCCGTTCTATTTACAAGGTATCTCGCTAAGCCTTGTTCCCATTTCCACTTACTACCTGTAATTGACGAATACTGATACTTGAATACCTTTTGAATACCATACTTACGAATGAGCTTATCATTTCTATCGAAACCACCACCGTAGTCGCACCCTATAAATTGTACCTTCCAAGTACGTACTAACTCTTCAATGATTGCAAGTTGCGCATCAGGCTCGCTCTCAGGCCCTTCACAACGCTTTGCGTAAACTATGTGAAAGAAACTATCAATATATACCCCGATTACAATTACCGTGTATGTGTTTTCGCCTGTACCCCAGTCTATGCCCATATAAACTACCTTTCCGGAACATTTTGACAATTGAATGCGTAATGAATCCGGGCCAAGTCCGATTGTCTTTGAGCAGTTTTCTTCTACGTCAAAACGAGTTAAGGGACGAGTACCACTATCGTAGGATTGGCCGAGTACTTCATTATGAAACTTAGCACGAGAGTAAGTCATCTGCTTGTTTAAAATATCATCCCAAGGCATCCACGGTACCATGATTTGAGGAACACGGTACCCTTCCATTGGGTAAGGAACACGTGGATTTGGATTCATACTTGCCCACTGCGCGTCATTGTGCATTGGATTTAATGGTTTTTTGCATTTATCGCATATAAGAGAATGCCTTCCTATGTTTTCTTCACCTAGTACGTTCCAATAACGATAAGCACCTCCGCCACAAGAGTCGCACGGAACTACCCATTCATTCTGCGTAGATTCTTCTACCCACAAACCTTCGATTGTATTATCGAGAGATTTGGGAGTACCTGCGTATAATTTAAACTTAAAAGAACTGTGTGAAATACATTCTTCGATAACAGGAATGTTATCCGTTAAAATATCTTGTATCTCGTCTATACAAACTAAGTCTGCTGGAATACCGCGCACACGGTCTGCGTTTAAGAATGCATACCTTAAAACAATTTGAGATCGATTGATGAATTTCTTTCTAAATACGTTCTGACTTAAAGATGAATTTGTCCACGCTTGTAATCTAACACTTGTTTCTAATGGTTCTCGAATACGGTCGTTTGAGAATGTCTTAGTCTGCTCGTTTGTAGGACTTACGTACAAAGATGTAAAGTTTGGCTGAATGCATGTAAGCGCAAGCAAGCGATTGCCGAGATATGTACTCTTTTCTACTTGACGACCGCACTTTAGTAATACACGTGGTGATGTTGTATCGTATACAGGTTTTAGGTACCTACGTTCTGCAAACGAGAATTGTTTTAACTGCTTACTCGCTTGATCTGGAATAACAACTGCAAACTCTACAAAGTCTGTTGGGTGTACTTCTGTTATAATTGATTTAGATATTTCTACGTCTTGTATGTCCGGCTCTAAATCCCATTCTTCTATGATTGGATTCGGATCTGCGATATACGGACGAACTCGATAACTTTTACTAAGTCCGTCTCGTACGGAACTCGTATTCTTGAATATAGGCATTTAATCTCCATGAATATTGTTGAACGCGCTAACTCGCTCATTCAGCCTCTTGGCTCGATGATAAACTTGGTAACATTTGACGCGATTGATTTAACGCGTGCAAGTGTTACAACTACCGTTGATCCGCTATATGTTTTACTATCTTTTCCGATAATTTCAAATATACCTAAAGAACTACACACGTATCTTAGGCAAGCGATAAGAGATTACGTTAAACAAAAGGAATTATACGCTGGAGAGATTAAATTAGAATACGTACTAACAATTAAACTTTACGCTAAAAGAAGAATTACGCCAGCTTGGACGCCAGATTAACGGCATCTACCTTCAGGCTCTTCGTCTTGATCAATTGTTTCAGGATCTACGATAATTAACATATCGATAACCTTTTGATCGATCTTAGCCACACTCTTATCCGAAACTCTTACGGATACTGGCGGATCTTCAATTGGCGCTGCCATTACGACTGCCATTAAGCACGAAAGTAATACAATGATTACGGTAATAAATTCATCCATTTTTCTTATCCTTGTTTATAAACGACTCATGTAATTCTTCAAAAGGCTTACGAAACAATAACTGCTTTGCATAATTATTATTGCGTAATCCTTTAACTTCTACGTAGATACTACTGCCCTTGTCGATGTTCTCGTCAACGACGTGTTCTACTTTTAATGCTTGTTTAAGTGCGCCTAGGCAATCTAAGAATATATTCTCAATTCTGCCTAGTAGAATATCATCCGTAGATAAGTCTGTACGATAGAATTGGAAGATTAAATCTAATCCTCGTTCTGCAAACAAACAATTAAAATACGGAGATTTAGTCTCGTGGAATTCGATTGGATCTGCTTTATACGATTTATGTATAAATCCTTCGAATGCTTTATCTAGATCAGTCATGTATCTTACCTGAGTGACTATGGTTGGGTCCCGCTAAGGCTACCAACGCGATTGGTTTATTGGTATTTCTCGCCAACTTAAACTGTCTAAGCTCTTCTGCTACGCTAGCTAGTTCTTGATCAGCGGTATTAATAACAACGTGTGCTTTTGCAAGTGCGCTTACCGTATCCGATAACACTTTTATCTTTGAAGACGATGCCGGCCAATGTCTTATTTCTTGTAGCGAAACATACAAGGCCGTCACCGCTTCTTTTACTACTTCTCGAATTGTGATGTTCTGCTCTACACCTATTCGGTAAGACGCAACAATGGCACCGCCGGTAAGGCACGCTTCATAACCTTTGGCGTCATTACCACCTTGCATTGTTTCGAACAATTTACACCAATCCTCGATAGATAAGATATCCACGTTGAAATAATAATGGGAGAATACTTGTATCACTCGTTCAGATAAGTTGTCAATCTTAAACTTAAACGACAAATGATGTACGAGTTCTTTCTCTGGTATCTTACCGAGCAACGCTAGAAATATCTCTCGTCTAGCTTGTGCGTTATCAAGTAGTGCTATACATTGCGTAATTGTTGTATCTGGATGTACAAGGCTATAAATACGAATATCTTTCAAAAACTTAATAGCCGACTCGTCTAGGCTACCGATAAAAAATGACTTAGGCTTCTTAGCGTCTATGTCCTTTTTTAAATCGGATACATAATCTGCGTGTTCATCATCGAGTAATGTAGGTAAACCGAACTCTGCTAAGTTTTCCTTAATCTTATCTACATCGTAATCAAGTACGATTAGATACTTGATGAATAATTCGCTTGGATGACGCATTACAACTTACCTCGTTTCATTGCTACCATCTTTAAACCATTAATCACGTCTTCTAAATTACGCAAGGTTTCCGAGCAAGCAATCTCTGGTATTTCTTTCATACCTACTCTTGACGCAAGCAACAAGTTAGATACCGCATTTACTGTATCTTCGAGTTGATCTAAGTAATCAATGAATGTTGTTACGTTTCTGGGTGTTAAAAAGTTAAGAGATAAAAGCGTATCAGCGACCATAGGATCTTCGAGAGCCGCTGCGTGCTTAGCCATAAATCTCTTATACTTACTTGTAAGTTCCGTAAGCGCAGCTGTCTTTACGTGGAATTGTTTTGGCGGAGTAAGTTGTCTAATTACGGGGAATTGTAAGTACCCGCCATAAGTATGAATACTTGCGAGTTTATCCATTGTGTACTCAGGTGCAATACCTGCAAGCGCTAACATCCAAGCGGTATCATGTTCGTCTAAGAAGTGAGTATATTCATACGCAATCTTTTCGAATGGCTCTCCGGATAATGTGTAAGTACCGTCTTGAGTAGCACGAATTGTGGCCATAAGGCTAGATGTCTTTGTTTGACCTCCGCCCTTCTTTCCGCCTTGTTGTTGCTGAGCAGCGGCTTGTTGTTGCGCCATTTGTTGCTGTTGTAATTGCGCAGCTCTTGCCATTACGTATGTTGCGCCACGTTGTGTAGCTTGTGCTGGATCTTCGACTAAAGGATTTGTTTGATGTTTAAATCCGAGCCACTTAGCGTCTTCCGGAATACCGAATACGCTTTCGCCCATTTCAGCAGCAGCGCGAAGGCCTTGCACCTTCATTAGTTGTATTTGATTTCCACCGATGATTGTTTGCGCCATAAACATGCTACTACCGTCTGGCTGTGTTTGTTCGCCCATTAATTCGACTGGAGCAAAGCAAAACGCTCTACCCCCACGAATTACATAGAATACGCCTCTGCCTTGTGGTTGTTCGTTTGGCAAGGATGTAGAACTTCCGATAGGCACACCGGGTATAGACGCATGTGTGGCGTAGTTTGTACCATCTGTAAATACGGCCATGTTTACCTTTTCCATCTTAAACGAAAGAATATAAGGAAACACCCAACCGACTAATTGTTCGTTATTTACTGTAAGTACTTTATATACGCCGAATTGTGACACTGGCATATATTCGTCTGACTCTAATTGTTCTGGCGAAATAATTTCAGCAGGTGGCGCTTGTACGGCTGCGCCTTCTTGAGCTACTTGCGCTTGTTGGTTTGGATCCATACCTTGCGCAGCTTGTTGTGCGTCTACTTGACCTTGTTGTGGTGCAAACCCATCTGGTTGTGCAATCTTTACGGTCATATTCTTACCGCCATCCCAACGATATTGAATAACGGTTGGACCACTTGATTCCGCAGTCTTAATATAATCGCCTTGAAAGCCGGGATTTAAATTAAGCGCATCAAGGAAAGCGCCTTGTACATCACGATCATAAAGAGAACGAATACCTTCGTCTGAGTTAACCCACTTTTCAAGTTGAAGAATTGATTTCTCGTCAACAGTACCGTCGAGTGCGTTTAGCAAGCTTGATGTTTTAACTTGCGATCCTTGAGATACGGCAGTGTTTACACCACGATAGAATTGACCAACGTTTTCCCAAGGAGGTGTAAGCATTGTTCTCATATCGTTTGAACCGCCATCACTATCGGAAGCTGGTCCGTCAAATGCGTCAGTTCTCATAAGCGAGTCTTGAATTCTACGTTCGGTAATCGGATAACCCTTACCGGATTGATCGAAGAAAATATCGAATGGTGCTAACTTCCAATTACGTATTACAACAGGAATACGAATGTAAGGCATTTTAGTAGCGAGTAATGGATTTGACGATTTTGGCTTTGCAATAATATAACCGAAACCGAAACCTTTATTTACTTCTACGCGATCTAATACAATATTCGAATGAAAGTCTTGCATCATCGGAGCTTGTTTATGTAGTTCGCTAAGGACTACTGGCGCCCACTTACTCGAATCATCTGGAAGACGAGTTGTTACAGGCGATGCTGTCTTTTCGGTGAATGTTGGTCTACTATGAAATAGCGGTTGTAAATACATATCTTCTCCTATATGAGTTTAGATTTTGTAGAGTATGGATCGACGGATAATACTGAAAGAGTTTCTGACGGAGTACCTAAACTTGTGTGAGAATGATTTTTCAGTAAGTCGAATAAATTAGAACTAAGAACCGTAGAAGATCCATCAGATGCAGTCGTTAGCACATTAGCCCCATAATCGTTTATTATAAATTGTTTAGCACAAATCTCAACAACGTCAGCAGTTAAGGTTAATTTATTACTCGTTGCTACTACCGATGATTGAGATGCGGATATCGAAACACTTTCTGATCCGGCGACATTAATTACACGAGATGTTAAATTAATACTGTCTTCCGTAGATACTGTGAGCGACTTACGAATAAACATAGCACACACACCTTCATTTGATACATCTAATTCGAATTGAATTGATGATTGTTCCCCATCTACGTACATTGACACGTTTAATCCCCCACCCATAGATTCGCCCGCAAGCATTTGTAAGTAAGGAAGCGAATCAGAAGAATTTCGCTTAAGTCCAAATGAACATGACGTAGGTCCGCCTGCAATTGACGAGTTTACTTGCCACGAAACATTACCGGCACCAAAGTTATGTTCAAAGGACGGTGATACCATTTTTACAAGCTCTTCGGAAGATACAAGCGATAAAGAACACGCAGCTCCGCTGAATATATAAACGTCTCCGTTCTTTCTCAGCATAAACTCGTTTCCGCCACTTGTCGAGAATCTTAAATCGCCCGGTAATAACTTAATACGCTTGTTTAAGTATTGGTCTTTAATACGAGGTGTCTTAAATGCGATAATACTTGCCTCTCCGTCATTCGGTGACATTGCGTCAGATGAACGAGACATAACCCAACACTGAGAATTACGTTCAGGACAAATATCGATACCGCCACCGTTTGGACTAAGATATCCAGTACTGTACGGAATATCTTTATACAGTCGTCCTGTAATATCGTTAGTTTTTACTGTGCAGACGCCTCTTTCAGGATCGACTGCTAATACAATAGCAGATCGAATTGTGGCAGGCGTCTCTCGAATCACATCGTACATTAATAGCTACCCTTTAACTTAGAATCTCCCTTACCAAATTCGGCACCAAAGGCGATACCTGGTAACGGATTGAGTCCATGTAGTTTACTCTTTGCTCCGTATGTTACACCTTCTGTAACCACATTGCGAATTTCTTGGTAATTTAAGCCGGCTAAAAAGTCGCCTTCTGTATTTAATTGTACAGATTCGTAAATACTCTTGAGTATCGGTTTAAATTCTAATGGAGCTTTCGATTCCTTTTTACGCTCTTCATTAATGTTAAGCGCTTGAGTTCTAGCGATTGACTCTCCAGGTAGAATTTCGTACTCGGGATCCTTTATAATCTGTACGGTATTTGTCATATTTCGTAGAATAGTTTCCACGTGCCTTCTACGAATACCGTAAGATCCATATACGCTATGCATTTCCTTAAGTAAGTATCCACGAACAGCGCCCATGCCGGCGCATTCTAATAGTTCGTGTGGATTAATTGGTCCATTGCATAACGCTTGACCCTTAGTAACATCGTCGCCCACGCCTACTAGTAATTGTTTACCAGCTGGTACACGAAACTGTTCTGCGTCAATTGTAATTACATAACCACCGGCTACCTTATCCTCTTCGATCTTTTTAACGGATCCGTCGATTGTAGTAATTGTTGCTTTATTACGAAGTGTTTTCGGCATTTCGAAGATTTCAGTAAGACGGTCAACGGCATTATGGTGAGAACTACTACCGCCGGTAGCAGCACCGCCTGTGTGAAACAACTTCATCGCCATTTGTGTGAGCGGTTCTGATAACGACTGAGCAGAATTAACACCCGCGTTTTCTCCGATTTCATACTCACGACCCATCTCAGTTAATCCTTGGCACTTCTTACATACGCCTTTTGTCATTGCGCATGTAAGAGAGCTACGTACTTTAACTGACTTATGTTCTTTACGAATATCGCTAAGTATATCGGAATCAATTAGCGTATTGTATTTATACGTTTTCTGCCCACAAGTAACAGGTTCACATAAGAATCTACCCTCGGTATCTTTCTCTTCGGTATTAATTGCAACACCGGCATGTGTACCGCAATCATCCTCGGTTACAACCAAATTAATACCGAGATTGATAATATCCTTCGCTCTTGCACCCGGCTCCATTGTACCCTTCTTACGTGCAAGCGTACCGGCACGAACACCGGGTAAAGAATTCCAATAGTCGATTCCTTTAAATCCTTCGGAATAAGCTTTACGAATTGGCTCAGGTGATACGTTAGAATCTGCGTCTTGAACTTGCAGAGGCGCGGATATCATCTGTTTAAACTGTTCGTACTTACCATTTGCAGCGCCACTACCGGCAGTCCAGAGGTACATACGATTTGAATGCGGATTTTCTGCGAGTTTATTCTTAAGCTCTTTTTCGATATTTGCATTAGCTTCGCTAAACACTGTTATTTTATCTGCGTCTGTTATTGTTTTAAGCTTCGCAAGCTTTTGATCTGCTATTTTTAAATGCTTATCACGAATGTCTTTATGGGATTCTAAGTCTTGAAGTCCGACTGATGATCCTTCATCAAACGCATTTGAATTACCAAGCGCTTTCCAAGCGTCTGCTAGTTTAGGAAATAAATCTCGTCTTGTACGTGCTACGTCTTTAAGAACGCTTTCCATTACTTTCTTTGTAAGCGAAGGTCCGTATAAAACTTTATCTACAAACTTAGGACGTATTTCTTCTGGTATTGCGTCAAGTAGTTTCATTCTGCCGATTGTAGTAATACCGTTCTTATACTTAAACCCTTCTCGTAGTTCTAGCTTATTCGATTTGTTTGCCAAGTATGCGTCTACCATATTTGAGAATGATTGCTTACCTTGAAACTTAATATCGGATAATTGCCAAATACCGTATGCCGAATCCCATTCGGGTATATTCATAAGCTCGAAGTCTTTCGCACCGAATAAGTTTTTACTTGGTAGCATACCTTTTGCTTCTTCTACCGCTTTTGGTCCTGCGGGTACAAAGCATGCCATAGTATCACCGTCAAAGTCTGCGCCGAATCCTTTACATACCATCGGATGTATCTGAATAGTCTTTGCGTCAATGATCTTGGGGTAAAAGGCTAATAACGAATGCTTGTGTAGCATAGGATCGCGCTTTAACATCATAGGACGAGTCTTTACGGCCTTTTCAAGTGCTGTTACTACTGTTGCGCTATTAGGCTCCTCTCGGTATATCTTAACGGCAGCTGCCGGACTGTAACCAGCGCCGATGATTTCTCGAATAATAAACGGGCGGTACATAACCATCGCCATCTTTTTAGGAAGGCCTACTTCGTCTAGCGTAAGATCAGGTTCCGGAATGATAACACTTCTACCGCTCAGTTCAATTCTACGACTAATAACCTTACTTTGATAAAAGCCTTCCTTACCTTGCGCAAGGCCAGAACGAGTTTTAGGATTTGTAATATACTGAAGTAAGGACGAAACGGGAGAGCCTTTGTTATCAAGCGCACCTTCTACGTATGTCTTTTTAACTGTATCGTACAATTCGTTTTCTAATTCTTGTCTTGTTTCAGGTAAGCCTTCAGGTGGAAACTCACGTACTTGAATATTTGCCATACCGATTTGTCTGTAAAGCGAATTTACATCTGATGATTTAATATCGCCTAGGTTATCTACCATGTCTGAGATACCGATAGGACGCATGACTGGCGGAAGAACGGGTACATACTTCATAGTATAAGCTTCGTAAGGAGATACGTTTAATCTTTGTAGATTTTTTAATATCTTTAGCTTTTTAAATGTTTTATCTCTATCGGCGATATTTTGTTTTTCGCTTAGCGCAATCAATCGCTTGACTTCTGAATTAACGTCAATCTTGGATAGTGCTGTAATCACCGCTTTCATTCCCGTACCACCGCTAAACTGCATTTTACCCGATAGTACCGAACTGATATCTTTCTGAAGAATGTCGAGTAGAATAGCTATAGGCCTTTCGAATACCGGATTGATAATTCGTGTTGCCAGCTCCATGTGTCCCCACGCCTTACTATTAAACTTACCGTCAGGGAAATCGAATAAACCGCCCTTTTCTTCTGCGCCCGTCTTACCCATAATCGCTCTACTTGGGTTTGTTACTTTGTGCGGACATTGTTTAAGTACGTCCTTATCGGTCATAGGCACAAGTTGAAACTCGTCTGCGTTTCTTACAGGATTAATTCCCATCGCTTTTAAGTAATCGAAGAATTTCTTGGTAGCGAATGTTGGTTGTGGAGATGGCGTAGGCATACCATTCATAAGCGAATACCAATACTCATCCGAAGAGTACTCGCCAGGCTTAGTAGGTAATTCATATGTTGAGTGATGTGTCTGCATTTCTTGTATGTTTGCACGTGCATTATGTGCAAGGAGTGCATACATACCAAGCGCACCCATAGCTTGACCGCCAATACCAGCGCCCTTTACGGCTTGATGATTAATATCATACTGCGCACCTTTAATACCGGGAAGAGTACCGCCAGCTCTTGCCGTAATCTTTTTATCGACTTGGTGTTGTAGTTTATAAATATACTGTTTACCTGCAAGTACGTTTCCAAGCGCTTTATTTGTTTCGGGATCGTAAACTAATTCTTGATCGCTAACTCCGTGCTTTTTCATTTCATCTTTAAGTTCACGTACCGTATCCTTACTGTCCTTATTAAAGTTATCCACGATATAAGGCTTTCTGGTCTTTTCAGCAATCTTAGACGCTGCTACTTCAAGTAGTTGTCCGGGATTAGTACGACCAATAAACCCAATAGGATGTAACGCAACTTCAAGATGTTGACGTTCGCCCTTCTTATCGGTATAAAATGGCATTTCGTTATCTTCCAAGATACGAGTAATAATACTAATGATACGGCGACCACCG